TACCCCTTTTTTCCTACCCCTTCTACTCTCCCCTCTATATGTACACATAATATGTACGCCTTTTTTTCCTCAAAATTTTCCCAAAAAAATAAGTACGCCTAAAGCGTACCCAAAAATTTTTCCAAAATTTTTACATATTATAATTACTTCTCCCGCTTTGCTTTCCGAATATAAGTAAGCCCGACTTCGATATCATTATAATTTTTTGAACACTAAATTTTGGAGGCATTATGAAACAATCAAAACTAATGAAAAAAATTACTACGACTTTGGATAAACTAAAAATCCCCTACTCTCTGAATATATCCTATCGAGATTGCCTGTCTCCTTTGGGGTATCCATTGCTGTGGAAGCTGAGGCTTACTTGGCGCGAGTCCGTCATTTTAATTGAAGAACGATACCATAATATTTCGCGCGCTCCTAACCCTCAACGCCTTCAACAAGTCAATACCATAAAAGATAACTACGCCTTTTCCCATAAAATTCCTCTACTCCTAATCTGGGACACAGACACCTCCCTTATCTCTCCCGAATGGCTCTCGCGCCAATTAGACCTAATTATAACTCAAGACTTTTGAGAAAAGACCTACCTCAATCCGAGGTAGGTCTCTTTTCATAATATTTACATTTATGGCACTGAAGAATCCCAAAAGGCAAGTCTTTATTCTTTTCTTTACAATGATACTTATAGCTTGGATGGTCAAACACATCATCATGCCAAGGAATTCCATCTTCAATCTTTAGATACTTGCATTCATTATCCATCAAACTATTCCTCTTCATAAAATTCACAATCTTCACATTCAAAAAGATCCAATAACTCCCTATCCTTTTTCAAACAAAAAGTTCTATCTCCTGGATAGACAAAACCTTCCTCACAACTCAAAGGCACCTTCTCCACCTTCAAAAACTTACATCTTTCATCCTCTGTAAACTTTTCAGAAAATTTACGACAAATTTCTTCGACTTCTTCTGGATGGGTATTCCAATACTCTTTGAATTTATTATTATCTGCTATAATAGCATCATACAGTCTTGTTTCATCTATTTTCCTCCTTAGCAAGATCTACTGCAATAATATACTTATCAGCATCTATACACCAAAAGTCTTCGCAATAACTACATCCTCTCACTAGCCGCATATGTTCTTCATCCAAGTGTAATTTACAAAAGATAGGAGCACCCAAAACTTTATTGTTTTCGAATTTAATCTCTTTATGAACCACATATTTACAATAATCACAACAAGGAATACAGTCTTCACTACATTTTCTCATTCGGCGTCAACTCCTTCGCTTCTTCGCTTCTTCCAAGCTCCATAATAGCTCTAGCAAAAGCTTCCACGTCTCCACCATCACAATTATCTAAAAATCTAAGACACCAAAGCAATTTAATCGCGCAATCAAGTTTTGTCATTCGTCTGACTTCCTCCCCTATTTTTAACCCAAATTTTCCTCCCACGAAATAGTTTTCCGAATACCACATTTTCTACACCTATAATTTACTCCTACTGTGAACAATCCAATAAATTTCCATTCATGGTCAGATTCTGATTGACACATTTTATTAGTAAAAGTATCATCAATAGGATTACATTTTGCTCTTTGTCCACGTTCTGATGCCTTTTTATCACACTTCTTATCCCACTTTGAACACCATCCACAAGGGGTTTCATACACACAATTTATTGTTCCCATCATAATTATTTACCTTAAGCATAGTCCTATCCATTCTTAATTCTCCTTAATAATTTCTTCTAAACTATTATTTTGTATGTTATAAACATACGGCATTCCGTTCGGTGCATAATAAGGGGACATATAACCATAACCTGCATTTCCAGCACATTCATTAAAAAGTATATATACGATTTTTGTATTTGTATCATAATATAAATCTTGCATCATTGTAGGCTGTAGCCTACCATTGGTGCGTTCTATATAACCTTTAGAACCAGTGAACGTACATCCAATTGTGCAAAAGATAAGAAATACAGTTAGAATCAACATAATAATTTTATTTCGCACTAGTTTTGCTCCTTTTAAGAATTTCATCAAGTGTTTTTTTCCAAAATTTTTATCACCGATATCCAAAATACATCAAATTAATTTGCTCTTCATCATTAATAGTAATAATTACCTTAGTATCATTTTCATTCATACTACATACTTTATAATTATATATGCATTAAACTCCTCTCCACGCAAAGATTTCCTCCTCAGCAATCCCATCTAACATCGGCTTTATTACTTCCTCGATTGCACGGGCGCAAGCTTCATGAGTCTTAAAAGAAGGCCCGAACCTTTGGATTTCCGTACAAGTAATAGACCATCTACGAGTTATTCTGTTCAAAATAGGATAATAGTTTCCGCTTCCACCATTCTCCATAGAAAAACGCCACAAACACCGTTCAAGCTTTTCGTAAAGAGCGCGCCTTGTAAGAAGCTCTGCATCAGTACAATAATTAGCGCAATTATGATATTTCCCAGTGAAACACAAAGAATTCTCTTTGAGCGTCATTACATCTCCGTTACCACCAATAAAATAAAAACTTTCTCCCTCTGCAACTCTCTCAAAAGGGGTCCTCTTCTCCACTGATGGCTTCGACTTTAGAATAATATTCCCCTCATTATCAATTACAAAACTCTCAGGAACAAAATCATAAACCTTCCCCTCAATCTCAAACTTTATATTTGCCATTAGTACAAATCCTCCGAATATAATTTATTTTTTAAGCTCATTTCCTACTTTCTATATATATTATACACTAAAATATAAAAATTTTCAAATCTAAAAAAGAAAACGATCATGCTTAATCGGCGCAGTCGCTCATTTTCTGTTTCAAATCTCTAATAATATCCTCAATCCGAACCGGCGCACAGTCGTGCGCATCTACCTCACAATGGTAAATCATTCCAATTCCCCAATCCTCGAAAGGGTCTTTTGTATGAGTATGTCCGCACAGATTTATGAGACACTTCTTCAATGGCTTCTCAGCATCCGCGCGCGTCGTAATCGTCGGATAGTGGGATAGATAGAACTTATAACCATTATAACGGAGATAAAGACTATTTTCTGCCTCCACTACATTTGGAAGCCATTGATAAAGTTTTATCCTTTCTTCGGAACAATGATTTCCTCTTATAATATGAAGATAACCATTTAGTTGTTTTAAGCACTCTATTCCTGTTTTATTATCTCCCAATAAACAGTCTCCTAAAACATAAACCACATCGTCGTTAGAAACTAACTTATTATGCTTTTCAATAATAAAATTATTCATATCAATTATTGTGTCGAACCCTCGTGCTTGATAAATAAAAGGTTTATTATGATTAAAATGCCAATCGGAAGTTATCCAAATCCTCCCCATCTTCTATCTCCCTCCAACTATACCCATAAGCTTTTTTTGTAATTCCATTTAAACATCGACGAATATTTGGATGAACAGTTTTACCAAAATATTTATCAATTTCTGCCATGGTATTAAAAAGTAAATTCTCTTCCACTAAAAGAATTTTTTTATTGTATTTTTTATTTCTTTTTCTTAAAAAATCTCTTGAATTGATATTAAAAGCCTTTAAGGCGCTATATACTACTTGGTCATAAATCTTAAAATGCTGACAGGTTAATTTTAAATTTCCATTATTTTCTTTATAAAAATCCACTATTTCTTGATAATTATATTTACATTGACCGTCTCCTCCAAGAGTGCTATTGTATCCATTTTTATAAGAATCATAAAAAACTATCCAGCTTTGTTCTTTCTCTTTAAGTGTAGCTCCTATTCCAGTATCTATTTGTTCAATAGTAAAATTATCTTCTCCATATTTTCGAATAGCTCGATGAAAAGCTAAATTATAGTCTTTATGATTTTCATTAAAAGATGCTCTTAAATGACTTTTCCATCTTTCTTCAATACTGCTTTCGGTTTTCCCGATGTAAATTTTCCCATTGATTTTTGAAGTAACTTTATAAATATATCCCATAATTCTACCTCCTTTTCTAATAATAAGTAAAATTATGGTATCGTGATTCTTGAAAAATGATACTAATTTTTTAATCTATTAATAATTTCCTGTCGAAGATTCTCAGCTTTGTGTTCTTCCTCTTCCAATTTCTTACGAATATTCTCTACATCTTTTTCGACCATAATACTCAAACTTTTGAGAGAAGCCTTCTCCTCCTTGAAACACGCCTCTCGCTCATGCTGTCTTGTGCGCATTTCTAACCAAAAAAGAAGTCTCCAAAAATCAAAAAGTGTCTCCATTGCAATACTCGTAGAGATATAAGTTTCATACGAATCTCCTCTATCATCAGAAATCTGCTCTTTTCGATGATAAGTGTAATCACTATATCTATCCCATCTACTCGGCGCAAGTTCGTAAATCCGTCGAAACTCTTCAAAAGACATTCTTACACCTGCACTCTTATAGCTATCTCTCCAGTTCAAAAATGACCATCCGAGAAAATAAAAAATAGCAAAAACAACCACCAGCAAGGTAAAAACCAAACTAAATACCAAACTAAACTCCTCTCTATTCCTCAATAAGTCAGAACTTCTGATTTTTCTTTCAGAATCTAACTATTATCTTTCTTCTGAATATCTAATCTCTTTATTTTCTATCGAGGTTTCTCGTAAAGATTTTTCTAATGGAATTAAAGGTCTTCTCTTTCGATACGATTGTTGAGAACTTTTAGCGCAGCAAGATACTCATTATCCAAAGACAGGTTGTCTAATTGTATTTGAAGAGCTTCCTTATCACTAGCTTTAAGACAGCAAATCTTTCTACTCTGGATATCATCCAGAACATCGCCAATCTCTTTATTGATAAGACCCTCCAGCCAACTCTTTACGGTTTCGTTCATTGAAATTCTCCTTTCTTACTTCAAGTCCTCCAAACCCTCAATACTTCTTAGTGCTTTACAAACGATATCCCAACTTTCCTGATAGGTCTGCGCGCCATTTGCGAACGGAGGATGGGGAACCATGGAGTTCCACTTGGCATAAGAAGTCTCATAATGACGATTCGTAGTGGTGGGAAGCATTGCCAACCGATACTGGAGATACATAGCCTTCTTGATATAATGATAACGAGTCATATTTTTATCTTCCTTTCTCACTTTCTATATATAGTATACTATAAATATAAGAAAATTTCAAATTATAAAAATAGACTACGCAGGCATCTGCGTAGTCATTTCTTTTACTTATTTTTGGGAGTAGTTAGACGATAACCTCGTTTCCTACATCGCGCGGTAGCCTCGTCGATAGTCTGACGATGGATAGAAGAAATCTTGGAAAGGGCTCCTGACTTCAAAAACTGGTTTAGATTCAGAGGAAGATAATCATGACAATCAGCACAGACATTATAATGGCATTCATCGTTTTTACGGGTGCGGGCATGAACATGACCATGGATATTATAGGCCCAGCCAGTGCAGTCGATAGGCTCATGAGATAGCAAAAGCTTTGGAGAAATCATAACGGGACCTTCGTATACTTCCGAAAACAAACAATTATCTGCCGTAACTACCCACTCTTCATAAGGATAACGACGAAAATTAACTTCTTCTCTAATCGTATATTTACAATTAGGATAAAGAGTCTTCATCTTATTAAGTACTTCTTCCTTTGTATATTTCCAATAGTAATAGCGAGCCGTATGTACTTTTCTTTCATAAAGGGTTTTGCCCGCATCATGATTGCCCATAACCAAAACCTTATACCCCCTCAAGAAAGGAACATAAGAGAGCGCGCCGACATCGCCAAGACAAATAAGTGTATCACATTTTCCAACTTTGGAGTTGATACGGCGCATCAGTTCATCCGCAGAGGGCCGGTCATCATAGGCATTTACGAGGTCTTCATCGTCGAAATGAGGGTCGCTAAAAATCCAAATTGTACCCTTTTCGCTCCACTTTTGGAACGGTTTATATAGACTTTCAATCATTAAATCAACTCTCCTTCCATCTTTGCCCCACAATCCTCGCAGTATTTTTTAGTAGGCTTATCCCAACTACCCTCAGTAGTAATGACAAAACCGCATGCAGAGCAGCACCACTCGTCTCCGCCAAGATGAATCCATCGTCCATAAACCACTGGCGCGACATCAATAGTAGGTGCCTTACTCACCATACTCTTTACCCGCATCATGAAATCGTTCCATCCCTCAATATAGCGCTGATTGGCGATACCAGCTTTCTTGCGTTCAAGTTGTGCTTGTAGAGTGTTGGCATCAATACATCTTGGCATTACTCCACCTCCTGCATCCAAAATTCACGCCTACAATTAGGACAGTCAATATCAGCACGGCCAGGGCAAGAAAGACTAGCATCAATCATCTTAGGACAAATTGCTACAATACCATCAACGCATTTCGCATTGGGATATTGTTTAAGAAACGCTCTCTGTCTCGTTTTATGTGGATGTGTGGCCGACCATGCTTCGACAACCCCAACAATACGTTCAAGATCTTCTTCCGGTTGATCCAAAGACATACAGTCAAGATTTTTTGCAGGACAATCATCAGAGCAATATCCTTTCTCAGGATCATAGTAGAACTTGCACATCCTTTTGAGTTCTCTCACAAATACCAAAACATCCATTATCTGACTAACCTCCATCCATTCTTTCTAATAATCCTCTCCATGTTTTCTCTTCCCACAGGATTCATGGTATGAAGATGGAAAAAATACCCAGTATCTACAATTCCTGCCTGCTCGAGCCAGTCCAAAACACGGATATAGCCCCCACCGTCATTTATATAATCACCGGCATCATGATCCAAGTCAATTATTAACTGTTCATCCCACATATTTCGGTCATAAGCTCTAATAGCAGCCTTTGCTTGATTCACAGACCGTACATGAAGCCATTCGTCGCAAGGCGGAGTCCTCACATCATCAACCCAAAGGCGCATCAATAACCCTCCTCTCGCGCCGGCTTCGCAAGAACATCGGCATCCCAAACATCAATCACAAAAGCATTATCTCGAATATCCTCGTCTATATCAAGGCTATTGAGGAGTCGATCCCAGCACTCGGTGCAAAAGTCCTCCTTATGAAGCCAAACATTATGAATTCTTTGAGTATCTACCATTTTAATTCTCCTCTCTACTAATCTCTTCCCAATCTAAAGTTCCATCACAAATATATCCATCACTTAACCCAGAAAGAATCAAACGCTCAACCTCTTCATCAGTTGCATCATCAGGAATTTCAATTGTTCCATGGATACGATAACTATAAAAAATTTTCTTCATTATTAATCCTCCCCACAAATCTCATAATCAATGGATTTCCATCTATGAGTGAGAATAATAGGATTGTTGTCAAGCTCACTCGGCGCGAACTGATAAATTTCACTAATCTCAAAAATGCCTCCGCAACACCCACAGATAATTTCATCTCGGTAGGCAATACCGCCAATATAGTGGCCACCATTATAGTCAAAAAACATTACCTGGGTAGGAACCTCGAAATAATTATACTTCATAGCTAATTCTCCTTTCTCAATACAGATCAATACCGTCTACGAGTTCATCAGACTCCCAAAGAGCTTCAAACTCTTCACAATTCTGAATAGCCGGAGCATGGAGGGACATATTATCCAGGCTTTCAAAGCAGGACACCGCGCACTCGCTTTCAATATCTTCGAGATGAGCCGTTCTAACTTCATAATCAGCCAGATGACGCTTACAAAGAGAGTTCAAAAAGTACGAGAGAGATACACACATATAGTTCTGTCCAAACTTTACAATTACATCCTTGGAGTGGTATCCATCGTCAAGAATAATAGCCTTAATCATTTTGAAATTCCTTTCTCTTTCATTTTCTATATATATTATATAGCTTTTTTAGGAAAATTTCAAATTTCTTTTTCCAATGGAATGAGAGGAGATAAAATGAATAAAAACTGCAATTTACATTCGATTATAGCCATCTCTAACTAAGTTATCTTCTCTAACTAATTTTCTTTCTAAGGCTAAGGCGTCTTTCTTAGTAAGTCCTTCTTTTATTATTTGATGCTCAATATTGCTCCATCCATATTTTACTATATCGTTCCACATTTCAGAATTTTTCTCATAGTTTTTTCCGTCGTTCCATCGCTGTTCTACATTTGAAGAAATTCCAACATACTTTTTCCCATTTGGAAAAATGTGGCAATAAACTGAATAGTCAGCTCTTTCTTCTTCAAATTGTTTCTTTAGCTTTTCTTCTTCTGTTGGAATTCTAGCTTCATAATTAGTTTTTGTTTTCTGGATTAGATATCCCTTCTCTATCAAAAGTTTTATCCCTTTTTCACTTGCTGTTCTACCAAAAGACATCAATCTATCCCAAAGTTCTGATGAAAAATATACCTCATCTCCCTCCTTTTGAGAAGAAATATAAAAGAGTATTGACGCCGCTGGCGCGTGGCCAGTATCTTTCAACACTGATAAATACTCATCAATATTCAATGGCCGGCTAAAACAATTTTTTACTATTCTTTGATTCATAAAAAGACTCCTTTTTATATTGGATTTTTTGTCATAAAACGCAATCTGCGTTTTATCATTTCTTTATTCTTTCTTTTTCTTATTTCTTCCTTATTCTTTATTTACAAGCATATTCCAGAATATTCCGATAAGGAATAGAATATTCTGAATATTGGAATATTTTTGGAATATTATTCCTTCTTTTCATATTTCGTTCCTTTTAGTAAGTGAGGATACTGTTTTCTCATAACATTTATCCACTTACTTACAGTACTTTGAGCCACCATCATATTTTGAGCAATTTGAGATTGTGTCAATCCCTCTCTCAAATAATTGGCAACTTCTTCAAATTTCAAAGAATTATCAATTTCTGTTATTTCTTTCTTTATTTCATACCTCTCATGACTTTTATCTATCGCTGGACTCAAAAAAGTCATACACATTCTCACTTCTGGAATATCAGCAAAACTATAAGTTCCTGTCAAAGAATATTCAATCGCCGAAATGGCTAGTTGATTAGCCAATTCTTCTCTTCCAGAATTATAACAATCTCTTATTACTTCTAAAACCTTGTTATAAACTTGTCCATAGACATATGGTATTTCACCTGTCAGAAGCTTTCTTTTCTCCATTATGTTTCTCCTGTTGAATGTAATTAGATTTATAAATTTGAATTTCTTTTTGAAGATTTTCACTATCTTCAAAGAAGTATACATCGAAAAAAGGCTTGTTTCTGTTTGGGGCTGTGTTTATTATTCTAAAGCCTTTTTCTCGTAAGTAAAGGGCCATCTTTTTGTTATAGATAATATAAGCCATTAAACTCTCCTCTTTTATTTACTATGCTTCTCAAGAAACTCTTCCAAAGCTTCTCTCAAAATATCACTAACTTTCATGTTGTTTTCTAGTCCGAACTTTACTAACTTCTCCTTTTGTTCATCAGTTAAATAAGTCCGCGCAGGATTGGTATACATAGGTTTCATTCTCTCACCTCCTGGTTATAAGTAAGCCTACTCAGCCGTTTATCCTAAAAAATGAGCCAAAACACTAAAAAGAAAAGACAGGACTCGCGCCCTGTCCTTTTTATCAACTCACACTACTCGTAATATCCTCACCATTTAGACTTACATAAATCAAAGTTCCACTAGTATCACAAATCCCAACTACCGCATCCATACCAACAGCTTCCTTGCAAGCAATGCACAAATCATCATAGTTCTTACTTAGCCCGCTAAGATAAATTACCTCAGTAGTTAGTCCGGGCTCAGCAATTACTACTTGATATCTACCATCAACGATTTCGGTCAGAACTCTATCTCCATAAACCTCTTCCAAAAGCTCATCGCACTTCTGCACCATTTCGACAGTAATGTCTGTTTCAATAGGCGGAGCAGCCGGCGCGACTTCAGGAGTTTTCTTTTGCGCGCAACCTGCCATCATTACAATCATCATAAACGCCAGACTCATAGTAATAATCTTTTTCATATCTTTTAATCCTTTCAACTATTTTTCAACGCATAAATTTCAGTAAATTTTCCATTTTTCATTTCTACATGCCAATAATGATCAGTATAATAAAAAATTCTAATTCTAATAGGGGTTCCATCACTATCAAAATATTCCTTAGAAAATACTAAATGCCCGTACCTCAAAAGATCTCTTCCTAATTCTTCCATTTAGACCTCCCCGAAAGCATCAGCCTTAGTTAGTTCATCCACTGTTTTAAGAAGAGCCCCATTCATCTGCCGATGATACTCAGTTGCTTTTAGAAGGCTTCTGATAGTTGCTTGCTGAGACTTTAGCTGTCGAATAGTCTCATTAAAAACTATACGACACTCTTCCAACGAACCGCCGCAAGGACAAAACTGACACTCATTTTTATACGCACAATACTCCAAAGTATCACAAATCAACTTAGTATCCATCTATTTCACTTCTCCTTATTCAACCAATAAACTGTTTTTCCATATTCGTTTTTTGAGGAACCAGCTTGACCTCTTGCGACCATCGCGCGCATTGTACCTGAAACCTGGGCAGGGGTCACTTCGAATTGATACATCTGCATTGCCATCCCAGCAATACGTTCTGCTGTTTGGCAACTAAGTCTTTCCAGAACTCCAATAATGGCTTCTTGTTTAGTCATCCTGATACACCGCCTTTGCAGTACGAATTTCCTGGTCAGCAACTTCGTCAATAGAATCAGCGTCATGTTCATCACAATAATCGCTATATGAGTAGCCGTACCAGCTCCAATTATCTACTCCGCCTCGTTCAAGTGCGCGATAGCAATTAGCTTCAAATACAAGAGACTTAAAATATCCAGTATTGAAAAACTCTTGAAGTGTCATTAGATATCCTCCTGGTCACTACCAAATCCTTCAAAGTATCCGTCCTCAATTACCTCGTCCTCATAATTCTCATAGAGAGCGATAGTCATATTCAAAACATCGCTTCCATAATACTTCTCGACAACCTGCGCGCCCTCTGCGAAAGTTGTGCCGTTGGCCCAACCTTTAGCAATACGCTCTTTCTTATCGTCATCATCCCACCAAACCACTTTATAACGAACCATAATTTTTCTCCTTTCAAAGAATGGTAATTTCATTGGGAGCCTTAAGAAACTTACACTCATGAGGATTTCTGCTTGAACAAATGAAATCTTTGTCCCAGTTTTTTGGGCAGTCTATTGAATTGGCATTTTTACATTTATCAGCTAAAATACATTCTTCATTATAATAAGGAAGAAAATCAACAATAAACTTCATTCTCTCCTCCTCCTCTTAATAAACCATCTCAGCAGGCACGTATCCCTCTTTGAGAATTGTCCCCATCGCCTTATAATGCATTAAGCCCGACTTACCTTTACTTTTCATTACAAGACCCTTATCAACCAGTTCATTCAAAATTCGAGCCATCTTTTGAGGAGTAACTCCAACCAAATCCAAATCACCTTGCTGGATTTCTTTACAAGTCATATCTCTTTGTGCTTCCGCTAATACAATCATTGCCTTGGTGGTCCAGCGCTGAGTCAGCTCGGGACTATACTTGGAACGAATATTTGGCATTACTGGTGCGCCTCCTCTACATTGCAACAATACCATTCTACCATTTCAGTATCTTTGAATTGAACGAATTCAGAAACTTCATCACTGATTTCCATTTCAGATAGTTTATTGGCTTCACCCATTTCGGTTATATATTCTACTCCTCTATCCATTGCGTCATCATAACTCTCAAAAGCCTCAACCATATTCGGATACTTATACCGAAGTACATATACCTGCCTCATACTCAAATCCCCTTTCCTATTTTCTATATATATTATATCCTATATTCAGAAAATTTTCAAGTTTCTTTTTGAAAATACTTTTCAAAGTCTTCCTTAGAAGCGTCTTGATCGTTAATAAGAATATCATCTTCCCATTCAAACTCATTAGAACTCAGAAGATCGTCTCGATCTGCCATAAAGAAAACTCCGCTTTGATGTTCTCTACTTGTCATTTGAGAAAATAGATGAAGTGCATCATCATAATAGTCGTTAGGATCTACTGCATAAAAAGTCAACTTATAAACCTTAGCCATTACTCATTATCCTCCCATACAAGTTCTTTCTTCGCCTGCGCTGGGTCAGCATAATCAAATTCCAAGCAATAAATCCCAAGAGACTTTTCATCACACCAAAATTTCATTACATAGCCCGCGCGCGTTAGAATTTTTATTACGTCAGCAATGTCTCCCCACATATCCTTTTCAGATTCGTACTCAGTTTTATCAAAAGTTATTTCGTTCATTATGGTCCTCCTTAGTCCCAGAAATAGTAGAAATTCTCGCAGAAGAGATTGAAAAACTCTTCTTTCGCATTATCCATCATTGCGCGCTGCTCCACAAGCTTCATACCCTCATAAATTTCGTTAGTTTCATCCATATATTCCAAAAGCTCCAGCATTCGATTTAAAATTTCCTTCCAAGCCCTTTCATTCTCTTGATCGGGCCAATCAGCATGTAGAATAGGATACCCATAACTCTTATCTCTAAACTCTACAAGAATAACCTTCATCATCTCGATAAAGTAACTATCGAATGACCACCGCGCTGTCTGAGTAAAACCATACTTAAAAAAGTAATGAAGACGAGAAGGAATCTTCTTTATATCCCTAATTTTAAAAAGAAGATTGCCTTGAAAAAGTCCATAAAAAGGACTGGTTCGCTTCTGTTCACTCATCTTTATTACCTCCACATTCTCTATAAATATAATTATTGTCAGACGTTGATATGTCGCAAGTATTTGTATTCTTAGTAGAGACTTGTTTTATCTCACAACCTACAAAGTTTGCCTTTCCGCTCCAATAACAATGGTCTTTCAAAAGACAATCAGCACAAATCATTACTAACTTCCTTTCCTATTTTCTATATATATTATACTAAAAATTTATAAAAATTTCAAATAAAAACTCCCCAGGTTTTAACCTGGGGAGAACTTTTATCCTAAAATTTCATTTACTCTCTTTTGTACTGCGTTATAATCATAACCCGCAGCAGTTAGTCTATTCTTACGGTCTGCGCCATTCCCCCATTTACCAGCAATAACTTCTCTTGCGACCTCATCAATACTCTTTTTTGCGGGAGCAGACAGTAGCTTATTCACATAATTCTGTACTTCATCGTAATTGTATCCAGCGGCAGTTAGTCTGTTCTTTCTATCCTGACCGTTACCCCACTTACCTTCAATTACCTCTTGGGCAATCACAGCAATAGACTTCTTTGCAGGAGCGACCTTTGGATATACAACGTTACCCTTACTATCAAACACGCTATAACCAGCCTTACAAGCTTTAATGGCGTTATTTAGCACACGATACGCACCAATCTGAGAGGCGGCATCTGCCCAACTCTTACGTACACGGTATAGCTCATCCTTAGAAGGCGCGGGAGTAGGAGCTGGCTTTGGAGCAGGAGCAGGTTCGCTCTTTGTCTTATAAGCAATACCAAAATAATTGCAAATACCATGAGCAATAGCCTCACCAATATCAGTGGTATGCTCCACAATCCACTTTGCTATACTTGGAACATCATGGAACTCACACTCGATATAAGCAGTAGGAGCATTTGGCACACGAATTTCATATAGCTGCGGATTAACTGAAATATTCTCACTCTTGCCAGGGGTTAAAGGCGCAAGCACGTTAAAAATAGCTTTGCAAGCCTTCATACCATTACCAGTAGCATCATGGCAGAACATACGAGTACCACTTACATTGCCATTGCAAGCATTGGTATGAATACAAACGTGCAAATCTGCACCAAAAACATCAGAAGCTTGACATTTACTAGCCATTGTACCTTCATGCTGTAGCTTTACAGAAATGCCACAACGCTCAAGTGCGGTCTTACAGGCATTGGCAATCTTGCCACATTGTACCCCCTCGGTAGTATTACCCCACGCATAAGCATTGTTGAATTGTTCGCTTGGGGATAAAAAAACTTTTGCCATAAAAACATTCTCCTTTTTATTATTTTAATTTAGAACTCTGTAGGAGTAAATCCTATGAAGAAATTTCTATTCATCTGATTATAATGCCATAACTATGTACTTTACAATCGCATCAGAAGACCAACATCTAGATGAACCACTTGCTCTGAGTCGAAATGTAGTAGCAGTAATTTGGTCACAAATACAAACAGTAGAGGTGTTAGAGGTAGTGTCACCTTGTCCACCACCCTGACTATTGATACAATTCGCAGCCGACTTACTTGCTCCTACTCCAGGAACAAGACCGGTAGGAAAATTGATTGCATATCCACTTACAATATTATATGTAGTAGTAGAATCAAAGATAGGGTCATTTTCAACATATGCAAGAATTATACTTGGCACTGTTCCTAAATCATGAGAAACGGTAACATATGAAGAAGCTGTAATAGCTTTAGTTAATTCTATTGAGCCAATCTTTATTTGTAATGTACCTGTTGTTTTTCCTTCAGCAGTATATGCTGTCATACCAGCTAGAATATCATTTGCAGTTGCTGTGGCATCAGAAGGATTGACGCCTCCCCCTGTAGGTATATTTTCAATCTCAGTAGGAAAATTTTCAGCAACAATAGCCGTCCCGCCACCAGTTTTTGTTCTAATGGCATCAGCAATCGCTGTAAATAATTCACTTAGTGTACTATACTTTCCCATCAATAACTCGCCTCCATTGCCGCGCCGATAGCCGCCGAGATAGAAGCACTAACCTGAGCCGCTGTCTGGTATCCCTTACCCGTCACCGTAGTTTCTACTTGGGATGCTGTTTGATATCCCTTGCCCGTGATAGTAGACTCCACCTGGGTAGCTGTTTGATATCCACTGTTATTTTGTAACTGAGAAGTAGAGGTCGGCATCTGCACTCCTAACTTTTGAATATATACATACCCATCCTTTAACATAGGCGTTACTACATAGTCACCAGTGTCCAACAAGCAATTATTTGCAGATGTTCCTCCACCAATATCTCCCTTAAAGGTAATATTTGCAGATACTGTAGTATATAACTGTACCTGGGTGCTAGCGGTTTTATTGTAGATACGGAAAGGGTTGATATTACCATAAGTAGGTTTAATATAAACTCTTGCTTTAGCAGACAAATCACTATTGAGAGTTAGCTCTCTGTCAGACAATAATAAAGAGTAACGTTCAGAATTACCGCCGGCAGTTAAGTGACTATTTAGATTTACATTAGTATCTTGGACATTATTTATAACGATACTATTACCTGAATTCCAAGTTGCTTCATTAGGATTTCTACTAAGGAATCCGTCAATGATAACATTATCTATAGAAACATCAGAAGGAGATTGAATAGACAAGGTGCCTGCAGTGCTTACACTTGCATCATCAATAACTTTGACGCCCGTAATGAAGACATTCTTCACATTGAATGGGTATATTACAGTTCTTGAACTATTGTTTACAATTGTCAATTGGTCAACTTTCAGACTACCTGTCCCGCTAAGACGAAGCGTAGGGCTGTTTGATGAGGTTACTGTTGATTTCTGAGTATGTTTCCAACCAACAACAGATACATCAAAAGTTGCACCGGAATCGCTACTTGTGTAGATAGCCGTTTTACTATCAGTTTCAATATTTCGTAGTGCAATAGTTCCTGGCATGGTAGCTTTCTTAATATATAATGTAAAAGAGCCGACGCCATTATTCAGCATCCTAACATTCTCAATTAGAATATTTGTGGCAGTACCAAGATTTGGTTCTATATCAATGCCATATTGTGGATTTGTACGATCGGTATAGGAAAAATCACAATCTCGTACAACAACATCTTGGGCTTCAATAATAGATAGTCCATTTCTGCTGCACTTATACGTCTGCACACGTTCAATGGTCACATTTTCAGAAATCTCCTCCATTGTACCATTACCGCCAACACACACCATCTCCCCAAGTATTTTGTACTTTTATATCATGAATCCTTATATTCTTACTATTGACAATACGAATGCCGTGTCCGCTTTCGCCAGTTGTCCCAGTATGAGATTCTCTGTCGCCAATAATTGTTAGATTACCAGATAGCTCAACGTTACTTATATTGTGAATATTTATGATTGCATAAAAATCATAATTGTTAGCAGTTAGTTGCAGAGTGGTTTGGTCAAAAATAAGATGCTGCCCAGAATATAAATTTAGTGCAGTATAAAAATTATTATCAGTAGAGGTAGTGCTAACTTTATAGGTCCCCGATGGAAAGTGGACATATGGGATTCCCTTGGTGTTTGAAGCATCAAGAGCTAATTGAATCGCTGCTGTGTCATCGGTTGTCCCATTACCCGTTGCACCATAATCCTTAACATTTATGAAATAATCTGCTCCAAGGTCGCTCTTCAAGTGCTCTAAAGTTCTATAATAAATCCAGCCTTGGGAATCCAAAACAAGAATCTTAGTCGCTGCAGTTGAAAGCTCCGTCGCGTCAGTTGTCTTTAACCAGGTTCCAGTTATATATTTACCAGTCAAGTTGCCAGTCAAAGTACCACCAGAAAGTGGAAGCTTTTCATCAAGGGCGGACTTTATGACCTTATTTTGAACTGGATTTTCGGATGTGGCAGAAAGTGCAGAGTCTACCGTAACTGATGAGCCACCACCAGTAGGAATGTTTATCGTAACTTCTGAGCTACCGTCATAAGTGCCAGTCGCACCACCTGTGAATTTCAACGAATAGGGATTTTTTAACGAACTTGGAATCTCTCCCATAATCAAATTAGAGGTCGCATCTAATACCTCTTTGGTAACAAGTGCATTAACACCACCAGTAACTGCTCCGCCAGAAAGACTAGCGATTTCGGTTATATTATCCAAAACATCTTTATTGTCATGAGAGTGCCTTGCTGCGGCGTTGGCAGAAATTGTAGTAGTTGGAATATCACTAGCTTTTGCAGGTGTATACTCCAATGCATCAACAACTTCCTCTTTTGTTATTCCTTTGCCTTCCAAGGCAATAATTGAATCTTGTATATCATTTAAGTTTGCGGCAGTAATTTTTGTGGTGCCGCCCACATAAGTTCTTTTTGAAAGAGCCATTTATTCATCTCCTCCTTTAAGTTGCTATAGCAATATCAGCAATCGCCAAATCAGCAATCGCTTCAGTAGTGGTCCCTTCGAGGACATTCCATCTATAAATACTCCAAGTCCCATTTTTATAAATCCAAGAAATATATTTCGTGAAACCACTTGATTTTTTTATTTCTACCAGACTAACTGGCTCAACTTCAATTTTATTTTTGCTTGAAGCAAGTCCTACATATAGAGTTGCTCTATTTGTTATCGCCACCGCACCACTAGCATCAGTAACTTTACAGTAAATTTGCCCTTCACCGTCACTATATTTAATGGTCCTCGTATAAGTACGTGAAGTCGCATCAGATATAGCAACTCCATTGAAATACCATTGGTAAGTATAAGATGTACCACCAGAAGCCGTTACATTAAAAGTCTTTGAAGTATTTTCATATCCTGACCAGTCACTCAAACTCGTAACTGATATTGTCTTAGGAGCAGAATTGACAGTAATCGTGCCAGAAACACTTAGTGATGCGGGCGTCCATTGACTCGTAAATCCACTATACCAAGAAGCAGATATATCCAAATTCGTAGTAGAGCTACTAACAGTAACAGTCTTGCTTCCTAAAGTATACCAGCCTTTTGAAGAGTAGCTATAAGTTTGGTATGTTTTCGTGCCTTGGATAACATAGAAACAACTATTTGTAGTGGTGTTATACGACTCACCAGTACTATTATAAATCTTCAATGTCAAATTAACAGATGTTGAAGATACTACGTTATATTCAAGCCTCAAGTACCATCCATATGTAGACTTTGCACCATCAAAATATCCAGAGGTCGCCATCTAAATGCACCTCCTTAAGCAGTTCTATACCACATGTAAACAGCCATATAGGGAGGTATATTATTGTGTGCTTGACCCCCGCAATTAGATGACTGACCACCAGAATAAGCATTATACTGATTAGACGCTGCCTCATACAAACGAATAGAATTAACACCAATTGTCTCAGACTGTCCAGTATATCTGAAAGTATGTACGTGGTCTGGAATCTCATTTCTCGTTAGTGTATGAGTCGCCTCACCACCTGTTGAGCCAGCAGGATAAGCAGTACCCGCACCAATCAAAAATCTGCCCTGAATCTGTGTCCAAGTGCCACCAAATAAGGTTTGTGGCGAAGTCTGATTCATTGAAATGTATACTGCGCCAACTGGATAAACCAAATCAATCAAACTAGTGACCGAAGTTTCTTGGAAAAACAAACGACCATTCGTAGGACTGGATGGTAAAGTTGTCCCATAGTCAGTATTTTCTTGGAGTTGAATTGGGTGAGACAAATATTCATCATGAGTATGAGAAGATGGAGCTTTTTTATCTAACGCGGTTTTTACTGCTTTGTTTTGCACAGGATTAGTAGAAGTAGTTGATAGAGTCGCATCTACGATAATTTTATTTGCACCTTCGGCAATACCATCCAGTTTAGTTTTATCACTGGCGCTCATAAGTCCCGCTTCTGAGACGGAAGCATCCCCAGGAACGACATCTTTTAAATTTTTGATTGCATCTGTTCCATTACCGGCTCTTATATTTGGCCTTCCATCAGTCTTTACAACCAATAGCTCGCCATCTAATAACACAGTATTACTGCTATCAGCCACTGTTTTTGTGGCTCGTTGTGACTGAATCCTGGTTTTTATTTCTTTATTCGCCATTTTTACCTCCTTATAAACATAAAAAATAAACAGACCTCACTTAAAACTGGCTTGAAGTCTGTTTCTTTCTAATCTATCATTTCAAGGCGATAAATACCGGTTATCACTTTCAAACCAGTTGGGAATTATTTCCCTACTTTATTATATTATATCGTAATTTTCATAAATCTTCAAGTTTTAAGATGGTGGGGAGCCGAAACTCCCCACCTATATGATTATATATTAGCGTTTCCGCAATTTAGAATCAAAGTATCATTACCATTTACCAAAAGGTCAGTAGAAATCTGGGAAATATTTACTGCTTTTTCAGTAATCTCCAAAGCAGTCCCGCCTACCTTGACGCTCTCAATTTTATTGACCTGCGCGCCAGTTGCGATACCTTCAAGTTTAGTGCCTTCGGCATCAGTCATTAGGCGCTTGCCAGTTTCCTTGGCGACATAACCTTCGGCCACGTCAGTTGTCTTGGCATAAGGTTCTAGAGCAGTAGTTAGGCCAGCTTGTTGAATAGCACTATCGGCTTTATCAAGACTTCCTTGGACGTCAGTAGCTAGCTTTGCCTTCGTAATACTTTCATCAGTAATAGAAGCAGTTACCTTATGGTCAGCGCTGACTGCGATTTTTACCATGTCAGTATTGCCAGAGCCACTAGTCACATACTCAATCAAATTACCAACATCAATATAGACCTTATCATTGGTGGCATTTGCAAGAGTTAGAACTAGATAGGTACCTGCGGGCTGACCTTCAGGATTGGTGATAACTGCACCAGATTTCACTACCATATCGGTAGGAATATCAATATTTACATCAAGACCAGTAGCTTCTTGATGGACAGTATAACGCTTTGCAAGACCCGCAACAGTAGAAGGAGTAACTGTTACGCTATAATCGGTTTGGGCGGGAATTGCACCAATTTTTTCATCGACATAGCCGACTACAGTAGTTGCCTTTGAACCTTCAGGGATAGAACCGACTTTCTTAGAGAGGGCATCTACCGCACTCTGAGCATCAGTACCAGCTTTCTTAGCCTCAGCAATAGCAGCATCCTTAGCATCTGCATAGCCCTGGGCCTCAGTTTTAGTAGCATAATTTTTCTTTTCAACTTCTGCTACGGCTTCTGCTAAGGTAGCTTTTGTTCCAGCTAGCTCATAAGCAGACTTTACAGTTTGCTCATAGCCAGCTTCACCAAGAATTTCAGTTTTGGCGGTAGAAACCTTCGTATCAGCATTGGTTCCAGCAGTAGTAATAGCCTCGGTCTTTGCAGAAGCAATAGCTTCGGAGACTTTGCCAATAGTATCTACCTTAGCTTCAAGACTATCTACCCGCTTAGTAATACCAGAATCACCAGTAACAAGACCATCAGCATAGGCTTTAGCATCAGTTAGAGCAGAAGAAGCTTTATCATCAGCATAAAGCTTTGCACCTTTGATGGTATTGGAAGCTTTAGTATCAGCTTCAGTTCCAACCAAGGCGTCTTTAGCATTTCCAACATCTGTCATGGTAGCTACTTTATTAGTAGAGCTATCATAATCAGTATTGAATATTAGTTCGTCTTGCTTACCATCTAGTACAGTCTGCAACCCGTCAATCTTAGAAATACCCAAAGTAGGTACATCGTCTGCAACTAGCTCGCGCCGACTAACAGTAATCTTACCATCAGTCTCACTAACGGCGCTAACGAACTTTTTGGCAACAGCCTCATCAGGTACATCTAGTGCCTCAATCTTAGCTTGGGCGCTAGCAATAGCATCAGTTTTAGCAGTAGCAGAAACGTTATCGGCATACTTCTTTGCTCCGACAATTGTAGAAGCAGAAGCTTCATCAGCATCAGTACCAATTAGGTCAGTTTTTACAGTAGTAGCATAACCTTGCGCTGTGTCATTCAAAGACTTTACAGTAGCATAAGCACCATCCTGCAAACCATGAACAGCGACATCAGCGCCATCTACAGAAATGGTGCCATTAGTAGCCCCCTCAGCAATACTCTGAACCGCACTATCTGCTTTCTTCAGAGATGCTTGAACCTCAGAGCTTAGCATTGCTAGAGTCAGAGACCCATTCTTTACAGAAGCGGAAACCTTATGAGTATCAGAAGTAACATTGATTTGAATGGCATCATTTTCACCAGAGCCACCAGTCACATACTCAATTAGGTCATCAACTTTGATATATAGCTTATCACTTGTAGCATTAGCAAGAGTAAGAACAATATAGGTGCCTGCCGTAGCAACTCCCTCAGGTAGCGCGCCAGCTTCGAAAGTTTGAACGCTACCAGACTGGACAACCATATCCTTGGGGATGTTGATTGCAGCACCAACATTCGTACCATCTTTGGTCAAATGATAAACCGCAGAGAAAGTCCCAGGATTCTTATCAGCAACAATAGAGTACTCAGGATGAGTTACATCGGGGACTACGACTTTGAGACCATCAGTTTCAAGAGTAAGGGCGTTACCCTCGCTTTTTGATAGCTGAATGCCAACAGTAGGAGCAGTAGCAGTTCCGCCAATTACTACGGAGGCATCAGTAGCCTTAACACTACCAACCTTTCCATTAGCAATAGTAAGAACATCCGCAATTTCTTTATAAAGACCAGTAGCTTCAGTATCAGTACCAGCCTTAGCACCGACCTTAGAAATTAGGTCAGTAACCTGGCCTTGTAGCGTAGCGACATCATGCGCGAGGTCGCCAGAAGCAGTAGTTTGAGCTAACTTGATAAGTGTGCCAGCTTCATTAGAAATCATGAAGGCTTCACACTTATTGTCAGCAATTAGAGTTAAAATTTGACCAACATAAGCAGTAGCACCGGTTTTTGCATAAGTTTCTAGTTCAGTTTTATTATACCAAACAGCAGTTGTATCAACAGGTGCAGGGTTTCCGCGCTTTATACTAAGAGGGAAACCCATATAAGCGGCATCATTCATAATAACAGCCATTATCTATTTCCCTCCTTATCAACCAATAGTTACAGTATAAGTCTCACCGGCATCAATAGAAGCGGGTTGATAGACATATACATCATAGGCAGCAGCAGTATAGGCATTAGCGCCTTGAACTTGAACCTGGGCGCTTTGCTTTACGAATAGGGCCGTGACATCTGCGTTCAATGCACTCGGCATGAGCACCTTAGTAATTTTACGACCAGCAGGAACGGCTACTACTACTTTCTTAGCACCCGCGCCAGCTCCGAATGTAGAAAGAGCACCAGTCCCAGTTGCTTTGTTGTGAGCCAAAGCACGAATATTCGCAGAATTTAGTTCCGCAGAAGCGTCAGTCATTGGACCCCAGAACATATAACGAACACCAACTAGAGATTGGCTAGAAGTAGCTGTTTTAGTGCCAGCTTTAATTTGACCATCTGCATAATCTGCTCCCTTATTGGTCTTAGGAATACTACCAGCAGAGTGAACAATAGAAATACTAATCTTTTTGGTTCCATCTGCTACAATATTTTCAAAAGTACCAGTCGCGCCCGTTAGAGTCTTTCCATCGCAAGTAGCTGTATAAGTTGTAGCGCTAACTCCTGTAGGAGTGGGGCCATAAGAATAAGCACCAGTATTCAAAGAAGCACTATAAGTTAGATTCTTTTTTGTACCTATTTCAAAAGTACCACTATTGGCCGTAATACTAACTGAGGCACTTGGCTGGGTAGTAGTAGGATTTTTAGACTGAGAAAAAGCATCATCTATTAAAGAATATACATTTTTTCCAGTAGAAGGAACATTGACAGAACCAGAAGCATCAGGCTTATATCGACCAAATGCTTCTGTCAATTTTAAATCCTTGTCAAAATAAACATTATCCGCAGAATAATTACCATCCATAGCAGACCAAGCGGTATCATAAATATAAGCAGTATAAGAATGCTTATCACTTACGAACTCTCTTACCACTACTGCCATATCGCCCTTCTTAGGAGTGGTAATTACGCGAGCTAGCGCCTGAGCATCACTTTCTCCCTCATTAGGAACCACTTCCGTAAAAGCACTACGATTATTGTCAATAATTCCTTTGATAGTATCCTCATCTACACCAGAATACTTCAAAGTTTTCCAATCATCTGTACCATTACCAATTTTTGTTTTTCCAGTATCAATTTCAACACCCATTTCGCCTTTTAACAAAACTGGATTGGCCGTAGTCCAATTTTCAGCCGTATCATTGCGAAGTTGGATGCGGATGTTTAGAGTTTTATTAGCCATAAACTCGTTTTATCCTCCTTTTCTAAAATTACGCACTTCCTCCTGAGATAACTATATCATTTATTTCCTCAGTATATAGTTTCTCAAAAGAAATTGGATTGACTTCCATTGTTCCATCTTCAAGAATTTTTATCTTATTAGGTTCATTAGAACTTTTTACTCCACCAACAGTGGTTTCTGTTCCAATGCCTCCTGAGCCCGCTCCACCTCGTTCAAGAGCCGTAATTCTCTTATCTAAATACTCCCAAGATAAGACCTGACATTCTTCATACAAATAATCATCAGGTTTCTCTTTCTCAAGGACTTTCAATTCTTCTCTATTTACGGTTCTATTTCCTTTTTCATCCGTTATAAAATGATAAATCTGAATGAAGCCGGCTTTTTGTAATAGCAAGTTAGGAACCATTGCGACCACAGTTGAGTCAATCTCTTTTGCTATTACTACTAACGATTTCTTATCCTTCCGATGAGCAAAATGGACTTCATCACCTACATTTGCTTTTGGTAAAACAACATAGATATTGCTATCCCATTGGAATGCGTAGGTGCGTTCATCAAGTAATCGCATAAATAATTCCTCCTTACTCATTCCTCAAATTATAAGTAGAAACCACTCAACCTCTTTTCAAGATTTTAGAAAAGAAATCTTTATTTTCCACTTTTTAGTGAAAACTTGAAAAAGTCGAATTTTCTGCTATAATAAATATATAAAAAATTTATAAAGAGCGAGGAACCAATTATGACAAAAGAAAATTTTTCAAAGCTTATCAATGCTGTAAAAAATCATAGTGAGTATATCTGTAATTTATACAAAGACTATGGCATTGATTTTGTAAATAGTCCTGTTATGGAAATTGAAAGTGAAATTACAAAGTACCTAAAAGCTCAATTCAATGATGAATGTGATTGGATTAGTTATTGGATGTGGGAACTAAACTTCGGAGAAAAATGGAAGCCTGGTACCGTAACAGAAAATGGAATTGATATTCCACTAAAAACAACAGATGATCTTTGGAATCTTCTGACGAAATAAAAAAATGACCCTACACTTCTAAGGTGTAGGGTCTTTTCTTATGGCTTTGAAAAATAATGGTCGCCAACTTTCGCAACTGGAGTTCCAAAATCATGATATTGGCCAGTTCTAAACCAACAAATATCAGGAATTCTTCCTCCATTCAATACATAATAAATAACTTCATACTGCATCGCCGTTGGTTCAGCATCATCCACATACGGCGCGGGTTCGAAAGCATTTATATTGTGCGCGCTATCCCAAATCGAGGTATTATTTTTCTCACAATAATTTAGAATAGCAGAACAAGTATATACCTGCCCTTCCCAAGATTGGTTGCCTGCTTCGCACCATAAAAGTTTAGCCAAGATTTCTTCTTCCTCAAAATAAACTATTTTGGTTTGAAGTTCTTCTTCCAAGGCGCGATTGCGTTTTTCAAGTTCTTGGATTTGTTGCTCTTTGATAGTATTTTCTGCTGACAAGTTAGAATTTTCTCTTTCAATAGCATTAATTTTTGTAACAAAAAAATTAGCCTGGGCAATAAAACCCAGGCAGATAAATGAGATAGTTGCCAACAGGAGAGCTAAGTTTTTGCGTGTCATAAGACTTATCCTCCTTTAGTTTTATCTTTACTTTAATTTCTCAACCCATTTCTTTGCCGACCAATCTTTGGTCATCTCTTCCCAAGTTTTGTCACTAAAACAGAACTGACGAATTACTGGATTAGAAATTTTATTTACAGTAGAGGCGAACTCCTTTCGGGAGGTAAAATGGAACTGGGACCGGAGAAGAGAACGAAGGAGCTCAGCCTCTGTTTGTAAAGTAGTTTTTTTCTTCTGAAGTTCCTGTAATTTGGGGAGATATTCACTTGCATAACAAGAGAACTCTTCAATTTCTCCTCTTAGGATTACTTCCATTAGACGTTCTTCTGTAATTACATTATTATTGCGCGCGTAGTGAGCTAAAATATATTGAGGAGATTTAACTTTGATTCGACTGAAGTTTTTATCACATACAACAAATCCCTCTTTATCCCAAGGGAGGTTATAAGCTATTCTAATCAAATCAAAAAGATTAGAGCAATTATATATACAAGGATGACAAAGCCTTGGAAAATTTTCAGGGCAGTAGCCTTCTTGATAAGAGCTCATATTCCTCTCACCTAAATAATAAATAGCAATATTATTATAAGGAATTACAACTCGGGTATAAGGACTAACCAATTCAAACATATAGGTTTTGAAAGTCATAAGACGGTTACTGCGACAAAAATCTTCCAAATCTTTATACCCCAAATTCCAAAGTCCTGCTTCAAAGATACTTCCAAAAGTTGGATAATTGATATCGCCAGTCGGCGCCGTGTACGCATCAATACCAGAATTAGTAATTAGATACCATTCACCATTCCAATAAAAAATACGCATCAACGACCCATCAATCTTTTCCATAACTCGCGCCGTAGTCCAATCAATTATAGAAGCATTGGGTTCAGAATAATTGAAAAACTTATCAAATGCTCTGGATACACACTCCCAAGTGCCTTCGACGAAAACGGCCCCTCGCGCTTCACGAACAATCGGATTGGAAAAATCAGAACTAATTTGGTTATACTTGAAACTTACAAAATCTTTCCACTTATTCCATTTTAGACAATAAGGTTCTCTATCTAAGATTTCCTGCCAATCGTCTTTATGCTCCATTAAAAACTTTTGAAGTTCCATTTATCCTCCTTTCTATGCCTGCCAAAACTCACATTCCTGTTCTTTTAGTACTTCCAAATGCTCTTCATTATTTATATCAAAAGGCTCTATACTATAAGTAATATCATTTTCAATAGCGTCAGCATATAGATCATCAATATAGCTTTCTTCTTCAGAAGACATTTCTCCTATAATAAAACCCTCATTTTCAGCAATTTCTCCCCAAGTTTCAACTCCGTGAAATCCTTCATAGCCATCTCTGTCTTCTACTGCGCTATCATAGCAAAACTTTAGCGCACTCTGCGCATCTTTTGCTTCAATAGCGATATTATAGATAGAATTAGTTGTATTACAACCATAAGTCCCAAAAAATTTCATTTAGTTCTCCTTTCTTATACTTCCAAGTGTATCACATTCATTTAAGAGTCCTAGAGCTTCACGAGCACTCTTTGGAATTTCTTTTAAAACTTTACTATTTCTTGAACCAAATTCCATATGGAGAGCGATAAGCAACCAGGCTTTTTCAAATTCTTGTTTAAAACCTCCACTTGTCACAAAATCATAAGAAGTCATAAAAAGATAAGCTCCATAATTTTCATGCCCATAATAATGAGCTTTATCAGTAATCATCTTTTTACTTCTATCATAAAAAGTCTTGGTATAAAATTTCCCAATATCATGATAGCGTGCAGCGAGAAGCAGATAATATTCATTAGTGCGTAAAGACATCTCCATTAAAGTTCTATTAAGGTGCTCCTGTACACTCTCTGTATGCCATGGTGCGCAGTCATGTGGCATAACTTCTTTTGGGAAATAATCAATTAGCTTTTTGTAATCTGAGACAGAAAAATTAGGATTTTTATAAATCATAATACTATTCCAGCCTTCATAATCTAAAGGAATTTGAAACTGAGCCGCCTGTCGATGAATAACTTTTTCCCCAACTTTTCTACTCCTATTCTTATCTCTTTCTATACAGATTTCAATTGGAGTTGCGACAATCATACAAATTTTTTCACAAGGAATATCCGAAAGAGTCCGAAGAAAACTAATTCTTTTATTTCTATTAAGGTTAGTGGCATCATAAATGCAAACCTCATTTTTTCTTAGTGCCTTCTTGATTTGCTTATGAAGTTCATTGAAAACTTCCACATTATGAGTCTGGTCATTTTCATCTCCAAAGAGCTTTTCTCGAATTTTATCAGAAGAAAAAACCTTTCCACCAGACAGCTTGGCATATTCCTCTGCCAAAGTACTTTTTCCAGAACCAGAAAGTCCCATCAACATAACCAATACTGACATTATTTTGTATTCAACCCCTTCCTTATAACTAATAGATGGCTACATTTCTTTCCATCTTTACAACCTGCTCGATGAGGATTTGTACATTTCTCATGTACTTGGCGCCGAGTGAGCTTACAGTTGTGAAGAAGGCAATAACCCTCCTCACTTCTCTTCAGCCAGGCCATTTTCTTTCAGAACCTCGCGCATCCACTCATTATACCATCCACGATTCTTGAAATATCGCTTCATAAAACACATTGCAATACCCTTTTCTGCATCAAAAGAATCCCCAGCCTGGCACTTCACAATAGTCTTTGTGCCATCTTTCCAAAGAGCAACAGTTGTACCCTTTTCCTTATTGATGACAAATTTTGCACTCATCTTGGGACGAGGAGGCGCAGTAATGATTTCAGCAGTAGTAATCTCACGAATTACCCCACCAAAATTAGGTCGAGTAGGAACAACAGAGCAAACCTTTACAGGACTAGCATAGGTCGTAATCCCATCAGCAACAATCTTATAGGTCGCGCCTTCAATGAGATTCAATTTAGTCTTATAAACATAATTCTTCTCCGTACCGCTAAACTTAACAAAAACATAATTCATTTTCTTATTCTCCTCTCTTATTAAAAACCACTATAATCAAAAATAACAGGTGTATCGTTCAAATATCCAAAATTTCCTTTATGAAGATCATTAATATCATTCTTATAGATAAAATCAAAAAGTTCTCGATTTTCTCCAATGATAGCCTCAACTACCTCATAATCATCCATATCACTTTCTACATAGTCACTAATTCTATCAGCATAATCCTCGTCACTTTCTTCCTCTTCTTGAGGATTATTACTATATGCATACTGATAACAATCACTTGAAATTGCGTAATCATCTTTTTCAACTCGTCTTTGAAGATAAATAGGAATTTCATCAACTACTCCATAAAAATAGCAAGGAGCAAAATAATTGGTGAGGTGCACCTTATGCGCCAGAGCATAATTCTTTGCTTCAAGATGACAATAATTGATTTGGGTCCTATAAGGAATCTTTATAACCCAATCATCATTCCCAAACTTCACTACAATCTTTGTACAGCCATTAGATACTTTTAGATTTGTGTTTTTTGAGAGTTCCAAGCACCAAATGTTAAAACGGTTATGATTTTGGCTATAAGTTTCCTTAAAGAAGTCAGTGATTCCCCACTCACTTAGAATCTGCGCTACCTCATGAATAATCTGACGAGATGGAAAATCCATTTTATTTACTCCTTTCTTACTTTCTATATATATTATATTATAAATATAAAAATTTTTCAAATTATAAATAGAAAGACTCATCCAAAGACGAGCCTTTCTATTACTTCATATATTGAGAGAGTATATCGCGGAAGTTCTTTAAAAAATGGTAAGAGATTTTTGTGTCATGAAGAGCTTCTTCTTTTTGGAGCGCCCAAGGGGCCTCACCTTTCGCGCGAGCTTGTTGAATCTCTTCGTTTGTATCATACTTTATTTTCTTTGGTGTCCTGTATTCGACTTTTACCAACCCTTCAGGAGCTCTTCCAATTTCGTCAATGGCGCGGGCCGTCAAATCTAAAAAGAAAGAGAGAGGTAAAAATACTCCATTCAAATCCATAATATGAATAGATTTTACTCCGGTCTTTTGAAGGTCTTTTCCTATTGTCTCATAATCATCAAAAAGCATCATCGCTATATCTTGTGCTAAATTTTGACAAACAGTATCATAGAGATCCATGTTTTCACCAGCCGCACCTTTCATACTATTTATCATTACACCAATAAAGGTTCTAACATTTTTGTTGACTTTTTTCATTAGTTCGAGATAGGTTTGAGCAGAAATTTCTGCTCCCGCAGAAAAGCCAGCTTCTTTAAAAAATTTTGTAGACATTGTATAGTTTTTAGCATTGGAATAAACAATAAATCCATCATCTAAAGTTTGTAAATATTTATTGATTTCTTTTGCTTTTTCAATATTATGTTCCCTATCTGTATCTTTTATTCTCTCAAGAACATCTACAATAGGTCCCGCATTTATATCATAAAGATACATATTATCTGGTTTTATTCCATATCCTCCACCACGAATTGTCTCAACTTTTCCATTTATTTTCATTTGAGAAATTACCTGAACACAAAGATTCTCTATGGCTTCTTGAGCAATACCCCCTCGTTGTCCTTGTTGAATCTTTAGTAAATTTTTGAATTTTTTGGAATTGCCTGCTTTTTTATAGCTTTCGAGACTGATTTTTTCCTTTTCAGCTTTTAGAGCTTTCCTTAAACTGTCTCCAAGAGCATCTAATTTATAGATATCTTTGAATTGTTGAGCCAAAGAACCAGGAGTGTCGATAGTTCCAATACTTCCTAATAAAGCATTGTAGGCATTAGCGTATTGTTGAGCTTCTTGTCCCAACTCTGGTTGTGCGCGGAACATCCTCTCAATACTATCTACAACTAAAAAATTCATATCTTTTTGTATTTGTTCTTCAAAAATTATATCAAGTGAGCGTCCAGTATGCTCAAATTCAGTTGATACTTTTTCCCACAAAGTATCCGAGTAAGCATTCCAAGCTTGGATAAAATAAGAAGGATAATAAGAGATTGTAGTTTTTTGTTTATCGGTTTTTAGTAAAAGTTGAAGATTCCGCTTATAAAGATCTTTGAAGTTCATTGCCTCATTCAAGACATCAATAAACTCCTTTACTGATTTTCTATCATCAAAATCTATGCTTATCGGTTTGTGGAAAACTTTTTGGATGAAAGCAATTTCTTTTGCTTTTTCTATTGCCCCCATTCGACGCAAATTTTCTGAAGTCTTTTGAAGCTCTTTTAGTGAGCCCCTTTGAACCCCTAAATTTTTCTTTACTGTATAATATAATTGAGTATAGCCATCTTTCTTCAACCGCTCATAATAAACATACATATCAGCCAAAGATTTACTACGCTCATATTTTTTTTGAAATTGAGTAGGAGTAGCCATACTTCATCCCCCTAAAAAAGTTAGGGAGAGCCAAGGCCCTCCCCATATATTATAAACAGGAAAAACTCCTGATTAATCTAATAAATCTGCCATGCGCGCGACCTCTGAACGCTCAGTCTGAGGAAGATAAACATATCCAAATAATTTGTTTCCAGATAACTTTTCTACCATTCGATTTACACCATTGTCTTGAGCATAGAGTCGTTTATCTACTTGGTGAGTATCAGCATTTATCCACAATTCTGACCCTTCACCAACTCGGCCCAATAAAAGCTTCGCAATTTCACTTGTCATATTTTGACCTTCAGTCATATAAATAATAGAGTTTTCAAAAGATCGCCCTCTAATATAATTGAGAGGTATCATTTGAAGTTGGCCAGAATCAATCAAATAATTTAACCCTTCTTCTCCACCCACTTTATCCAAAAGAGGACCTAAAGTCCATCCAAGTTTTTGATCTAAATCTCCAGGAAGAAAGCCTACTTCAGGGAGCCCCCCAACAGAAACATGAGGACGAGTAAAAATTATTTTTTTGGTTGCTCCTTTCTCTAAACGAGAAAGGGCTTCATTGAACATCAGGAAATCTTTTCCACTTCCATATACCCCTCGAAGAATTTTGACTTTTATATCAAAATCTTTTAAGAGATCCATTGCACATCTCTGTTCAGAGTTGCGAGGTTTGATTGCATTTTCATATCTATTTCCAATTGTTGGGAACGAAACTCTCTCAAGCCAGCCATTTTTCTTCTTATAAAAATCAATAGCTTCGTATTCATTATTTTCAAGAATCAAATACTGATTCTCTTTTAGCCTATCTGCAAATTCACTAGGATTTTCATAGAACCGCGCGAGGTCGTCATTTTCTGGCAAAGAGAAGTAGTAAATTCCAGTATAACTCATTGTACCTCCTTTATTCATTATCAGAATAATACTTCCAAATATATCCTCCGCTACTCTTTCGCTTACCATTACATACATCTGAAATATGTGGAGCCAAGGTCTCTTTTTTAGCAGAAGTTATTGAAGGAAAAATCTTTATTAAATCTCCTTCTTTGGAATATTGGGCAACTTTTTTATTCTTTAAATTTGGATTTTCTCTATATCTTTTTACTGCCTCTTCTATTGAATAAGGAGAGCTATCGTTAATCCAAAAATATCCTTTATTTGGACGACCACTCTTGAGAGGGCGCTGAATATTTGGTTCTCCCGTCTCTGTAAGAGAAGAATAAACTTGGACTAATCTTCCATTTAAATCATATTTTCGAACTGGTTTCCTTAAATGTCTTGTACTATAAATCGCTCCTCTATGATGAATTTCTTCTCTCGCGTCTGGAAAAATAGATAATACTATTGAACTAATTGTAGCAGTAGAAGATTTTAGTTCTAATGCTATTTCTCTACAACATTTTCCTTCTTCCCATTTCTTTTTTACAATTTCTCTATCTATTATTTTTGTTCCTTCTCCTCCAAGAGTCATATTATATCCTTTTCCAGTTCCTACATAAGTGTTATATTCTTTTATGTAATACCGCTCTTTTTCTTCTAATTGGTTATTTGGAACCTCTTCAACTAAAGAAAAGTCAAAATTTTCTTTCCCATATTTTTTTATAGCTTTTTGAATAGCATAACTTTTTTCTGAAGCCCCTTTTTGCTCAGCATAATAGAGATGTTCATACCAACGTCGTTCATAATTTCTAACAGTTTTTCCAATATATTTTTTATTATTTATTTTATTTCTTATTAGATAAATGTATCCCATTATAAAAGTACCTCTATATCATCAATCCATTCATCAATTAGCCCTTTTGTCTTTAAATCCTCTCCTCGAATATACCAATCAGAGAGAAGATTCTTTTTGATTTCTTGTGGATCAATTTTAGTATATTTGATATAAAAATCTTCTAAGGCTTCAATCTGTCTTCGATAATCTTCCATTGCATTTTGAACATTGGTATAATCTCCAGAGATATTTTGACAACTGCCTTTATGAAGAATAAAGTAAGTATTTCTTAAAGCATAGCGCTTATGAGTTGAAAGAAAAATCATTGAGGCCGCAGAAGCCACCATTCCCATGGCTATTCCATAAATAGGAGTTTTCGACATTTTAATTAAAGATACCAAAGTTTCTTCAATATCTAAATCCCCACCAGGAGAAAGAACTAAAAGACGAATTGGTTTTCTTTCTCCAATAGGAATATCCCGATCTTCTCGATTCCACTTTAAAATATAATGAGCAAGATTTAAAGTATAAGCACTAATTTCATCACTAATCCAAAAAACTCTTTCATCCAAATCATGATAAAAGGCCAAAAGGGCCTCGTCCGGTAATGAGTAATTCGCACTTTCCGGAATTTGGACTAAGGGTAACACCATCTGCTCTTCACATTTCTTCATAAAAAATATCCTCCATAGGATAGATTTTCCTTTCTACCCAAAAAGTAGAATTTTCTATCCCTCTTTCCACTAAGTTAGTTTTTACTAATATAAAAGAATTCCGTATGACTTCCAACATCGACTTTTAAATAACCATCCTCTTCCCAATATCGAGTATAGTAAGAAGTAAAATTATGCTCAAAAAGAAAATTTTCGATTATCTCAAAAGCTTTTTCTCTATTGTCAGCCTGCCCAATTTCTCTTTTCCTTCCCCAAGAATTTTCAAAATAAACTTTCATTTTAACCCCTTTCTTACAAAAAGAGGGCCGGCGCCGTATAGGTTCCGACCCATTGGTTATAAATTATTCGCTAAATCCAATAATATCGAATAAACTACGAAAAACATTACTAATATCATAATCTCCATAATCCTTCCAATAATCCCTCAGTAGCTTATTATAAGTTTCCCTAGCTTCGTTAATTTCCTGAAGACGCTTTTCCTTTTCAACTTTGAGTTTATTTAGGCGCTCAGCCTCTTCCTTTTCCTTCTTCTTCTTTTCCTCAATTTTCTTCTTATACTCACACTCAGCGCCAATTAGCTCTTCTTGAGTATCGTAAATCTTATTTAGTGTTTCAGAATAATACTTCATACTAAAATCCCTTCTTTTATAAAATAAAAACTAAACAACTTGATTATAACTACAAGGCGAACCTTCGCCCTACCTCCATAATTTTCTGATATATTCAACCAATAGGGAGACAAGTCTGACCCATAGAGCCGTCGCTCTATAAGTTCTTGCCCCGATACAAAGTATCAATTCCTATACGGGATTGACTACCCGCACTTTTCACCAACCATTCAGAAGTTTTATAACCCAAACTTTTCATTAATTTAGTAAGTCCTCTGCCTTTGGCTACTCAGACTTTGACCTCATCTTATAGGTATGTTTCCATACCATCACAGCAAACTATCTTATTTGGTCTTTTCCAAGGTTTAACATAGACGACCAATCTATACCCTAACTTGGATTCAGCTTACGCTTTTAACGCTTAGCTTTCTATTGCGATAGCGATGAGACAATGTTTTTATCAGCAATTACTTCGGCACCATTACCTTTAACAGCGATTGGTTCAGCCTCCCACAATCAAAAATCTCACGACTTTCCGAAGCACATCTAAACAAAGGTATCCCTCTGAGTAGAAATGCGTAGTACGCCCGAAAGCGAAGGTAATGTCTCGGCCACATGGTGTTGTGTCTTCACCGAGGTGCCTTATTGTTATAATCAAGCTGTTTAGTTTTCAAAGTACAAACATAGGATTACTTTCGTTTTTATTTAGTATACTCTCTACAAATGACTATGCCACATATCATCCAAACTAGACGCCGGTGGTAGTTTATCCTATAAATCCATCCTCTACGAGAGTCCACAGTTTATTTGGACTTGTGGGAATCCATGGTAGCGGGCCGAGGAGATGCTCCTCGTCCTCAAGGTTTATGAGACCTGCGACTTATCTGTTTGTCCTGCCCGCTATATCTTTTTCAACTTTATGTATATATTATACATAAATTTTAGAAAAATTTCAAATTTTCAAGCCTACCTTATTAGCAATTAGCGCCAATTCTAACAAACCTTCCAAAAACAATAGCTTTTCTGCCTCCTCGGCTTGATGAATTTGAAATGTAAGACCAGATCTCTTACGGGAGCATAGTTATAAGCATTATCCTACTTTTTGCTTATGTAAGCCTCGTTCTCTTTACGATTGTGGGTCAATCGTTTTAGTCGCTTTCCATCTTCGGTAGCTTGTTCAATATTCACGCGAGAACCCCAATAGGTGGCTTGGTGACGCTACCGGGGATTGAACCCGGACATTCCACGATGAAAGCGTGGTAACTCTACCAATTCGTCCATAGCGCCAAGTAACTACTCACTCCTCATATTAGCCTAACCAAAACCTACTTTACACCCGACACTCTTGAGTTGGTCGTTGTAGCCACTGAGTAGAAAATCCTCGCCTCAGTTTTGATTAGTGTAAATGTCCAGTTAGTTGGTCCTTGTCCCTTACCATGTCATTTACTGCGAGTGCCCTCTCGCTTTTGTCAGCAACTTTTAAATTGAGCAGCCTAAGAACGGCCTATTATACGATAGCTCTACTTTCGGCTAATTTTTCGACACCGCGCCCTCAAAGAAATTAGCAAAGAGTCTTTTAAGTCACCAGCGAATAGATGGTCAATCTATTCTAACGACCAGGTGGCCATGCCGAGAAGTTCGCTAAATTTTCGAAAAGCGTACCTCTAAACTTTACGAGTCAGTTCCCACTAACTAAGGAGAGAAGACCGCTATCTCTAAGCGCCGGTTGCCCCAGTCGCCACCAGAAAGGACCCTATTTCCTTCGTAAATAGGAAGCGGAAAGTTTATTCGAACTTTCTAAATAGTCTCTTTTTGATTAAGGGCGAGACAACCCTTTGGAGCGGATGACGAATTACGATATCGCACCATCAGTTTGGAAAACTGATATACTTCCTTTATACTACATCCGCATATGGTAGGGGTAACCAGATTCGAACTGGTATGCCCCTATATTTTCTTTTTATTCTTACCACAGTAATTATCAGTCAAAGCGTGACAATTTGGACATAAATATTCTAAATTTTTAATCTCATTATTAGTATTATTACCATCTTTATGATGAAGTTCTAAACTAATTTTTCCATCTAACCAATTCCCATCGCATCCACATTTTTCACATTTGTATTCAAGCATTTTATGTCTTTCAACATATCCTCTTAAAATTTTTTGAGTAACAGGGCTATTTTTCTTAAATACTTCATCTAAACTATATTTTTCCTTGGAACCAGCATTAGGAAATCTTTCGTCTCTATTTGGAGCCTTCATCCAACCCTTACTAGTAAAGTGTGAAATATCAATATTAAATTCTTGAATTTTCTTCTTTAATAAAGAATAAGAACCTCCACCTTGAGGAGCCCGACCTGCTTTAATCAAAACTTCTCTAAGTGAATAACTTTCTTTACAGGCTTTTTCTAACCATTCTTTTGTATAAGGTTGTCTTTCCATAAAAACTCCATTGATATTTAAGTGGTAGCGCCGGTGGAATTCGAATCCACACTGTACGAATTTTGAGTTCGTCGTCTCCTGCCTATTGGACTACAGCGCCATATTTTCAAGACCAACAATTTTCTCTTCAACAAACCAGTTCCCTGTTCCATTTGATTCCTATGGTGATGACCCATATCTGGCGTGTTCTATACTGGTTTTCTTACCAGTTCAAGTTGCACTCTTGAGAAAAAAATTTGGAGGCTATATCAGCGCTAATATATCCTCGCTATTAGTCTCGCCCTCTGCGTTTTCACGGACTTGGGACCGCTTATCAATAAAAATGATAAGTCGCATTACGAGCTTAATGGGAGAGGAATCTTCAAAAGAAAGGAATAAGTTTGAAGTTCCTCTCCCGACTTTCTATATATATTATACTAAATATTTTGGGAATTTTCAAATTTTTGTTTGTGCTTTTCTTTACGAGTATAAGACTTTTTGGATTTTTGAGGGGCACACTTCTTACGAATTGCGAGCCATCCTTCAAGTTGGGAAGGAGTCATCTTTTTAGAGGAATCGGTATTCATTTATTTCTTACTCCTTTCTCAACTTTATGTATATATTATATATTATTTTTAGAAAACTTTCAAGTTTTCTTTTGTTGTTGAATGGTGCGCCAGAGGTGACTCGAACACCCGACAGACGGCTTATGGTGGAGAAGGCAAGATTCGAACTTGCATTCGCGTTTTCTTCCAATTGAATTACTTCCCCAAAGGCCGCTACTCTACCAACTGAGTTACTGGCGCATATGATATTTGATGAGCGTCCCATATCTTTTCACCGCTAGGTGGTGCCCATATGGTTCGTCTGGTGAGGCTCTCTTGACACTTCACGCTTCAACTAAGAAACGGGATACAACTCTAAACCACGGGAGCCGTTACAGTCGTGTTGTACCAAATATGGCAACCCATACCAGACTTGAACTGGTGTCCTCTTGCGTGACAGGCAAGCGTGATACTCTTCTTCACCAATGGGCCATATTATACCGGCTTTACGGTCCGCCCAATATCACGGACAGGCTTGAATTTCACAAATGTCATCAAAGTAGTTATTTTTCATTTAGCCAATTATTATAATCTAAGTTTCCATGTGAACTTAAATAATGCCATTCTCTATGACAATTAGCACATAAAACATCGCATTTTTCTATTTCACTTATTGTAGCTTCTTTACTATTTCTTAAAGTATCAGATACACTACATTTTTTATCATGAGGATTCCTATGATGAAAGTCAAGTAAATAATATCTAGACTCTCCACATTTTCTACATTTTAAAGCACCTTTATACTCATTTACCCATTTTACTCGTTCATTATATTTATGTCTTTCATTTTCTTTTACACAATCTTTACAAATATTACGAGTTCGTCCATTTGACCAATAATAATCTTTTATTGCATCTTTTTCTAAATGGCATTGATTACAAACTTTTCTATTATTTAGTAAAATTTTTCGTTTATCTTTTTTAATTGGAGAAGTGCTACTAGTAAAATGAGAAACATCAATATTATACAATTCAATATACTTTTTTAAAGTTTTTATATTAGAAGAGGCTTTCACTCTTCCCGTTTTTACTAAAATTTCATTATAAGAATCACTTTCTTTACATAATGATTCTAATTCTTCTTTTTGATATGGTATTCTTTTCATTTATTTCTCTTCAGCCACTTGAGTACGCCGGCATATTTACTTACTTCTGTTTTCGTAGCCGGCGCCGGACCTTACGGATAAGATTGACATTTTCGACCGGATTAGTCATAAGATGCGCCAGACGATTTTCGTAATGAAGCTTATCTCTCTGAATCATTTTTATTCTCCTCTCAACTTTCTATATATATTATATATAAATTTTCTAATTTTTTCAAATTACATCTTGGTCTGTTGGATCAGCGATTTCAACTCCTGCATAAACTGGGATATAATACTCAGCAACATCTGCAAGATAATGACAAATCGAAACATAGTATTGAAGTTGAGAAATTTCTTCATCATTATCCTCGATTTGGGATTTATAATCTAAAATAGAAGAAATCTTCTCCTCCATCTCTGCCCCTTCAATTTTAGGAATAAGGTCAATTAGCTCACGCAAATCACTATTGAACTTCTGTGTATCTTCAATCTTTCGTTGAAGACGTGCACTAACATCTTTTAGCATTTCAGGGGTATAATTTCTTAGCTTCTCATAAGGAGCGTCAAACTCTTCATAAATCGCCGTGTTACGACTATAATCGCTAATCGAAACGTATTTCCCATCTACTTTTAGATAGATATTTAGATATTGAGACATTTTTGTATCTCCTTTCTTACTTTCTATAAAAAGTATATATTATTTTTATAGAAATTTCAAATTTTAATGGCACGCCTGGTTCGATTCGAACGAACGTATGCGGGAGTCTGGACAAAGAAATAGGACTTGCACCTATACCACTGGTCTTCGCGGCCAGCATCCTACTAACAGAACGCACACTATGCTACTTAACCCCATCACATAGCATACCCCATTTAAACGATTCTTTGAAAGTCCCGTGCCTTACCACTTGGCCACAGGCGCATATAAGAGGGGATAATACTTTTCTGTATTATCCAAGTTTTACTTTGTGCTGTGTTTCTTCTGGTCATATTCAGACTCAAAAATCAAATCATCAATATCCATATTTGTACCTCCTTTTCAAAATAAATGGCGCAGAGCACAGCATTCGAAGCTGATACCTTTCAGTACGCATCGCTTAGCAGGCGAGCCTCAGACCTTCTGAGTTTACTCTGCATATTAATCTAATGTTCTTTTATTTGATGCCAATTCATAAATCAAATTATCAACACAAGGAATGTGCATTACCTCTTTCTCATATTGAGTGCGATGTTCAATATCATTAATATAAATAGGATAATCTTTACATTCTACATTTTCACAAAAACGAATAGCTTTTTCTACCACTTTAGAAGATGCAAATTTTATATATTCTTCCCAGCGCATAATATCCTCCATAAAACGAACAGTTTATACAGTGATGCTCAGCACTATCCCACCGTCTCTATCGAACTTTTACTGGAGCTGATGGAGAATTTCGAAATCTCGACCTGCGCATTATTGTGGTAATTGTAAGATTTGAACTCACATCTCCTTATTAGGTGTCTTTCTTAGACGAAACTACCCAAGTGCGCCGCTCTGCCTCTGAGCTACACCAGCATATTAAGGGAGAAGGCGTCTAGAACACCCGTGAGCTTAGCACTCCCTTTGTTTGCATTTATCTCACTTTTTTTGATTTCTATACAGAGCCAAAGACCCCGCGAGCATCTTTGGCATAAATCTATATAGAAATAAAATGGTCCCCAACCTGTGAGTCGAACACAGGACCTCCCAATTATTGGCCATCGCAGTAAGTCCTGCCCTTACATCTTCTGACTAGAACAGCTATTTTACTTTTAAACTACACGATGAAGTTGGGTGCTCTAACCAACTGAGCTAGTTGGGGGTAGGGAAGATTTGGACGCATCCACCTCTCCCAAAAAGTTTCTAAAGAGAACTTCCACCTTTCGGTATTTCTAAGTAAGTTCTCCTCTCAAACTTTACAAATATATAATACTTTATTTTTAGAGAAATTTCAAATTATTATTCTTTTAAAATTGCTAGATTCATAGTAATCTGATAAAAAAGCCATTCATTATAACAAGGCATTGAACGAACATACTTCAAAAAATCTAAAGGAATATTTTGGAAAAAGTCTCTCTGAGCTACATAACAAAAGCCATTACTAATTTTGGAAGGAATTTTAAAACCACACCATTTCTTATCATTATCCTCAAAAGAACCAACTTTACAAAGATTCTTATATCCCTCTGACCATTCATTCAATAGTAGTTCTTTTATTACAAACCAATCTTTTGGACTAAATTCTTGATTGAAAACATAAAACTTTTTATCTTTTAGTCCGCTACAAAAAAGACAATAAGAACAATTCTCCAAATCAGTAGAAAAGTAAATTTCCTTACCAATAGAAATATTAAAAACTCCTAAACTGTCTTTTACTTCCTTACAAGAATAAACTCCATAACAATTTAAAATTTCATCACTATTAAAAACATTTTGACTAAATCGTATCTCTGAGGAATCACTGACTTCTTCACTACCTAAAACATTAAGAGAGATATTGATGTATTTGCTATTTTCAATATTTGCTGAAGAATAAACCCTCTGACTATCCTTTACATCTTTACTAAAAGCCACACACTTTGAATTAGATACATTTTCACTATCTCGAACTTTTGAACTAGAATCTATGCAAAAACTTCTTAAAATTATACGACTATTTGTAATTTCAAAAGCCTCTTCAAATTTTTCTACTTCAAGAGATTCCATTCCTATATAAGTGCGCCAATCACTAAAAAGTTTTGAAAATAATGCCTTTTCTTTATTCAAGGAATGATTTTGAACCCATCCCATAGCATCTATAAGTTCTATGGGTTCTTTTGGAAAGTCGGTCTTTTTTATAAGATTTTTATAGACTTCATAGTTATCAATTCCCACCAACTTGTCAATAGAAAAAATCATTCACTCTCTCCCTTCTTTACAATTGTCCCATCCAGCTTTACTTCTAAGTCGTAGGGATGGTCATGCTCAAAAACTGCCATCTCAGCACGCTTATTCAAAAGCTTTACAAACTGCTGAACTTCAGGAGTAAGGCGGAAATAAGCTACAGGATACTTACTATTTTTCCCCACCAAGGTTGCACCAAGAACATCTCTACAAAAACGAAGATACTGCGCATAAGTTAAACCCAAAAGGCGCGCGGGCATTAGGTTAAAAGACCCATAAACCTTTCCCTCAAAAGGAAAATTCTCATGATTGAGATAAATAGCCTGATAAGTCTTCATATAAGGACTTTCTTCTAAGTAAAAATATTTCTTCATAAAGACATCTCCTTCCACAACTCTTTTATCTCTTCATACTCTTCCTTGGTCATATCCAAGAAAGATACCCAGTCCTGTTTGCGAAAAATTTCAGGTACAAACTCAGGAAGGTCTCCACTAAATTTCTGTGTTTCTATCTTTTCAGCAGGAACATAATCCTTTATGATATATTTTTTCACAGTCGAAGCAGAAAATCCCGTCTCTCTTGCCACTCCGGCATAAGTCTTTAACTCCAAATATAAATCATTAAATTTAATGATATCCTCTGGTGAGACTCGCATATATTTCAACTCCTTTCATTTCTATAAAAATTATACCTCAAAAAATCTAAAAAATCAAATTTTTCTTATACCTTTTATATAAACACGCGCTCGCCCGTAAATAACACAAATTTTCTCAAAAGTCAAATTAGTATATAATAAATTTGAATTTTCAGCTATTTTATTATATAATTATAATATAAAAAGTAAAAGGAGAAATATTATGGCAGATTTTCAAATGTATGATTTGGCTGTGAGTAGAACAGCTACAAATCTAATGTCCTATGCAAAACGACACAATAATAAAATTGAACTCAAAAATTTTGACCCTACAAATCATACTCATATGTATATTTTTGAAGTCGCGCGTCTTGTAAGCAGTATCAATAATAGTGAAGAAATTCTTTTGGAAATGGGGTTCTGGAAGCATCTATTTTCTCCCAAAAATATCCGGCATACTAAGCGCGCGAGAGATTTTTCTGAGGGAATCAACATCGAGGAGTTTTTAGATTTTACCTTTACGGAAATTGAGGCCACTCCGAATGAAATTTGGGAGGAATATTATAAATGATTTATATTTATACTGATGGAGCTTGTAGTGGAAATCCTGGCCCTGGTGGTTCAGCTTTTATTGTGGTTAAAGATGATAAACGAATTTTCAACTGGGTAGATTCTTTTTCAGAAGCTACTAATAATATCTGTGAGCTATGGGCTATTATTAATGCGTGCAAGTGGGCAGAGGAGAATTATCCCCTTAGCAAAGTCGTAATCCGAACCGATAGCGCCTACTGCCATAATTGCTATGTCCAAAAATGGTTTCGTAACTGGCAAAAGAATGGATGGAAAAACTCTAAAAAAGAGCCAGTCGCGAATAAAAAGCTTTGGCAACAACTTATTCCTTTTTTTGAGGACGAGCGGTTTTCTTTTGAAAAAGTAAAAGGACACACAGGCTCAAAAGATTGGAATGATGAGGTCGATAAGTTGGCTGTAGAAGCCCGAAAGTCAATCTAAAATTTGCTTTTTGCTTGGATTTGTGATATAAATAAACCTGTAAGCAAAAAAATTTTCTTTTTATATAAAAAGAAACAAAAATGATATAGAGTAAGAAATAGGTGGGGCCCTATATAGACTATATATAAGGAGTATAATTATATATAATAACAAAAGAGGTGGTTGAATGAGAAATGTCGTTGTTGTCAACGGCTTTCCTTAACTTAGGTCAGGAAAGGATACTTTCTGTGAAATGGTTCAAAGACTAATGGAGGAAAAGATTGGCCCCTATAGTTGTAGAATTGTTTCTACAGTTGATTTTGTAAAAGAAGTTGCTAAGTTTTGTGGTTGGAATGGTCAAAAAAATCCTAAAGACAGAAAATTTTTATCAGATTTAAAAGATATTTTGACACAATGGGATGATATTCCCTATAAAGACATTATTAGCTCTTACGAAAGGTGCAAAGAGATCTGGAAACAGCTAGGATACGATGAAGAAAAATGTCTTTACTTTATAATGTGTCGAGAACCAAAAGAAATTCAAAAATTTGTAGATAGAATTGGCGCGAAGACTCTAATTGTTTGCCGTTCAGAGGTGGAGAACATACACCAATCTAATCATGCAGATGCAGAAGTCTTTAATTTTGAGTATGATATTTATATTGATAATCAGGAAACGATAGAACATTTGAAAAAGATAGCAAAACAATTTGTAGAGAATTTTTTGAAAGGAGAAGATTATGAAGGGATTTATTGGTGATATTGACTGGGTAAATGTCGAGGCGCAAAATCCTTTAAGGGAGATTTGAGATGCCACTTATTTACAAAATAACTAATTGTATCAATAATAGAGTTTATATAGGACTGACAACCAGGACTCTTGAGTTAAGGTGGAAGGAACATTGTCGTCATAATAGTCAAGTTGTAGATAAAGCTATTCAAAAATATGGTAAAAATAATTTTTCTATTGAGGTTTTAGAAGAATGTTCAGATGAATTATTAGACGAAAAAGAAAAATATTGGATAAAATATTATGATTCTTTTAAAAATGGATATAATGTAACTGCTGGTGGTCGAAGAGACGGTGCTATCTTCACACATAAAGTAGATGAAGTTCTTAATTTATGGAATGAGGGGCTAACGCTAAACAGAATTCAAAAAATTACTAAATTAAATATAGAAACAGTCCGGTCTTATTTGAATAAAAATGGAATTACCCATGAAGAAATACGAAAAAGAGCAAATTATTTTATAGGTAAAGCAAAATCTAAACCAGTTGGACAATATAATCTTGAAGGAGAATTAATAAAAGTTTGGGAGTCTCAAATAGAAATCGTTAGAAATAATAATTTTAGTAAATCAACTTTAGAAAGAGCTATTAAGGGGAATAAACTTTTAAACAATAGCTATTGGAGGAAAATCTAATGAAAGGATATATTGAAAAAATTGATTGGATAAATTCAGAAAGTATGCGTTATTGGAGTATTCCCGCCTCTTATTCTGAGGAAAAGCGAAAGTCCGAAGTAGTAAATGCCATTTATAGCGGAGATTATTATGGCGCTTTGAAAGTTGATGGCTACTATCAACGTCTCATAAAAGATGAAGATGGAAATTGTTTTATGGTCGCGCGCAATAAAAATGTAAAAGGTGAAGCTGTAAATAAAATTGAATGGGTTCCCCAGCTTCAAGAGTTTATGACCCAATTACCTAATGGAACGGTTCTCCTAAGTGAATGTTATCTTCCTGGGCACGAGGGCTCTAAAAATATTACATCTCTTTTGGGATGCTTGAAGGATAAGTGTATTGCCCGTCAAGAAAAAGGCCAAAAGCTTCACTTCTATATTTTTGATATTTGCGCTTATGACAGAGTAAATTTAGTTAGTACTTCTGCCATCAATCGTTTTTCTCTTTTGGAGAAGCTATCTCAAAATTATTCTTCTCCTTATATAGAATGGGCTAAGTATTATAGTGGAAAAGAACTTTGGAATCGTCTTCAAGACTACCTAGCCTCCGGACGAGAAGGTATAGTAATTACCCGAAAGGATTGCCCAATTTATTTTAAGCGGACTCCCGCGCATATGACAATCAAAGTGAAGAAAGAACTTCAAGAAACTTTGGATGTAGTAATTATGGGCGCTAATGCTCCAACTCGTCTTTATAATGGAAAAGAACTTATGAGTTGGAAATACTGGGAAAATTTGGCTACTGGTGAAAAAGTAGAAGGCGCGCTCTATAAGAATTATAGTGATGGAGATCCTATCGAGCCAATTACGAAAATGTATTTTTTAGGTGGTGCCGGTTCTCTAAAAATTGGAGCTTATAAAGATGGGGAACTGGTCCAGGTCGGAAGCCTTAGTGGACTCGAAGATGAGATTCTGTTAAACTGGAAGTCTTATCTTGGAAAGGTTATTGAGATTACTGCTATGGAAGTAATGGTGGATACGGGTGGTTTGAGACACCCGCGCCCCGTACGCCTAAGAAGTGATAAGATGCCGAGTGAGTGTGATTGGTATCGGATTTTTGGAAATGTATAAAGTTTCGTCTTATGAGAAAAAAGTAATTGAAATTCTCAATAGAGAAAAAGTTAAATTTGTAAAAGAGAAAACTTTTGACGACCTTCATCATGGATATTACAGATTTGACTTTTTTCTTCCCGAAAAGAATATTCTTTTAGAGGTCCAGGGGCGCCAGCATACTGAATTTACGAAAGTTTTCTATAAAACTCGTTCAGATTTCCTAAAAGCTCAGGAACGAGACAGAGAAAAAATAAGCTATTGTCTTTCTCACAAGATTCCTCTTTATTGTATTCCTTGGTGGGATATGGACAAAATTTCCTCAGTAAAGGACTTACTGAATGATGCGTATCTGGCGCGGACACGTTATCACAATGATAATGCTTATCGAGAGTATCTAAAAAAATAGAAGAAAAGTCCCTCATTTCTACTTATAATTTGAAGTAGGAAGGAGGGATTTCTTTTGACTATACAGGAACTTGCGAATAGCCTAGGAGGCGTCCTTATTCTAATTTTTCTTTTTTGGCAAGTTTTAGAGAAAGTATGTGGAAACTTTGAATGGTTTCAAAAAATAAAAAAAAAGAAAATAGAAGCCGAAAAGAAAAAGCAGGAAGAGATTATTCAGAAAACAACTGAAAAAGTCGCGGAGCAAATTTTAACCCCTATTATGACAACATTTGAAGAAAAAAATCGACTACAAGATAAAAAGCTAGAAATGCTTATCAAATCTTCTAATGATATGCTTAGGAAAGATATTGTAAAAATTTATTATAAATATTTACCTTATAAAAAAATTTTACATTATGATAAAGAATTTGTTTGCGCAGTCTATCAAGATTACCATAACCAAGGCGGTAATTCTTTTATAGATGGAATCATGGAAAAAATAAAAACTTGGTTGGTTGTTTTGACTGAGGAAGAATTGCATCAATAAAAAAAGAGGAGAGGGCAAAAGTCCTCTCCTTTTACTTTTATTTACTTATCTTCACCTTTGATACGAGCAATAACCTCGCTAATGGCGCTAGAGCCAGACATTAGGACAAAACCGGTTAGGATTTGACCAGCCATACTTATGCTATCGACTAGGCCGCAGGCGAAAATCAGGTCTAGACCAAAAGAAAATACTAGGCAGAAAGAACCAATACCGGCAACTATAAGAGTAATCCATTTACCATAAGAAAGACTATCCCATAGAGGATGTGCGCGGTCGATTACATACCATAGCACGGCAGATAGAGCAATAATCAAAGTTAGCATTTCCATTTTCTTTACCTCCTATAAGTTTCTATTTATAAGTTAAAACTACTTATAAAATCTCTAAAAAATTGACACTTATTAAAATAAATGTTATAATAATATAAGAAAGAGGTGAAAGAAATTGGAACTTAGTAATATACAGAATACTATATTAGAGGCGACTGAGCCAATTATTTTTGTAAGTAGCGCAAGCGGGTCAGGGAAGACAAGAGTTCTGACCGAAAAGGTACGTCAAAGTATCCAAAAAGGAAAAAGTGTAGTAGCTTTTACATTCACAAATATGGCCTCTGGGGAAATGAAAAAACGACTTCAAATAGATAATAACGATAATCTATTTATTGGAACCATCCATTCCTATTGCGCGCATCTTCTACTGAGAAATGGGGTAAAAGAAGCTATAAAATATATGAATGATGAAAAATTTGATGGGCTTTTCCATCTAATGCAAAAGCATCCAGAGTGCGCGCCAAATATTGATATCTGCTTATGTGATGAGGCCCAGGATAGTAATGAAATTCAGCTAAAATTTATTTTTGAAATGCTTCATGCGAAAGAATACTTTATTGTATTTGATTTACGACAGTCGATATATGGCTTCGCAGGTAGCCGCCCAGACCTTTTAAAGCGTTATCAGTATGAACTTGGTGCGAAGGTTTATTCTATGAATGAGAATTATCGGTGTTGTCCTGATATTCTCCGTTTCGCAAAATCTACTCTTCAAAAATGTAGTATGAGTGATGATAGTATTGCTATACGTCAGGTCAAAGGAACCGTGGCTATGAAACCTTATAGTGAAAAACTAATCTTTGATATGATAAATATTAGTAAAAAATATCATAAATGGGCTGTGTTGGCGCGAACCAATGCTCAGGTTGATACCATCAAAGACTATCTAGTTGATAATGGAATCCCTTGTGATAGTTTCAAACAAGGCGACCTCAAAAAAGAAGAGCTAGATAAAAAGATGGAAGAGAATACTGTAAAAGTTTTGACCGTACATAGCGCGAAAGGCTTAGAGTGGGATTATGTAGCTTGTGTTGGACTAAATCTTTGGAGCCCTGAAGAATGTAGAGTATCCTATGTTGGGATCACTCGTGCGCGAGATGGTGTTTTATGGATGACCCCACAGAGAAAAAAGCGCGCAAGAGTTACAAACTGGGAGTAAAGATATGATAATAGTTTTAGCTTTACTAATTCTAGGAACTATTTTTCTTTTACTAAAACAACGAAAAAAAATTCAAAAGTTAAAAACCGATACTGATGAAATATATCGAAAAGTTTTAGAAGAAAAATATAAAAAGCTGGAAGAGGATGCCCAACAAGAATTCCAAGCAAAACAAAGAAGTTATAATAGTGAATTATCTTATCTTAGAAAAGAATTAGAAGATTTTCGTAGTTGGCGCGATGCCATAAACGAAGCAATACGACGAGAACGAGAATTAAGCGAGAAAGAAGATTTCTACAAAATTCAACTCACACAAAACGATATAGAAGATATAAAGCTTTTGAATAATATGAAGGACCGCCTATGTCATAAAGAAGTCCTCCCTAAGGTCATATGGGAAAGCATCGCTCGGCGCCCTGTAAATGAAATGATAAAGAGGGTTGTTGGGCAAAAAGTTGGAGGAATTTACAAGATTACCTATATCCCAACTGGGGAAGCTTATATAGGCCGAACTGTCAATTTCAAGGATAGATGGCAAGCTCATATTCAGACCGCGCTAGGTATGGAAAAAGCTGCCAGTTCAACGCTTCATACTCATATGGCACGGAATGGAATTTGGAATTATAATTTTGAAATTTTAGAAGAAGCCCCAAAAGATAAACAGAGCGAACGAGAAAAATTTTATATTGATTTGTATGGGACACAAAAACAATTGAATATGAAAGCTGGAGGATGAGAGAAAATTTGATTTTCTCTCATTTTTCTTTTATAATATAATAAAAAGATGGAAGGAGAATTAAATAGATGTACGATTTACCTACTTTTTACCATTTTGAGAATTTTGATGATGTTCTTGGAATTTCTCTTAAATCCCAATTCCAACGAATAAGTGATTATCTTCTCTCAAAAGATGATACAATGGCGTCTTTTTATATCAATTCTCAGGATGATGATATTTATGAGGAGGATTGGGCATGAGGCCACTAATAAAAATTCTTATTATTTCTGATGATATTGAGAAATGGGCCTCTTATTTTAAAGGATATCATATAATTACAACAAGAGATAATATGACTATTCAAAATGATTGGTTTTTTATTCGTTTTAGAAGTCGGCTTGTTGAAAATATTCGAGGAGAAAAATATGATAAGATAGTTGTAGATAAGTTTGTTTCTGACGATTATATCTATACAGTTCTTGGTCCAATGACTAGTGTTCCTAAAATTATATATACTGAAGATGGATATAAATTAGAGAGGAGACGAATGAATGAATCTTACAAATTTTGAAAAACTCAAAAATCTCTCAATAGAGGAAATGGCAGAATTTCTATCTGACCAAATGGCGCTTGAAGGTACAATTTATGACCAATGGATGACGGATACTTTTTGTAATAATTGCTCGGATAGTGAAGACTATGATGGAAGTCTAGTAAGTTTTTGTGAAATAAACCACGATTGCCCTTATGGACTTTATCTTCTTAGTAATAAGGACTTGGTAATGAGATGGCTCTCTTTGGTGGAGGAAAAAGATGACTAAAACTTTTTGTGATTTTTGCGAGACTTATATTCCTAATCCAGGTTTTTCCAATACTTGGTATCTTCCTATTTGGGAGGATAGAGTAGTCACTCGTGGAGGACGTGGAAATGCAGTACTTCTTAGCGAAAAAGGAGTAGTCTCAAGAGCATTTTGTCTTTGTGATACCTGTATTCATAATATGGCCACCTTGACGACAACTTATAAAGCTGAAAGAAAAAGAGAGAGGCTTTAATCCTCTCTCTTCTTTTTACTTATCTTCACTTACAGATTTTGTAGGTGGAATTTCTGCAACAGCGCTGGTTGCTACATTATTTAGTAAAGTGTCTAGTACTTGGAGGTTTTTGTTGCCAGCAAGTACATAATCTTTTACGCTTTGAATTGCTTCTTTGGATGTCATAATATCCCTCCTCTTGTATTTATAAGTAGATTTTTGAAAGTTAGTTTTGGGAAATTTGATATTTTTGGAGTTTTGAGGTATAATATTATTATAAATGTAGAAAGGAGTAGAATAAAATGGGTTATGATGCTAATTCAATTCAAATAAGAGACTTCCGTACAGCTTGTCGAGCCACTCCTGGAATGTATTTAGGGGCGACCGCACAGGATGCCTCTTTCAATTGTTTTCTTGAAGTATTGAATAATGCTTGCGATGAAGCCATGATGGGGCGCGGAAATAGAATTGAAATAATTTTATCTGATGACTGCGACACACTAACTTGCATTGATAATGGAGCGGGAGTCCCTCGCGGGCCAAATAAAGATTGTGAAGAAGTTTTGATTGAACTTTTTTGTTCTGCTCATAGTTCTGGTAAATTTGATACTTCTAATTACAAGAAGGTTCGAGGATGTCATGGCATTGGAACATCAGCAGTATGTGTTTGCTCTCGGGAGTTTGAGGTTTGGAGTCGAAGAGAAGGTAGTGAATATCATTTAAAGTTTCAAGATGGTATTCCATGTTCTAATAAAAGTGAAAAGATTAGAGAAATTAGTTCTACTGGCTCTACTTTTAGATTTACTCCAAATAAGGAAGTGTTAAATATTGAAAAAGATGAAAACACCTTTGAGCCCGAGCGAATTAGAGAAGAACTTCGACTTACATCTTACTTTATTCCAAAAGTTTTATTTGTTTTTACTTATAAAGGAAAAAGTGATACATTTTACTCCTCACAGGGGCTAAAAGATTTTGCAAAAGACAATATTGAAAAACCTTTACATAAGTCTTTTATTTATGGATATAAAGAATTTGATGATGAGGTTGAAGTTGAAGTATTTGCACAATGGACAAGTGGAAAAGAAACAGAATATATTTTTTCTAATGGCGCGTTAAATATAGATGGCGGAACACCGAGCACTGGTGCAAAAACTGCTTTTACAAGAACTATAAATTCTTTATCTAAGGGAGATTTTACTGCCGATATGATAAGAAAGGGATTAGTTTATATTGTCAATGTGCGCCACCCTCATCCTATTTATCAAAACCAAACCAAATCTCGTATCCAAAACCCAGAGCTGAGAGGATATACCCAAACAGTTTTTACTGATGCTATAAAAGACTTTGTAAAAAAGCATAAAGATGAATTTGATAAAGTTGTTGATTTATTAGTTAAAGAAAAAAAAGCAGAGATGATGGCAGAAAAAGCTCGTCGTCAAGTTCTTGAAGCTGGAAAAGAAGTCGAAAAAAATCAACGCAAAAAAGTCTTTGCAAGTGATAAATTGAAGGATGCAGAGTTTTTGGGACAAGATTCGACGCTTTTACTTGTTGAGGGCCTATCTGCTGCCTCAAGTGTTGCAGTTGCAAGAGATGAGAAGCGCTTTGGTATTTTAGCATTGCGAGGAAAATTGATAAATTCTTTTTCTAATGATGATGAAAAGTTCTACCAAAATGAAGAAGTAAAACTTCTTTTGAGTGCTATGAATATTATTCCTGGGAAGTATGATAATAAAAAGCTTCGTTATGGTAGAGTGGGTATCTTGACTGATGAGGACAGTGATGGAAAGGCTATTGCTCTTTTGATTATGTGTGCTATATATAAAGTTGCCCCTCAATTGATTGAGGAAGGCCGTCTATGCTGGATGCGTTCTCCACTTTATATAGTTAAAAATGGTAAGCAAGAAACTTATTATTATAGTGATGAAGAATTCAATAAAGTTAGAAAAACTATCAAAGGGGTTGTTCAAAGAAATAAGGGCCTTGGTGGTTTAAGTGCTGAGCAAGCAAAACGTGCAATGTTTTCTTCAGAATTTCAACGAATTGATACTCTGATTCCAGATGAAGAGACTTATGGACTACTTTATTCTTTGATGGGGAAAGATAGTAAGCCTAAACATGATTTTATTTTTGAAAATATTGATTTTTCAGAAATTCGTGAATAAGGAGAGGAAATTTGATTTCCTCTCTTTTTTTTGATATAATTATATTATAATGAATAGAAAGGAGCTGTAAAATGGAAAAAAATTTGACTCCAATTATAAAAGAAAGTTTTCTTCAATTTGGAGGAGCTGTCCTTCAATCAAGAGCCTTGCCTGATGCACGAGACTTATTAAAACCTTCTGCGCGCCAAATCTTTTATTGTCTTTATACTGATAAGTTTATTCATGAAAAACCTTTTCAGAAGACTTTGAAAGCAATCGGTTCTTGTTTTAGACTGTATATTCATGGAGATAGTAGTGCCGAAGGAGTGATTATGCGTGCTGGTCAGCCTTTTGCTATGCGCTATCCTCTTATCGAAGTAGAGGGGTCCTATGGAACATTGCTGGCTTCTGGTTCATGGAGCGCGCCTCGTTATACAAGTGCTCGTCTTTCTCCTTTGGCCAGTTATCTTTTTGCTGATATTCAAAAAGAAGTTGTTGAGGAGTGGAGAGATAATTACGATAATACAGAACAATACCCAATGGTTTTACCCTCTAAGGGTTTTTATAATTTAGTCAATGGGTCTTATGGAATTGGTGTTGGCGCGAGTTGTTCATGCCCTCAGTATAACCTAAAAGAACTCAATGAAGCTCTTATCAAGCTTTTATGGAATCCTGAGTGTAATTTTGATGAAATTTACTGTGCACCTGATTTTGCCACTGGCGCGGTTCTTCTCAATGCTGATGAAGTAAAAGAAAGCCATCGACTTGGAACTGGTTCTGCTTGTAAGTTAAGAAGTGTTGTTGATTGGGATAAAAAGGAAAGATGTTTAGTAGTTTCTGAAATTCCTTATATGCTTTATACTGAAACTATCTGTAAGCAACTAGAAGACATTATTAATGGTGATGAGAATCCTGGAATTGACCGCTTCAATGACCTAACTGGTAAAACCCCTCTAATTAAGATTTATCTTTCTAAAAATGCGTCGCCAGAAAAGATTTTGAAATACCTCTATAAGAATACATCTCTTGAAAGTTATTATGGAGTCAATTTTACTTTTTTGGAGAATGGCCGCTTTCCAAGAGTTTTTGGATGGAAAGAACTTCTTCAATCGCATCTTGACCATGAAAGAATTGTTTATATAAATGGCTTTCAATTCGACCGTAGAAAAATTCTCGCACGCCTCCACATTATTGAAGGTCTAATGAAAGCTATTTCAATGATTGATGAAGTAGTTAGGACTATCAAAAAATGTGCCGATGCTAAAAACGCTTCTATCGGTCTTCAACGCCTATTAAGTATTGATGAAATTCAAGCAAAGGCAATCCTTGACCTAAAACTTTCTCGTTTGACCCATCTAGATATTACAAAATTAGAAACTGAAAAGTCAAATCTCGAAACTGAAAAAGAAAGAATTGAAGCAATTTTAGGCGATGAAAATCTCCTCAAAAAAGAAATTGAAAAAGGGCTGCGCGAAGTTGCTGAAAAGTTTGGAGATGCGCGCAGAACGAAAATTTTGAATATTTCTAATGAGGAAGAAACAATTGAACAAAAACAGCTATCCCTCTCCTTCACAAATGAAGGAGCGGTATTTGTTAGTGAAACCTCTACTCTTTATTCTCAACGAAGAAATGGCGTAGGTTCAAAGTTCAAGCTTGATAAAGGAGAATTTGTAGTAGATACTCTGATTGGAAACAATACGGATGAAGTTCTCTTTTTTACACAGCGCGGGACCTTCTATCATTTAAAAATGGGAGAATTCAATATTGGAGAGAAGCAATACCTAAATTCGCTTCTACCCATCAATGGAGACGATGAAATAAAATCGGCCACAATTCTTTCTAAAGACACAGAATCCTCAAACATTCTCTTCCTTACAAAGAATGGAATTTTGAAAAAGTCGGCGCTCTCTGAGTATAATTTACGAAGAAATACTGGTGTTCAGGCTTTAAAACTAGATAATGATGACTTGATTATTTCTATTCTTATTTTGAAAGATGAACGAGTTGGTATCCTTACTAAGGAAGGTAATTTCATTATTATTGAGACTAAGGATATTCGACCTATTGGTAGAGTAGCCCGAGGAGTTGTGGGTATAAAGTTGAATGAGGGAGATGGGGTTGTTTCTGGTCGAGTAGTTCCAAAGGAAGCAAAAGAAATTCTTTCTGTGAGTGAAGATGGGTACTCAAAGCGCACCAGTATAAATGAATTCAAAATTACAGGGCGCGCGACCAAAGGAGTAAAGATTCAAAGAGCTGATAATCTTTGCGACTTCTTACCACTTGTTGATGCTAGTGATATTTTAGTTGTATCTTCCACTACTCAAATTCGGGTAAAAGTTGATGAAATTCCAGTATTGGGCCGTGGAACCCAAGGGGTAAAGACTTTAAAATTAGGAGAAAATTCAAAGGTAATAAAAATCCAAAATTTCTAAGTTTGAAAGTTTGAAAGTTTTGTAAATTTTAACTATAATATTTATAGAAAGTTGAGAGAGGCATGAAACCTTTACTCATCTAATAATAAAAATAACTTATATGTAAAAAGGAGAAAAAATTATGAAGCTAACAGAAAAGAGTCAGAGCGTATTTGATTATGTGAAGAATGCGGGTGGTCATGTCTCTATTGATGAGATTTGTAATGCCATTGGCCGTGCTTCTCGTTCCGTAGGTGCCAATGTAACCGACCTACAGAAAAAGGGTCTAGTTGAGCGCGAGAAGGTTGAGGTAGAAGGTGCAGAGAAGCCTGTGGTTTATGTAAACCTAACTGATGCTGGTGCCACCTTTGTCCCCAGCGATGACGCTGAGTAATTCATTCTAATAATTTGGTAGGAGGAATTCCCTCCTACCTTTTTATGAAAGAACCAAAATAACTATTGTAAATGTAAAAAGGAGAAAAAATTTATGCTACATGAAGCTGAAAACCGTGTTCGTATTGAAGGTCTACTAAGTGAAACTGATTTGAAGTATGGTTCTTTTGTCAAGAATGGTGAGACAATTGAGACAATCGGAGGAACTATCAAGGTACTTGTTGAGCAAGTCGTGAATGCTGTTCCTCTACATCTCGAAATCCCCGTCCATCTTTTTAGTCAAAAGTATAAGAAAGATGGAGGTCTGAACCCCTCCTATGAAAGTATCCAGCGAGTCAAGGAAGAGTTTATGTCTATTGCTTCTGCTGGTGGGCGTGAAGGTGCGGACAAGATTCGTATTACTGGCGCGAAAATCAAGATGAATGAGTTCTTCTCTAAGGATGGACGTTTTGTAAGTTCTCCTCGTATTAGTGCCTCTTTTGTTGGTAAGGCTACTGGTGATTTTAAGCCTGAAGCTAGCTTCTCTCTAACTTTTGCTGTCTCTAATATCAATTATGTAGTTGATAAGAATGGTATTGAAGTAGAGCCCAAGAAGCTAGAAGTTACAACTATTGTCCCTAATTGGAATGGTCAGGTTGAGGTAGTAAAGCTATATGCTTCTAATCCTAATGTCATTAATGCTATTACCCAGTATTGGGAGCCTGATTATACCTTTAAGGCTAATGGTCGTTTGAACTTTACTTCTACTACTGAGACGTATATTGAAGATGTAGATTTTGGCGAGGCTATTGAAAAGACTCGTACTCGTAGCATTAGTGAACTACTAATTACTGGTGGTTCTCAAAGTGCCTTAGAGGGTGAACAGGCCTTTGATGTTGAGGACCTCGCGCAAGCAATGAAGGAGCGTAAGGTTCGTCTAGAAGCTCAAAAGGCTAAGGATATGAATAAAGTAAAGGGCGAGATGAAGACTCCTGCGCCAACCACTTCTCGTTTAGCAGGAGACGATATGGGATTCTAAGGAGGTAAATAGTTATGGCTATTGATATTTTTTCTCTCCAACCCAATAAAATCTCGCGCGATCTGCGTTCTAAATTTATTCTTCTAGCGGGTGCTCCTAAAATTGGAAAAACTGAATTTTGTGCCCAAAGTGATAAAGCCTTAATTCTTGCAACTGAGATTGGCACGAATGCTCAATCTGGTGTTCGTGCTCTTCCCATTCAAAAGTTTGCTGATTTCAAATTAGTTCTTCGTCAGTTAGAAAAGCCCGAGGCCAAACAAATGTATTCAACTATCTGTATTGATACTATTGGTATTCTATACGACCTTTGTGAGCAGTTTGTTTGTCAACAGAATGGTGTAAGTAAAATTGGAGATATTCCCTACGGCGGTGGATATAGCCAAACCTCAAAAGAGTTTGAGAATTGTCTCCGTAAAATTACCATGATGGGCTATGGACTTATTATGACTTGTCACCTAAAAGAAATGACAGATGATGATGGAAAGGTAGTGGGTTACAAGCCTGACCTCAATAACCGGTGTCTTAAAACCGTCAATGGTCTTGTTGATATTATTGGAGTTATTACCCAAACCTGGAATGAAAAGGGAGAAAGTGAACGGTGGGTCCAAACTCGCGCCACTCCCACTATTACTGCAGGTTCTCGTTATAAATATCTTGAACCCCGTATCCCATTTGGTTTTCACGAACTTGAACAGGCAGTAGCTAGAGCTATTGATATGGAAGAGAAAAATGGTGGCTTGGTGACCGATGAAGCACCGGTAATCCAGGAAGAAAAACTCGACTTCAATGCTCTAATGTCCGAAGCCCGTGAGATTTGGACCACCAAGGTAAATAACGCCCAAACTGATGAAGATAAGGAAGCAGTAGTCCGTGCTATGTCTAAAAAGGTAGAAATGGTATTTGGACGAAAACTTAAACTCTCGGAGGTTACAGAAGATCAGGTCTCACTCCTGCAACTTGCTGTAATGGACTTGCGCGCGATGTAATTTATATAATTAAATTAGAGGTAGGAGAAATCCTACCTCTTTTTTGACATTTTTAGAAAAATATGTTATAATATAATAAGATTGGAGGGATATAAATGGCAAAACATTTAGTTATCTGCCGTGCTTGTAAGGAGCGCTTTGACGCACAATTAGCTGGCGCGGATATAGAGTGGGTAATGCCATCTAAGGGATGGTATTATCACAAATCTTGTTATGAAAATCTAAAGAAAGGAAATATCTTAAAAGATAAAGATTGGAAAAAGCGTATTTATGATTTTATCGCACATGACCTAAAAGTTTCTTATGACTACCATCTATGTGAAGCTCAATTGAAGAAATTTGTTGAAAAAGATAAAATTGGAACATATAAAGGCATTTTTTATACGCTAAAATATTTCTATGAAATTAGGAATGGAGATTGGTCAAAAGGCCACGGAGGTTTAGGAATCATCCCCTTCATATATGAAGAGGCTACTACTTATTGGAAGCAAAGAGAGAATAATGAACGAGGGACCTTAGCTGGAATTGAGGAACAAATCAAACAACGAGAATCCCAGCAAAAAGTTGTTCTAAAAAAACCAAAAACTACATCCATAAAGAAGCCTCGATGGAATTTGGAGGATATTGAATGATTGATAAAAATACAGAACTCCAAGTTATTGGAAGTTTAATGAAACACCCTCAATATCTAAGTGAGATAGATAAATATACAATAACCCCAGCAGACTTCTCTTCAACTTTTACTCGCTATTTATTTGTGGCGATTGACAATTTATATCGAGGTGGAGCATCTCATATTACTCCCGTCGATATTTCGAGCTATCTTGAAAGTACTCCTAGCGGGCAGCTAGTTTTTTCTCAAAATAATGGCATTGAATATCTTCAAGATGCTGAATTTATGAGTGAGCCAGGTAATTTTCCTTATTACTATAATGAACTAAAAAAGTTCAATTTAGTAAGAGACCTCAAACGAATGGGTCTTGATACTAGTAATATTTATTGTGAAAACCTAACCCAACCCAAGGCTTTTGATATAAACCAACGCTTCAAAAATCTTTCGGTAGATGATATACTAAAAGAAGTAAAGAAGAACCTATTGGATGTAGAAAAATCTTACATCCAAAATGAGACGGTCCAAACCTGGGATTTGGAAAATGAAATTGATAGTGTAATTGAAACTTTTGGTAGTGAAGAAGGTATTGGGTTATCAATCAATGGAGAGATTTTTTCATCAATTATAAATGGTGCAGAACTCGGCGCGCTTACAATACGAAGTCTTGCTAGTGGTTGCGGTAAGACGAGACTTTCTGTTGCAGATGCATGCAAATTAGCTTTTCCATTTTTTTATAGTGAAATAGATGGAAAATGGATCAAGAATGGTGCTTGTGAGCCAGTTCTTTTTATTATGACAGAGCAAAAACCAGAGCAAATAATAAAAATGATTTTAGCCTACCTAAGTGGAGTAGAAGAATCTAAATTCAAATTCAATACTCTTACTGATAGTGAAAGGAAAAGAATTGAGGTCGCGCGCCATATAATCAAGACCTATAAAACCCTAAAACTAATGAGAATACCAAATCCCTCTATTGAGCAAATAAAACTAAGTGTTAGAGAAGAGGTAATTCTTTCCCAACGGCGCTACGTCTTTTTTGATTATATTTTTATTTCTCCGGGAGTTTTAAATGAATTTCGTGGACACAATCTTAGAAATGATGAAATTCTAGCATTGATGGCAACCGCACTAAAAGATCTGGCTATTGAGCAAAATGTTTCAATTTTTACTTCAACCCAAGTAAATGCTAAAGCAGATGACAACTCAGAAATACGAAATGAAGCTAGCTTAGCTGGTGGCAGAGCAACAATCAATAAAGCAGATAATGGTATAATTGGCGCGCGACCTACAAAAGATGAGATAGATATTCTTCGAAAAGATGGAAACTTAATGGGTGGTATAATTCCTAATCGAGTTTTTGATGTATTTAAGGTTCGTTCAGGACGATGGACTCAGGTTCGTATTTGGAGTTATTTCAATACGGGGACACTAAGACTTACTGATTTATTTGTAACTGATGATAGGATGAATCCTATTCTTGATTTTTATGATACTCAACAAAAAGTTGAATGGGAATTAGACGAAAAAGAACAAAAATTCTTAGAGGAGATAAATAAGTAAGAAGGGAGATTTCTTTGGATTATAGAGAAATAATTGAAAATCTTACTGATGAAATAGTAGAGAAAATTTTAGATAAGCTAGGAGTCCCCTGGCAAGACAAAGGAGACTTTCTCTTATGTAAAACAGCATGTCATAACACCAATCTGGATGAAGCTTCTTGGAAGCTTTATTACTATAAAAATACTCACATCTTTATGTGTTATAGTGAGTGCGGCGCGCAGAATATCTTCCGTTTTATTGAACATTATTATGAAACAAGAGGAATTACCTATGATTGGCATGAAGATGTTTTAGAATTTGTTCAAAGTTATGATGAAAAACGATTTACTGAAACAGAAATCAATGAAAACTACCAGTCAAAAAGAAATGACTTTATGCCCAAAAAGGAAAGGCGAGAACTTCCAACCTATGAGAAAGGTATCTTGGATGTCTTTATAAAAGAGTATCCTGCCGATTGGGAGGAAGAAGGAATTTCCCACAAAGCCATGGATAAATTCAATATTCGTTTTTCTATTGGTCAGAACAAAATCATAATTCCTCATTATAATGTTAGAGGCGGTTTAATTGGAATTAGAGGGCGTGCACTCAATCAATGGGAAGTAGAGAATGTGGGCAAATATATGCCAGTTCAAATTGAAGGAAAATGGTATTCACATCCATTGAGTTTGAACCTTTATGGTTTAGACAAAAACTTGGAAAATATCAAACGGTATGGAATTTGTTATGTCTTTGAGGCAGAAAAAAGTGTATTGATGTGTGAAAATTTTTCATTTCCTAATTGCGCGGTGGCCTCTTGTGGAAGTCAATTCAATAAATATCAACTTGATATTTTGATGCGTTATGCTCAACCAAAAGAAATTGTTATCTGTTTTGATAATGAGGAAAAACCAGGAAGTGAAGACTATTTTCAAAAATTATGGAAAATGTGTAGTAAATATAAAAATTATTCAAATTTTTCTTTTATCTATGATAGGGAAAATCTTACAAAAAAGAAAGACTCTCCTGTGGATGAGGGGCAAGAAAAGTTTGAAGAGCTATTGAAAAGGAGAGTAATTGTGAAGTGAAATATCGACTAGTAAATCAAGAGATAAAAGAAGATTATGGAAGGAACTTACTTCGCGCGCGAGGTATTCAAGACGTTCAAGCTTTTTTACATCCAACAAAGGAATGCTTGCAAAGTTTTGAGGATTTAGATAATTACCAAGCAGGAGTAAAGGCTATTGAAAATACCATTTTTCTTGATAAGCCTTACGCCATTATCGCTGATTGCGATATGGATGGGGTAGCTTCTTTTGCTATAATTTATCAATATTTAAAGAGAATGAATCATGAAAAAGAAATTGAGTTTTTTATTCATGAAGGAAAACAGCATGGCTTTTCTGATATGATGGAACAATTAGAAAAGAAGGACTGGGGCCTTATTATCGCGCCAGATAGTGCTACAAATGATGGACAATATATAAAAGAATTTACCTGCCCAGTCCTTGTTTTAGATCACCATATAAAGGAATCTGAAAGTGAAATTCCTCCAAATATGATACTTATAAATAATCAAACTTCTAAAAATTATAGAAATAAAGACCTTTGTGGCGGAGGTGTAGTTTGGCAGTTTTGTAGAGCATTAGATGATTATTTTTTGATGGATTGGGCTTATGACTATATTGACCTCTGTGCTGTTTCGCTAGTTGGTGATATGATGTCAATGCTTGAATATGAAAATCAATACTTAGTTCAGACTGGGTTTAGTAATATCAAGAATACGATGCTACAAGTTTTATTGGATAAACAAGACTATTCAATGGGTGGAAAGATAAATCCTATAACTGTTGCTTTTTATATTGTACCTCTTATAAACGCCATGATTCGAGTTGGTTCAATGGAAGAAAAGTATCGACTTTATCGTAGTTTTATTGAACCAAATATAATGGTAGAATGCCATAAACGTGGAGCTAAAGGGACAATGGAGAGGCTTTGTATAGAGAGCGCACGTGAATGTACGAATGCAAAAGCCCATCAGGACAAAATGAAAGAGAAAATAGTTCAAGAATTAGAGGTAAAAATTTTCAAGCAAGATTTATTGGAAAATCAGATTTTATTTGTAAGACTTGATGATGATGATGATTTTCCTGCTGAGCTAAATGGATTAGTAGCTATGGTGCTGTCAGCGAAATATCATAAACCTACTATATTGGCTAGACGAAATTTCGAAGGTTTCGATAGAGGTAGTGCTCGCGCGCCAAGTAATACGGAGCTAACTTCTTTCAAAGAGTTTCTATCAGAGACTGGTCTTTTTGAATATACTCTTGGCCACGACCAAGCATTCGGAATAAGCGTTTCTGACAAGAATCTCTCAAAACTTCATGAAATAGCAAATAAAGAACTCTCTCAAATTGATTTTGGAGAAAATATTTATGATGTAAATTTTATTCGAAGAGCTAATGATAAAGACATAGAAGCTATAATTCTTGATGTCGCGCCGTATGAACAAGTATTTGGGCAACAAAATCCCGAAGCCATGATAGCTATTACTAATTTAGTAGTTTCACCTAATGAAATAAAAATTATAGGGAAAAATAAAGATACCTTACGAATTGAGAAAAATGGAATTATCTACATCAAATTTAGAGCAAAAGACTTAATAGAAGAATTAAAAAGCTTTTCAAGTGAAATGGAAATTACTTTGGTAGGTCGGCCCAATATCAACAATTGGATGGGGCAAGAATTACCACAAATTTTCATAGTAGATATGGAGGTTCAAGATGCAAGATTTTCCTTCTGACGATAACCTAATATATATAATTCCGGCTAATATAAAAAAACCACTAAGTGTAGTTTTTGAAAATTCAGTTAGTGAAGGAAGAGAATTAAATAATAGTCATATAATTGGGATAGACTTAAGTAATGATATAGATATACAAAAACGCGCGAAAGAAATTGAAAAAGCTCTTTCCTTCTAATAGTTGAAATTTTTTAGAATTTAGAATATAATATATATAGAAAATAAAAAGGAGGTTTGTAAATGATAGGAATTTATAAAATTGAGAATTTTACAAAAGAACTAGTTGCTTCACTTCCTACTACCATTCAATCTTTGGATGAAATCAAAAATTATATTCTTTTTGAAAATGAGAATATTTATAAAAAAATCCAAATAGATGAACTTTATTACTTGATTGACGAAGAATCCTGGAGAATCGTAGGAGTAATGAACTTACACAAAGGATGGGGATTTTTTGATATAGCCGAACATGATGATAGAGTTAGAATAAAAAATGTGTTTCCAGATAAAACCTGTCATATAGTTGATGAGTAAAAAGAAATGGTAGGTATATATAAATATACGAATAAACAAAACAACAAAGTATATATAGGGAGAAGTACTGATATTACAAAGAGAAAATGGGCTCATCTAAATCAGCCATCACCATATTCTTATTTTGACCAAGAACTTCATAAATTAGGAGAAAAAGCTTTTACTTTTGAAGTGATAGAAGAATGTGAACCTCAAGAATTACAAGAAAGAGAAAAATATTGGATAAAATATTATGAAAGTTATTCTTCAAAAGAAAAAGGGTATAATTTAACTCGTGGTGGAGAAGAGTATAAAAGTGAAGAAAATCCTTGGGCGAAACTTACTGAAAAAGAAGTTCTTGAGATTATCGAAAAATTAAAAAATACAAAATTATCTATACAAGAAATAGCAAGACAGTATGGGGTTCATTATAATACTATTAGCGATATCAACAGATGCAATACTTGGATCTGGCTTCATCACTATAAGAAAAATATAAGAATAGAAACGCAAGGGAGTGTTTGTCGTGGTGAATTGGGAACTAACAAAATTACTGAAGAAAAAGCAAAGCACATAATAGCCCTATTAGAAAAAGACCCTCGTTCACTAGCTCAAATATCACGAGATGAAAATGTTAGTTTAAATATATTATATGATATAAACAGATGTAAGACCTGGAGGTATTTACATAATTATAGAACCAATATTCGTAATGAATTTAGAAAGAGGTGATGAAGAATGAGAACTATCTTGGATTATCCTGGTAGTTTGCATTAGTTTATTCATAACCATGATGAGACCTCAAATCTTCGACTGCGTGACTGTATCATAAAAGTTGAAGACCTAATTGATTATGCTATCGAGCTGGGACATGAAGTAGTAGCCATTACTAACCACGATTGTATTTCTGGAGCAGTTAGAGTTGAGAAATATTATAAAAAAATAAAAGAAAGCCATCCCAACTTCAAAGTTATCCAAGGAAACGAAATTTATCTTTGTCGAAATGGGCTCAATGCTTCAAATTATAAAGCTGGACAGGATAAATATTATCACTTTATCTTGTTGGCCAAAGATGCCATCGGCCATAAACAAATTCGTGAAATCTCTACTCGTGCTTGGCTGAGAAGTTATATGGCACGAGGAATGCGTCGGGTTCCGACCTATTATAATGATTTATTTGAAATTATTGGCGTGAATCCTGGTCATGTAATTGGCTCTACGGCTTGCCTTGGTGGATGTCTTCCTACTCAGCTTCTAAAAGCAAAAGATAATCCAGAATTGATGCCAAAAATTCACAACTGGATAAATCAAATGGATAATTTGTTCGGTCATGGGAACTTCTTTTTTGAAATGCAGCCTAGTAATAATAAAGACCAAATTTATGTCAATAAAAAACTTTTTGATTTATCAAATGAGTTTGAAATTCCTTATATTATTACAACAGATACTCACTATCTCAAAAAAGAAGATAGAGCAATTCATAAGGCTTATCTAAATGCCCAAAATGGTGATAGAGAAGTAGATGACTTCTACGCCACAACCTATCTAATGGACACAGAAGAGCTTGAAAGTTATTTTGGATATTTTTCACAAGAGCAATTACAAATAGCATATAAGAATATACTAAAAATAAAAGATATGTGTGAGGATTATAGTCTTCTAAAACCTTTATATATTCCACAATTACCTTGGAAAGAATCTAAAATTAAATATGTCCAAAATTGTTGGATAGAAAGAATTCCTTATCTGAAAACATTCGTAGAGTCTGATTATATAGGTGATAGAGCTTTGGCGTGTATGATTGTTGAAGCCTTGGAAGATGGCCCGCAAGAGCTATGGAATCAAAAGACTTGGAATGAAGTCAATGCTTGTCTTGAAATGACATGGATTTCTTCTAATGTAAATAAGGCACATTGGTCGGCCTATTACCTAAATCTTCAAAGAATTATTGAAGAATGTTGGAAAGCCGGTACATTAGTTGGACCAGGAAGAGGGTCAGGAGTAGGCTTTATCTTACTTTATCTTTTGAATATAACTCAAATCAATCCCTTACAAGAAACCACTAAAACTTTTAGATGGAGATTTCTAAATCCTGATCGAGTTTCAGTACTTGACGTGGATGTAGATATCGAAGGAGGCCGGCGCACGGAAGTCCTAAATCATTTACGAAAAGTCTATGGAGATAATCAAGTTTCAAATGTCGCGACTTTCCGCCAAGAAAAGTCCAAGTCAGCAATCCTCACAGCTTGTCGCGGTTTAGGGATAGATGTCGATATTGCTTCATATTTGGCTTCATTGATTCCTTCTGACCGAGGATTGCTACGAACTTTATCTCAATGTATGTATGGTGATACTGAAAATGATTGGAAGCCAATCAAACAATTCGTATATGAAATGACTGAAAACTATCCCGAAGTTTGGGAAGTCGCCCAAAAAATTGAAGGATTGATTTGTGGATATGGAATTCATGCTGGTGGGGTAATCTTTGTAGATGAGTCTTTTACCGATTCAACTGGACTAATGCGTGCGCCAGATGGTACGATTATTACAGCTTTTGACCTCCATGCGTGTGAAGATGTATCACTTATTAAGTATGACCTATTATCAGTAGAAGCACTAGATAAAATTCATAATTGTTTGGATTTGTTAGTTGATTATGGATATGTCAAGAAAAGAGGCACTCTAAAGGAAACCTATGAAAGTGTCATTGGTATCTATAATTTGGAGCGAACAGCGCCAGATATGTGGAAAATGGTATGGGACCATAAAATTACCAGCTTATTTCAAATGGAAAAGCAAAGCGGTATCAGTGGTATTGCGCTGACTCATCCTCAGTCAGTAGACGATTTGGCTATCTTGAACTCTGTAATTCGTTTGATGGCTCAGGAAAAAGGAGCAGAACAGCCTTTAAATAAATTTGCTCGTTTTAAAAATGATATTTCTTTATGGTATAAAGAAATGGAGAATTACGGTCTTACAAAAGAAGAAATGAAAATCCTTGAACCAGTAGTAAAGATTTCTTATGGTATTTGTGAATCTCAAGAAAAATTTATGGAATTGGTTCAGTTGCCTGAATGTGGGGGTTTTAGTCTTACTTGGGCAGATAAACTACGAAAATCCATAGCGAAGAAAAATCCCAAAGTTTTTCTTGAATTACAGGATGAGTATTTTAAAGTTATAAAAGAAAAAGGATTAGATGAAAAATTTTGTAAGTATGTTTGGAATGTGTTGGTTTGTACGAGTAAAGGCTATGGCTTTAATGCCTCACATACCCTAGCTTATTCTCTAATCGCTCTTCAAGAAATGAATTTAGCTTATCGGTTTCCGATTATTTTTTGGAACTGTGCTTGTCTTATTAGCGATAGTGGAGGGAATGAAGGCATCGAAAAAGATGAGGAGGAAGAAGCCATTGAAGAAACTTACATTGACTGTGTAGAAGAATTTGAAGATGATGACGAAGATGATGATGATGAAGGGACTGTAAAGGAAAAGAAGAAAAAGAAAAAAACTAAAACCACGAATTATGGAAAAATCAGTTCAGCCATTGGTAAAATGAAAATGTCGGGGATTGATGTTGCGCCACCTGATATAAACAAATCTACTTATACCTTTTCTCCCGATGTAGAAAAATCAATAATTCGTTTTGGTATGAGTGGAATTGTAAAAGTAGGCGAAGATATTGTAAAATCAATAATTGAAAATCGTCCCTACTCTTCAATTGATGATTTTCTCTCAAAAGTAAAAATCAATAAATCTCAAATGATAAATCTTATAAAGGCTGGGGCTTTTGATGGATTTGGTAATAGAGAGGAATTAATGCGATATTATGTCTCCGAAATTAGTGATACTAAAAAACGCATAACTCTTCAAAACATGAAGATGTTAATTGATTTTGGTTTGATTCCTGATGAATATGACTTCCAGAGAAGAGTTTTCAACTTCAATAAATATCTAAAAAAGATGAAGATAGGAACTCAGTATTACGGATTAAATAATATCGCAATGAGCTTTTATGAGAAGAATTTCGATGTTGACTTTCTAAAACCTTATGATACTGAAAGTGGTTTTGCTATTTTTCAAACTAAGTGGGATAAAATTTATAAGACTCAAATGGATATTATTCGTCCTTTCATAAAAGATAATAACCAATTACTACTAAATGATGTAAATAGTCGGCTAATGTCTGATGTATGGAATAAATATTGTCTTGGCTCCATTAGTAAATGGGAAATGGATAGTGTTTCTTGTTATTTCCATCAGCATGAGCTTCAAGATGTTAATTATTATCTATGCGGTTTCTCTAATTTCTTTGAACTAAATGAACAACCTGAAATTGATAGAATAATTGAGATAAAAGGAAAGAAAATCCCTCTTTTCAAAATTTATCGTATTTGTGGTACAGTTCTTGATAGAGATAAAAGTAAAAAAATGGTAACGGTTCTGACCAGAGAAGGAGTTGTAAATGTAAGAGTTTTTGGTGAAGTGTTCTCTTATTATGACAAGCAAATTAGCGAACGAGGCACCGATGGAAAAAAACACGTCATTGAAAAAAGTGTCTTCAGTAGAGGAAACAAAATCATTATCACAGGTATCAGGAGAGATAACGAATTTGTTATGAAAAAATATAAGAATACTCCTTATCATGGCATTGAACTAATCACAAAAGTAAATGAAGATGGTACAGTAGAAAGTCAAGGGAGGATTGAACAGTAATGGGGATAATTGGAGTACATGATTATGATTTCTTCAACTATCAAAATGTCCTCCCTAATCTTGAATGTGCGAAACTTTGTGCTTATCACAAGAAGAAGAAAGAAATTTCCGTTCTGGCGCCAGAGTTAGCGCCAGAACGCTTCTCTACTCTTTATGTAAGAAAAGATTATGATGATGGAATCTATCCACGAGAATTATTTGATGATAAAATAATTCTTGGAGGACGTGCGATACAGCCAGGTTTATATAAACCTCTTCCTCTTGAAATCGAACAAACTATTCCTGACTTTTCTATATATGAACGTCATTCTTCAAATTTTTGTCGTATAAAAGATGATGCGCGCCTTTTCAAGAGAATTCTATGGAGCGCTCATCTTCGTCTTTCAATTGATGGGAAAAATATCGACCCGTGGCTGAAAAAAGAAGATTATATGTTCCAAAACACCAGATGTCTTATTCTTCATGACTACGATGTTGGCGCGATTGATGGAGCTTATGATTTTATAAAAGATTGGTTGTACTCTCGAAATAATTTGAATAGTAATACTGTAAAGCCGTACTCGCTTGGAACTAAATTTCCCATACAAGTATCTTCGGAAGAAGAGCTGTTGAAATGGCTACGACTACCTATTATGGAAGATGTTTTTGGAATACAATATAATAATTTTATGGATGATACTCTATGTGATAAAATGAGATACTTATGGGATATGGGAACTAGTCAAATGTCCTATAAAGTTGATGAAGGATGCAAAGATGAAAAAGATTTTTTGATGAATCGTCTGCCTCTAATTCTTCCTCAAGTTCTATTTTTCCATAGACATTGGATAAAAATTTCACTTATATATAATGACACACTAATAACAACTCCTGAATTACAAAATCTTTTTGAAGTCTTGAATTGGTTTATAAGGTCAAAATACTATAATTATAAAGCAGATAGAATCGTTGATTATTGTAAATGGATAGCTAAACATCAAGATCCCTGGAAGTGCTGGCGCGCTAAGTATCAACGAAAATGGCCTTCTACACAAGAGGCCAGAGACGCTTTTCAATATGTTAGATTCAATAACTACGAAGCCTTTAAAATGTTTTATGAATGGAGAAAAGTAATTTTTGATGGGAGGAAAATTATAAATGACTCAAATTGAAATTCGAAGAGCTATTGACCTAAATAATCAACTTATCAATACTCTTCTCACCCCTAATCAATTTACTCTAAATAATGAGATCGCGCGCCTCTTACGAGAGAATAAGAACTATCAATCTCAATGTCAACATCATTTTGTTGATGGATATTGCGAGTTTTGTGATATGGAGGAGAGCAAATGACAGTAGAACAATGGCTAGGAAAAGACAATAGCTTAGGTATAGATATATGGAATAGAAAGTATAAAAAAAATAACGAAACTTTTGATGAATGGCTAGATAGAGTTAGTGGAGATAATGAAGCAATAAAAGCATTAATTATTAAAAAAAAGTTTGTTCCTGGTGGGCGAATTCTTAGCAATCGAGGAATTACCGATACACGAGTAACTTATAGTAATTGTTATGTTATTGCTCCCCCAGAAGATAACATCGAATCTATTTTTGAAAGTCGTAAAAAGCTTGCTCGGACCTATTCTTATGGTGGTGGTTGTGGAATTGATCTTTCCAAATTAGCCCCAGCCGGTGCAAAGGTCCATAATCAAGCAGAACAAACTACCGGTGCTGTAAGCTTTATGCAAGGATATAGTCAAACGACGGAAGAGATAGGTCAAAGTGGCCGCCGCGGAGCATTGATGATTAGCCTTGACTGTCATCATCCTGATCTTTTGGACTTTATTGATGTAAAAACTTCTCCCGATGCTGTTACTAAAGCAAATATTTCTGTTCGAGTAACTGATGATTTTATGGAAGCCGTAATCGGTAATGAAGACTGGGTAATGTCTTTTACTCGTCCCGAAACAGGAGAAAACATTACAAAAATTGCCAAAGCCAGAGATATTTTTGAAAAATTATGTATAAATAACTGGGATTGGGGAGAGCCTGGTATCCTCTTCTGGGATACTATTTCTAATTATAATTTACTTGAATTTGATGATACCTTTGAATATGCAGGTGTTAATCCATGTGCGGAGGAGCCTCTTCCTGCGGGAGGGTCTTGTCTTTTGTCAAGTATAAATCTATCTGCTTTTGTAAAAAATAAAGAGTTTGATTTTGATGATTTTAAAGAAACAGTGGTTCAAGGTATTTTTTATCTAAACGAAGTATTAGAGGAAGGATTGCCTTTACACCCCTTAGAAGAACAAAGACAATCAGTATCTGATTGGCGTCAAATTGGTCTCGGAATTATGGGACTAGCGGATATGCTTATAAAAATGGAACTTCCTTATGATTCAGAACGGGCTCGACACTTATGTGAAGAAATTGGCTTAGTAATGGCCGATCAAGCCTTATACACTTCGGCTTTTCTTGCTGGACATAGCGAACCTTATAATAATTATAAGCCCTGTATTCAAAAAAGTAGCTTTCTAAAAAATAATACTTGTGAAAGCACAAGAGAGACGATAGAAGCTTATGGTCTTCGTAATAGTCAATTACTTACAATTGCGCCAACAGGTACTATCTCTACAATGTTGGGAATCAGTGGAGGTATTGAACCAATTTTTGCTAATTCTTATACTCGGAAAACTGAATCTCTTCATGGTCATGACGAATATTATAAAGTATATACCCCAATTATAAAAGAGTATATGGATGAACATGGGATTAGTGATGAGACAGACCTACCTGATTGGTTTTGTACTTCATCAACAATTTCGCCTCTAGATAGAGTTTTAATGCAAGGAGTATGGCAAAGACATATTGACGCTTCTATTAGTAGTACAGTAAATCTTCCAGAAGAAGCTACTATTGAAGATGTTGAAGAGATTTATCTAAATGCCTGGAAAGAAGGGCTAAAAGGCATCACTGTTTTCAGAAATGGTTGCAAACGACTTGGAATTTTAACCACCAATTCTTCCCAAGAAGGTTCAAAAGAAAAGAGCTTGTCTCGTGGAGAAATAATTAGTTGTTCTGATAATCTAATTGGGATGAAACGGCGTCTCATCACTGGTTGCGGCTCTCTTCACTGTACTGCTTGGTTTGACCCTCAGACAGGCGATTTGATGGAAATTTATCTAAATAAAGGAAGTACTGGTGGATGTGCAAACTTTATGGTTGGTCTTTCTCGAATGATTTCCTTAGCCTGTCGTGGGGGAGTAAAAATCGAGGATATTGTCGACCAGCTCCAAAGTACCGGTGCTTGTCCAAGTTATGCTTCTCGAACTGCTACGAAGCATGATACCTCAAAAGGTGCCTGTTGTCCCATGGCAGTTGGCAATGCTCTTATGGGTATGTGGAAAGAGATGAAAGAAAAAATTGAAAAAGGGAATTCAATTATTGCCTTGGCAGATTCCGATTCTCAAGTATCAACCTCTGAGAGCCGACCCCCATTCAATCCAGAGACTGATAACGGCGCTAAGTGTCCAGAGTGCGGTTCTGGACTTATACAAGAGGGCGGATGCATCATATGTAAATCTTGTGGTTGGAGTAAATGTGGATAAGGAGAATTAATTATGGAAATGACAGTTTCAAAGGAACGATTCCAAAAAGTCTTGAAAGTTATTGAAAATTTTGATGGTGAAGAAATTAGTTTTAGTTTTTTGATTGGTTCTCTTTTTCCTGATGCTTGGAAAAATATCCAACAGGCCTTAAAAGATGAACACATGAGAGGCTACCTAGAAGCAAAGGAGGAAAAAAATGAGTTCTTTGGACCCTATTGTTTATAATTATGTAAATGATGTTTCTCCTATTGTGGCTAGTCTAATCAAGGATGAAGTAATTCGTCAACAAGAAAATATCGAACTCATCGCTAGTGAAAATTATCCTAGCGAGGCAGTTCGAGCTACTATGGCTTCTTGCCTCACGGCAAAATATGCTGAGGGATATCCTGAGTGCGAACGCCACTCTGGACGTCAAGGACGCTATTATGGTGGATGTCAAGTAGTAGATCAGTTAGAAGAATATTGCTGTGATAAGTGGAGAACGGTTTTCAATACTGATTACCATGTAAATGTTCAACCTCATAGTGGAACGCAGGCTAATATTTCAGCATATATGGCGGTTTTGAAGCCAGGAGATACGATTCTTTCTATGAGCTTAGCAAATGGAGGTCATCTTTCGCATTGCTCACCTGTAAATATTAGTGGTAAAATCTTCGACCATATTGAGTATGGAGTAGATAAAGATGGACTTATTAACTATGAAGATTTTGAGCAAAAAATTCGTTTTCATCATCCACAACTGGTCTTAGCCGGTGCAAGTGCTTATAGCCGTATTATTGACTTTAAGAAAATGAAGGATATTATTGATGCGATTCAATTAGAAGGAATGATTGAAAGAAATGAGAATTATCGTCCCTATTTTATGGTTGATATGGCTCATATCGCAGGATTAGTGGCTTGTGGATATCACCCATCTCCTTTTGGGCTAGCGGATATTATTACTACCACTTCTCAGAAAACTTTGCGCGGGCCACGAGGCGGGTTGATTTTTTGTAGAACCAAGCTAGCAAAAAAAATAGATGGTGCTGTTTTTCCTGGAAACCAGGGAGGACCTTTGATGCACGTTATTGCAGGTAAGGCAGTTTGCGCTGAAGAGGCTCTAACTCCTGAGTTTAGAGATTATACAAATCAAGTAGTTTGGAACTCTAAGGCAATGTGTAATGAGTTCCAAAGCCTTGGATACAAAATCATAAGTGGGGGAACAGATAACCACCTATTTCTAATTGACCTTACTTATAATTACCCAAATCTTACAGGACGTGAGGTTCAAGAAGAACTCGATAAGCATAATATTACTCTAAATAAAAATTGTATTCCTAATGATAGCCGAAGTCCAATGGAAGCTTCTGGGCTACGAATTGGAACGCCAGCTATGACTACAAAAGGATGGACATCAGTTAAGTTTAGAGAGTGCGCGCGCCAAATAGATCAAATTATAAAAGAATTGAATAAAAAGAAAAATTTGAAAAAAGAATAATTTTATGATATACTTATTATAGTAAAAAGAAAGGATGAGTTGATAGAATGACCCACAGAGAAAAAAGTTTTTTCAATATTGCTAAAGAAATGTGCCAACTTTCTAATTTTGATAGAGCAAGAGTTGGCGCAGTAGTAGTTAGTGGAAAAAGAATTCTATCTGCTTCTTGTAATTCTACAAAAACTCGTCCTCTTCAATTTTACTATAATAAGTATCGTAATTTTGAAGATTATAAAAATTCTAATTCTTGCGAACATGCAGAGATTTCTGCCCTGTCTCCCTTGATTGGAAAAGAAATAGAATGGGATAAAGTTTCCATTTTTACTTTTAGAGAACTAAAAACAGGAGAAAAGGCTTGCAGTAAACCTTGTCCTGCTTGTAGTAGATTGATAAAGAATTTGGGAATCAAGAATGTTTATTACATAGATGAAGATGGAGATTTTGTAAAGGAGAAGTATATTTGAAGATTGAAAATACAGAAGTATATGGCCTTGAACGAGCAATTAAAACTGCTAAGTATCCAAAAGCCGTTAATATTGAAAATTTGAATAGTGATCTTACTCCTGGTATTAGGAACTGTCTTACTTGCCCGACTGGCCAAGGACATGATAATGCTTTAAAAGGAATTATTGTCCAATTTGATTTGACAATTAGTCAAAATGCCTGGATGCAAGCAGAACGTTATCATTGGATGGAGCCTATTTCAAGCCAAAGCAAGATGCACAAGATTTTAAAATTTTCTTTAAAGAAGCAATGTAATACTTATGTGGATAGGAGAATTGTCGATATTTGTCAAGAAAAGATTGATGAATATAATAGATTGTCTGCCTTAGAAAGAAAAACAGAAACGACTCAGAGACTTATGAATGAAAAGTATCTTGAAATTCTTTATAATATTCCAATGGGTTTTGAGCTAACAGCAGGAATGACAACAAACTACCAACAACTAAAAACAATTTATCAACAACGGCGCCACCATCGCTTGCCTGATTGGCAGATGATTTGTGACTGGATTGAGACGCTACCAAGATTTATGGAATTGACACAAAAGGAGAATGGATATGACAAAAATTAGAGTATTTCCTAAAAATGACAAAGGTAAGATTGAATTTACAAAGGACGAACTTCAAAAACTTCTAAATGAAGTTTATAATGAAGGAAAAATAGATAGTTATACTATTTATTATGGCTCCGGTTTGACAACTACTGTTCCTTATTCTACAATTACAGCAAATAATGCATCCACTTCAATTAATGGAAATAATAGTATCTCTACTCCTTTAACTGTTGAAGTGAAAGATTACTAAGGAGAATATATGAGAACTTATAAAGAAACAACAGAAATTATTTGCTTTACTGAAGAAGAAGCAAAACAAGTAATCGAAAACTATCGGAAGGACGCGAAAGAGAAAGGTTTTACTATTGGCTCAGCAGGATATACTTACAAAACAAAAAAGGCGAAAGGCGAGATTATTGGTGAGCTATGGCTAGTCAAAATAACTGAAATTTTTAGAGAATTATGGGAGGAGTTAGATGGCTGAGATATTTGATTTTTCTGCCCAAGAAAAAATCACCAAAGAAGATATTCATCAACTATCTTCTTTAATGGGAGAGATTTCTGGTAAAGAGGATACACTTGAAGCAATTGGCGGGCTGCTAAATCTTCCCGAAGATAAATTTGCTTTGTTGGCTCCTGGTGTTTTAGACAGTTATTTACGAAGTTTAAATAACGCAAATACTCGTTTGCTTTTTACCCAAGCAATAAATGCTAATGGAGCTACTGCTGAAGATATGGTTCAAAGTTTTGCTCAATTAGGTCAAAAGATTGATACATTAGAAGGCTTCTCTGCCCAAAAGAAAGATTTTCTGAAGCAATTGGCTAATGGATTAGCTAATTGTATTAGTGAGACTCAAGGCATTGCTAAAAAGTATATCCAAATTCCTTATGAGAAATGCCGAGAAGAGGCCCGAATGCCTGAATATGCACATATAGATGATAGTGGAATGGATTTATATGCAGTAGAGGACTATATAATCCATCCTGGCGAAACAAAACTAATTCCTACTGGTTTGAAGTTTGCTATTCCTAATGGTTATGAGCTACAGATTCGTCCTAAGAGTGGCCGCTGTTTAAAAACAAAGCTAAGAGTTGCTAATACTCCCGGAACTATTGACGCAGGGTTTCGTGGAGAAGTCTGTGTTATTGTTGAAAATGTAGAAGCGCCTATTCAAGATATTACTTACGAATTTGATAATAACGGCCACCCCATTATTACTTCTATCTTACATGGCGCAGATCATTATATTCATAAGGGCGAAAAGTTTGCACAATTAGTTCTTGCGGAAGTTCCCAAAGCTAATTTTTATCTGGTAGAAAACGTTATGGAAGATACAGAGAGAGCTGGTGGGGGTTTTGGTTCTACTGGACTAAAATAATAGGAAGTGGGTGAAATTGGCAAAAATTCAAATAGAAGATATAAAAACAGAATTATCTAAAGATGGGTGGAATTTAGTTTCTACTGAATATCATAATTTAGATGAGATTCTCGAATATACCTGTAATGAAGGACACCATGTTTTCGCTCCTTGGAAAAAAATTCGTACTCGGCGCGATTGCCCCTTATGTAAAGAGAATCCATTGGTCTCTTCAACTTTGAAAGCCATCCCCAAAAAGAAAGATACTTTTAGAGTATTAGGATTGGACCAAGCGACAAAAATCTCGGGGTTCTCAATTTATGATGATAAAAAGCTCATCAAGTATGGTGTTTTTAGCGCACCTATTGATTTAGAAGAAATTGCGCGAGACCATCTAATAAAAGAATGGTTAGTTTCAATCATAAAAACTTTTAGTATAGATTTTGTCGGAATTGAAGGTATCCAATACCAAGAGAAAATGGGCGTGACAACTTTTGAGACTCTCGCGCGACTTCAAGGAATTTTGATGGAAGCTTGTTTTGATTTAGGGGTACCTTTCAAAATCGCGCCGACAAATACATGGCGCGCGCATTGCGGAGTAAAAGGGCGTTCAAGGTCCGATAAAAAGCGTTCAATGCGTCAGTTAGTAAAAGAATGGTTTGATATAAGTCTTACTGAAGATGAAGCTGATGCTGTTGGAATTGGAAAATATATAAGTGAGACTTGTTATAAAAAAGTTGAAGTCATAAACTGGGAATAAAAAAGAGGAGAGCAACAAAGCTCTCCTCTCTTATAATTAGGAATATTTCTTTATTTTTCGTTCGATATCGTCATACCAGTGACGGAACATTTCATGGGTTTCATGCCACATACACCCTGAAACAGTTTCTTTATCTACGTCCTTTTCTTTAGAAGCTTCATTTTCAAAAAGTTTATGGAAATTCATGAAATGTTCTAGTCGGTATTGGGCGTATTTTGCGATTTCATCTGCCAAAGGTTTGTCTTCTTCATGTTTTCTGATTTCGCAAGCATAGTCAATCATCATTTCTGCATCTTTTAAGTCATCATTCATTCCTTTATATAGTGCTTTGAATTTTACCATAATCGCGCCTCCTTATGCTATTTTAGTTATAACAACATTTACATTAGTAAAAGTTGTAGCTAGTCCAGCATTATTGAAGGTTAGGTTAGTGGTGTTATTCACAGCACAACAAGAAGGTTTTACTTGGATGAGTTTAGAGAATGCTAAGCTCCGCACATCAGTAGCTGAAGCAGAAGAAACGCTAGCAGTTGCCCCAGGAACTAAAGTCCCATTATTCAACATAGAGACAATTATTGCACCTGCAGTCGCTCCACTAATGGCGCCGGTCCCATTGAATGTTATGAAGTAGAAACCAGGTTTATTCAGTGAGAAAGTAGTACTACCAGCACTATGGGTTGCCGTGCATCCAGTTTGAATGCTGTTTATGGCAAAGGAAATATTGCCCCCGGCTATGACTTCTTGAGAAGTGTTTGAATAGCTATCAATCATTTTTATTTACCTCCGATACGAATATGTATTCACGGTAAAATTGATTAGATACCGCATCCGCAATTATAACTTGAACCGCAAGTGTTATTAGCGGACTGATAAGGAGAACAAGTAATATATGCGGGCTGAGGGAATGGACGCAAAGTTCCGATTAGAGTAGCATTCTGAGTTTGCTGAGATAGTTGGAAATTGGCAGTTTGTAACTCACGATCCCGATCAGCTAACTTATCACGTAGCTCCTGCATAGTGTTGGAATTGATTAGAGCACGAGTGGCTTCGCCTTCAGCATGAATAGCGGTTGTGATTTCGCAGGTGTTCTTGTAGCCTTCGGCAGAAAGGTCTTTAATACCACCCTTGATTTCACAGCAACAGTTCTGCTGAGCAAAACGATTCTCAGCGAGCGCGCCCTGGATGCCATAGAAGCCATCTTTCATGGCACCTTGATTACCATAGAAGCCATCTTTTAGACCACTATTGATAGCATAGAAACCATCACATAGGCCATTGGTAATACCACGAAGCTGGTTATTCACATCTTGGTTGTTAAATCCTTCAAATAGGTCGGAACGGGTTAATGCTCCTTGAACTGCGGCAGCATCATTGTTCCGATGTCCGAACAAACCACCATCCCCACCTAGTAAGGCTAGCCAAACTAGATAGATGAAAGGATTGTTCCACATCATACCATTATTGTCATTGTCACGAGTTAGAGCGAGAATATCGCCCGCAGATAGTCCTTCATTCATCATTAAAAAACCCTCCTTATATATATTTATAACTTATGCCCCGGACGCAAAAGTTATTTTAAACTTAATATAAAATTGAGACCTTGTTCGATTTGGTCTTCGGGTATTCCTTGCAAACGAGCCCGTTGAACTAATTGGACAAGGCTTTCTTTTGTTAAATTTGGTATCATCTGTTTCATTTTTTCAGGGTCAATTGGAGGAGTTATTTGAGTTGGAGTTTGGGGTTGATTGTGACCCATATTCATCAAAGCTGATAGCATATTAGAGTTCATTTTTTAACTTACCTCCTCCACTTAATAATTTTTTGATTTCTTCGATTTGTCCTTCAAGTCTTCCTAGCCTTGAAGAAACTTCATCATTTTGTAAGTTTTGTTTTGTTTCACATGGAGTAATTGTATATACCATTAGGGATGGCGCACCATTGACCATAGCTTTTATATACATAAGATTTTCACTTGGACAGATACCGACTGAAATACCTCCGCTAACTGGAATATTAGCAATTTCCATTGAATTATTTAAAGTATAGACATTCCCTTGAGGTTGTGGAAACATTTGTGTTCCTTGATATGAGTTTGTAGCGTATGGATTATATCCTGCCATTTTTTATCCCTCCTTTTTCTCCTCTATTTATAAGTGACTAGAAAAATATTGCTCCAAAATAAAAAGAATCCACTTTTGAAAAGTTCTAACAACTAATCAAAAGTGGATTCAAGTTTTTGTTTAACTTTCACAAATGAAAGGCATTAGTGTTGAAATTTCATTAAGTGAAATCTTTATAGAATCTAAACTTTTAAGTGAAATGGTATAATCTGGCATTTCAATTTCTAAATTTTGAAGGTCAAGAATTTCTTTCTGACATTCATCAATTTTATCTTTTTGAATTGAAATGCTGTCATTCTCTAAAAAGACTAACTCTCCTTTATCATCTTTCTCTCCATATTGCTTTAAAATTTCTTTAAATTTTTCTTGATAAAACTTTAATTCATCATGCGCTCGTGCGAAAATTTTAGAAAGATTATAAGCAACTTGAATAGGAAGTTTTTGAGTAGATAAGTCTTTTTCAATTTCCAAAGTAGAAATTAATTGATAAATAGTAATTTTCATAACTTACCTCCTTTTATTTTATTATATAATAAAATTAAAAAGAATTCAAGTTTTAAGTTATTTCACCACAATCAATAATTGAAGGTAGATTAGTTATATTCTCCCAATTGATATTAAAACCGGTTAGTGTACCAGTTTCTAAATTTAAGGTCATAATATTATTAGAGCCATCGGCTTTTAAAAAAGTAATAACATTTCTTCCTGTCGCAGGGGCTACTCTTAAAACCTCACCACTTTGAATGGAATTTGTATTTATTCCTAAATAATTTTGACGGTAAGCTACGGTAGGAGATATCCCATAAATTATGAGTTCATTTGAAGTTGAAGTTTTTCTTAGTTTTTTATTATTATATGTTAAATAAACAGTTAAAGTTAGCTTCCCGACTATAAAATCAGAAATTTCTTCTTTAAGTAGATAAGTAGTTGGATTATCATTTTCATTGGTTTTCTTTTCATCAGAATAATTTAATGTCAATTCAAACGATGTTGAAAAAACTTTATCTTCTTTTTGAGTGGTATCATATCCCCAATCATTAATGATATAACTACAGTCTATCTTCGGTTGTCCATCACCATTAATACCATAGATACCTTTATTAAAAGAAAGAGAAGGAGATATAAATTTAATTCTTTTGCAAAATACTTCAAGATTTTTATCATAAGAAGTTATTGAACCATCATAAAATCTCATATTAAATTGACAAATTTTAGAGCTTGTAATTTCTCCTATAGGAATAATAACAGTCTCTGTAATTATTCTCCCTTTTCCAAACTCTGGAATTGTTTTTGTAGGTCCTTTTACAATATCTCCATAAGTAACGACACCTTTTCCATCATTTCTATTTATCAAATAAGAATAACTGATTTGATTTTCAGAATACGTCCTATATTTATATTGTAGTTTTAAAGTCCCATTTTCATAAAGATATTCAGTATTATCTGCTATTTTTAATAAACTTATTATAGTAGGATTTTCATTAAAATCTAAAATTACATTAGAAGATTGCCCAGAGACTACCCTTCCGAATCTATTTATTACTGAATTTTTAAGAATACAAGTTTTAATTCCCTTCTTTTCAATATTATTACTAGTTAAAAGATTGTAAAAATTGTCTCCTGTTATAGTGAAACTTCTTTTTATAAAATCATTTGAACCTATTTCTAAACCAGAGACTAAATTAGTAATATCAATAGCTTTATTATCAACAATTATTTCTGATGTCCACCATTTTACATTTTTATTTATATTGAGATTATTAAAAAAATCGGTCTCATTTGTATTCCCCGTATTATTTGAAATTATTATTTCCTGAGTCATACTAACAGCTTTACTATTTTCTACATCATAGCCTGTCGTAAAGGGCTTTATATTTATTGAGCTACCAGAAGATGGGGTAGGATCTAAGATAGGGCATTGACGTCTTATGACAGTTCCAAAATTTGAAGATCCTCCAACCTGGATAGACGGAAGAAAAGTATAACTAGTTCCAGGCATAAGTGAAGTTGTAAAAGTCACATCATAATAAATCTCTGTATTTTCGCTATTTTTACTTTTTTTTATAGAATATGCAATACTTTCATTATTGCTATTATTAAGTCTAAAACTACCATTTTCATATAAATAACTATCATAAAAGGTGGTAGTAAATCTTAAATGGGTGTAGAAATCTTCAGATTTAGTACCTTCTATGTTTGATGTATTAAATTGATTATAGGTAGTTGAAAAATCAGGAAGAGGAGGAATATAGTAAAAATCATTATCCTCACTTGGGAAACGAACGTTATTTCCGTTCTCTAAGTTATCTTTACAAGAAAAAGCAAAATAATATTCTCCTGATGGGAGACCAATTGAACGGGCATTAAGTGATACTGGAGTTTCAGCAGTTATCCAAGCATCTGTTATCCAAGTTTTTAAAAAGGTTCCACTTTTATTATAAATATTTAATCCATAATAACAATTTTTAGAAGGTTTAGCTATTTTAAATGCAATATCTTCTATAATTTTTTTATTAGCGTAGTTGCTATTACTACTAAGTGTAGGATTGCCATCAAGACTAACTTTAATAACTGGTGGAACGTTAGCAGTAACAGTAGCAGTAGTATAAGAATTACTATATTCTAAACCATCCCAAGTCCAAAAATAATAGGTTGAATTACGAGGGACAGATATACTGTCCCCCGCATAGGATTTGATTCCAGTCACTGACGAAGCATAATAAACAGAAGTTGAATTACTTCCAAAATTAGCATTACCTGGGGTTACCTTTATTATAGCAGAAGATGCGGTAGATTTTATTGTTACAGATCCACTTGTTAAAGGCGTATTAGGCCGGCTATTTACTGAACGACGAACATAATCACTACTTATGGGACTATTATATGTAGCATTGGCTTGAATCTTTACAGAAATATATTGTCCTCGGTAATCTTCTGGAATAGAAATGTTATAAGAACTATTTGGGGTGGTAGCTTTTCCTGTATACCAGCTAGTAGTTGGAACTTGTCCATCGGTGGAAGATATCACCCAATAAACGGTATAATTTTTAATGACATTATCAACACCATTTGATGCCCCCGACCAACTTACAGTTAAAGTACCGGGTGTTATAACTGGTTTTGCTGTTGAAGATACTGAGGTAGGTGCAGTACAATTGGTCCACAATAAAGCTGGAGTTGAAAAATTTGTATAAGTTGACCAAGAATTATAATTACTGTCATAATTAGAATTATTTCGGAAAGAGAAAGTTACTTTATCTGAAACATTAGCAGAACTGTTTGAAGCAGTAAAAGAATAATTAAAAGACCGCTTAGTAGTACCACTATAAACCTTTCCGTATTCAGTAAAGCTTATCCATCCCGTATCTCCACCAGTACTTGAAGTTGCTTTACATTGTAGAACATATCCCGTCCCAATATGAGAGTCAGAATATCTTAAATTCCAAGTTACCGTCCCACTATAAGTAATTTGAGTATTAGATTTTCTTGTACAATTACAAGTTATTGTATAGATTATATTGGGACGAGCCCCTGTATAAGTATAATTTATTGTGGCCATATTATCCTCCTTTTACTCCTAATTTCTGACATAAAGGTCATACCCATTAGTCACTTTTCTATACTCTATAGTGGTTCCAAAATATACATTATTATAAGCTGTAAAATCAGTCTGAGAAGTAATCATATCATTTGTAATTAAAAATTTTTCTTCATTACCTATTTTGTTTAAAATTCTATTATTTTCAAAATCCCAAATAATAGAGCCCCTCTCATCAAAATCATCTGTTGAAGTTTTTCTAACAGAAAAACTCAATCCTGAAGTTTTTAATACTGTTGATTGAATTGAATTATCAGTAGAAATATTATCTGCCTGAAATTCTTCTCCATAATAATTAATAGAAGAACCATTAATTTTAATAAAATCTTTTTCAGGGCTTGATAAACCAGTACTACTTATTCTAAAAAGTTCTGTTCTATTTTCATTTTCAGCTCTAAAAACAATACCATTAGCAGTATTATAAATGCTTAGCTCTCCACTCTCATTTTTTCCATTTTCTGTTGTCCAGCCATGAATTCTAGCTGTATAAATATCTGCACCACGTATCTCGCTACCTTCAATTTTACTATTTGAAAAAACACTATCTGTAAAAGTACCAGCCTGTGCAAAAAGATTTCCTCTATCGGTTACTTTAAAAGGCGCTAATCGAACATCTTCTCTTTTTTCAGACTTAGAGCCAGCCCAGAAAACTATTTTTTGAGCTTCATCTTCAGCCAGACTATAACCATCAATGGTATTTATACCGGCATAAGTCGGTTCATTATTGCCTTTTATCTTTGTTGTAAGAGTACCATTTAAATATACATTATCTCCATATAGACCATATCCAGGCATTCCAGTTATCGGTAACAAATCACCAATGAAAAGATTAGGCTTTTCTGGATAACTAATTGTCTCTCCTTCAAGTATTGGTAAAGTAACAGTTAGTCCCCCTCTAAAAAGATTGCAATCTGTTTTCTTTCCAACAGCATCAGAAATAGAAGTTTCCGCTCTTAAAGAGTTTATACCAATTAACAAGTTATCAGTTATATTTTTTATTACATTCCCATCAACTTGTTTTCCATATAGTTTTATAATTGTAGAAGTTTTATTGCTAAAATCAATGCTTTCTAAAAATTTTATTGTAATTCTCTTGTCTTCAATAGCAACAATGTCTCCTTCACAATTGTTAACAAGAACATGGTCATTCTCCATGAGACCCTCTTCATCTACTAAAAAGGTGGCCTCTTTTTTATCTTCAGAAGAAGAACCAAAAGTCCCTGAATAAGAAGGTTTAAAGAATATTAGACCGCCGGCTCCCTGAACTGTAGAATTTCTGAATACAACATTTTCAATTGTACCACCTTGTGCAATAACATTATTAAAAACAGCTTTATCTTTATCAATTGACCAAAGTGAAGAAGAAATTGTCGGATTAGTGCTATCTCCAGAAATTTTTATGTCTCCAAACTCAAGAAGCCCCGTAGTTTTTAACTTTAAGTTTCCAGCTTCAAGAACAACTCCTCCATAATTAGCTGGATTCTCAAGATAAGCAGTTCCTTCTCTTCCATCTTCATAAGCACCAATTATATTAGTTATATCTGGACTAGAAATAATATTAAAAGTTCCATCCTCAGCTTTTTTATAATAAACTTTTCCAGTAATTGGTGTCGTATCTGTTGTTTCTATTTTTAATTTTCCAACAAAAGAAATTCTATCTCTTACTTCCGCGCCGTTACCTAATTCGATATTTTCAGCTATAATCCTTCCATCTTTGCCATTTAAAATGATTGATCCATTAGCAGAAGTTAGATCATTAGTGTTTATAATAAAACCGCCAATTGTACCACTTGCAGCACTAATATCTCCTTTAAAGGAGCCTGTTGCGGCATTTAGAGAACCACTAAAACTACCAGTTGCTCCTTCTAGTACCCCAGAAAATGAACCATTTGCCCCTTGCAATGTCCCAGAAAAAATAGTTTTATGAACAATTTCATAAATTTCTACATCAGCAGGAAATTCTGTTGACTCTCCTTTAGTCCAAAGGGAATAAGTATTACTATCTTTATCATAAACATAATAATCCTTTCCATCTTGCGGGGTTAAATCTGTTGTTTTTTCATAGATGGCTTTATTAGCTGAAAGAATTTCTTTATCTCCATCTGAAATTAAAAAAGTTCCATTGTTTTTAATTTCAATTCCATTAGGAGAAATAATTACATTATCACTAGAAAAGTTATTTCCATCAATATTAAAACCACCGATTTGACCGCCAGTAGCATTTATTAATCCTGTAAAATTTCCTTCGTTAGCTTCAACAGTTCCATCTTCATAAACTATAAAATTATTTTTTGAATTAAAAACTTGATTTTTTCCAGACTCATCTTTTCCTAAATTTCCAATGGAAACATTATTAGTAATTTTTAACTTATCTCTTAGCCAAAGCTGACCGCTATCATCTGTTTCTAATGTGGTTGCTCCGCTATTATTCCTAAAACGAATACCATAAATATCATGAAATATTTCTTCACTTTCAGTTGTTTCTATTGTGCTTCCAATTCTACCAATTTTTATCCGCTCAATTTCATCTTTAGTAACACAAATATCATTAGTTGTTGAAATCTCAATCTGTTGATTATCTGTGCCTTTACTTTTTAAGAAAAAGCCTTTCCATGTAAGCCCAAAATTAGCTTCATTCCAAATTTTATCCTCCCCCTCTAATTCTTTTTCTTTTACAGTAATTGGAGTTTGAGGATCGAAAACCTTTTCAGAATAGTTCTTAATTCCGTAAATACCATATTGATCAAAACGAACAAAGGTATTAGTAATAACACCAGCAAGCTTCCCATCTATTCTCGTCGCATCAAAAGCATTAATACCATATTTGTCCCAACGAAATGTTGCGTGCGCACCATCATAAATTGAAATATCATTAGTATTAATAGAACCAGAAGTTAAATATTGAGTTGCGACTCCTTCGCCTCGAATGGCATTTTTCCAAGTCATTCCACCATCAGTAGAAATAAATAAACCACCGGAAGTCAACTTAGTTCGTTTAGAGGGGTCCCGCTTATCTGTAAGGGTTATTCCAGTTGAATCTTGAAAAACTTCTTCATTTTGAGATTTAAATACTAGTTCATTATTTATGTTAATACTATTTTGAAGAGTTTCGGTATTAATAACCCCTTGCCCTTCAATTACATTTGAAGCACGATTATATTCACCAGTAGAGTACTGAAGAGATTGCGTTGTAGCAGTTATACGTTGAAATAAATCTTCAAACTGAGTCTTGTAATTCTGAATAGTAAAAGTATCTTTTTCAGGATTGTCAAACCAAGAAGTAGATTCACTTATTAGGACTTTCTCATGATAGGGAGTTGCCCAAGCGTTTGTACCTTCTACATATCCAAAGAATTCTTTATCTTCAATAAAAGAAATATCTCCAACTTTAAAACGCTTACCTTTATATTCATCAAGTGCATTTAAGCGAATTACTGAGATATTATAAGAAATTTTGGGACGAGAACTAGTATAGGCTACACTTCGAGCATCTAAATAATAAAGAGTGGGGTCAAGATAGTTTTGAGAAATCCAAGAGCCTTCTTGAATAAAACGAGAGAATTTTTTATAGAAAACTTTTTCAAGGTCAGCCTTTTCATTGTTTATTTCTTTTAATCGGACTTCATAACCATCAATAACTTTGGTAAGTTCTTCTACACTTTTTTCTAATAGCTCTAAACTTTTTTGAAAACTTTCACGTTTGTGCTGTTGAGTTATTAGATTAGTATAAATATTTTTTACTTCTTCATTATCTGGATTATTTTTAATATATTCCAAAATTGCTTCATCGCTAAAATCAGAAAAGCCTGCTAATTTACGAAGATCGTCTTGAAGAGAGGCAATTTGTGAAGCAGAATCTGTTACATAATGATCATAAATATCTTGAAGGGATGATTGTTTTAGGAGCTCAGTCTTTTTAGCAACAAGCTTTGAAGTAATACCTATATATTCAATATTTAATTTTTTTAGTTGAATATAAAAACCAGATTTATTGTCATTAGGAAGATATAAATATTTATTAAGTTCTCCAGAGTTCAGGAGCCCTTGAGAAATATAGTATCCAAAATCAAGAATATAGTTTTCTCCATTTTCATTTAAATCACTATCAGCGATACGACAAATACCATTTTCAGCATATTCATTCGTATTCGGCGCGACTACTACTTTCGTAGTTAATTGATTGCTATCAATAGAACGAGAAATTGTTTTTAGATCAATACCATAAACAAACCCATATCCTAATTCTATACCAATTTCTTCTTTAAAATAAATACTTTTTTTAGGAAGCCCTTTTTCATAGATAATCTTTCCAGTGCTTTCATCATGCTCGATTTTAAACCTTATCCAACATTGAAAAGTTTCTGCTATACTTTGAAGAATGTTAAAACGATTTGAATTTTTCGCCGTTATACTTCTGACCTTTTCATAAAGAGCATGAGTGGTTTCTCCATTTTCACCTTTTTCTTCGTAGACTTCTTTAAAAATCGTTTGTTTATTAGTTCCACAATAAAGGTATTTAATATCTTCTTCTTTTTTATAATTATCATTTGGAAGAAAATACTTATAATAAGTTGTACCAACTGATTGAGTATCTAAGTCACCAAGATGGATTATTTTTCCATTATATCCCTCCACTCGTTGATATAATTGAATTTCTTTAATCCAACAAGCGGGCAATTTAATAAAAATACCAGGATGAGCCATTCTTTTGCTAGGATTTTCATCGCTATCCTTTTCATAATAAACACTATATCCAGCAGTTATATCTTTCCTTGGAATAGAACTTGTTATTTCTATTTCTAATTCTATTAATGACTCCCCTATTTCATAAATTAGAACACCTTCAGGAAAACTTTCTCCAACTATCAAATTTTCTAACTTGATATATTTATTTTCTTTAAACTGATAATAGGTTTTATTTTCTTGAACTATAATATCAGTAGTATAAAAATATTCTACTTTTTCCCGACTATTTACTTTACAATAACTAGTAGTATTATGTGCAGGAAGGTCTTCAGTTTTTATAGAATTAAAATAATCAAGAATTTGAAAGTCTATATCCTTTTCTGAAAAATCTATTAACATATCAGAAGGTTTGTTTTCTTTTGGCTTATAAGCTTTTATTCGTAATATGTATTTTTGACCAGCTTGTAAACCTTCTTCTAAATACCCCGAACCATCTTGTAAACCGGTATTAAATAAAAGTCCACCAGAAGTTTTTAGATAAGTTGTAGAAGAATAGGAATCATTAACTGTTTCTTGATTAAAGAATGGGGGATAAAGTTCCCATCCTAAGCCTCCGCCTTGCCAACCTGTTGTATCTTTAAATTCTTTTGAATTAGAAATTAAATTTAAAACAACTGTAGGATCTTTATACTCAACGGTTGAATATCCTAAAACCTTATTTCCTGTTTTGTCTTTAAAAATATAACAGTTTCTATTGAGGGCATTACTATATTCTTGGAGCTGCTTACGAACTAATCGTTTCCCTCTATAATCAGAAAAAATCAATATTGTTTTGCCTTCTATAGTTTTTGTTAAATAAGTTTCAAAAGACCCCCAGTCCATCTCTACGGAATAACAATTATTTTCCTTTAAAAGTTGACTATTATTTTCAGTTTCATAAGAAGTATTATAAATAAATTGAATATAGTTTGGTTTTTCATTTACAACAGAATAAAAAAGATAAATAATACTTCCTTTGGTAATTTTTTGGATTGTGCCGTTTTTGTCTTTCGTATCTAAATCTTGACTAAGAGTTGCTTTATAAAGTGCTTCTTCAATAGTTTGCAAGATATGATCACTATTATTAGTATCAATGGACCAATCAGTTCCTTCAAGAACCTTTTCAGCTAGTTCCTGCGCAGTTCCTTGATTGTTATTAAGCTTTTGATCAAATTCTAAGCTAAAACCGGTTTTACTTAATTCATTAATATAAAGATCTTCACAGGTATAGGTAAAGGTCTTACCATTACTATCTTCTTGAATACCTTTAATAACAAAATCGTACCATTCTCCATCCCATTTACACTTTACCTTTCTTTCATTTACTAAAAGAGAAGTAAATGGATTCTGAGTTTTTTTTCCAGTTTCATTATCAATGTAGGTATAATATAATTTAAAAGTAAGCTTATTTGTACCATTAATATTTCTCACCAGTTTAGGTTCAAGAACCCGCGCCTGTGAAGTCATAGTATCTGAACCAATTACACAGATTTTTTCTTCTTCATAATGTTCAGGAATTTTATTCTCTCCGATGCCACTTTTAGAAACTAATCGGTCTTCCCATAGGCTTATCTCATATTTGTTTTTCTTCATAATAAGCCTCCTTAATAATAAATATAGTCATATATAATTTCGATAGGAGCCAAGTTATCAAAAGACAATTGAGATTGTCCCAAAGGAATTTTAAAGAAATCTCCTTCACTAATATAAGCATTATAAAGATTTCCAGTAGCCCCCTTATTATCAATTCCCTCTATTAAATTAGTTTTTGTATTTATTTGAAAACCAATATCATTGGATTTTAAGTCAAAAGGTAAAATTCTTATATGCCCAGCTTTATTGCCTACCGTTTCTCCAATTTTTGGATTAATATTTATTTGTAGTCCTTCTTTTGAAGTTATCGCTCCCTCAAATTTTAAAAGAAAATCAGTTTCGAGATCGCCAGCATTCCAGAGTGGAATTAATTTATTTGTTTTATCTATTATATCATATATACCTGATACTTTCATCCCAGAAGCTTCGGCCCATTCATTTTTATTACTATTTTCATATTCATTCAAAAATTTATAAACACTTTTGGCATAAGGGTAATAAGCAATAAAACTTAAGGTTCCTTCACCCTTATAAGTGCGTTCGCCCTCTTTACCAAAACAAATATACTTCAATTGAGGTTTTCCAGATTTTACCATATAATATTTGTAAGGTTTTTCATCAAAAATTAACTTTCCAAGCTCTTTGGTCCCAAAGACTTGTTGTAATTTACGGAAATCTGCCTCATTTAAATTATCAAAAGCAATATTTATAGAAATTTGTTTTTGAGTATAATCGCTTCCAAAATAATAAAATCCGTCCCCTCCAGGAACTTGAACAGTTTTGTCTTGACTAGTAGGAAGTAAATCTTCATTATACCTGCTACCATCACTAACACGTACAATTCCTAAATCTTCGGAACGGTATCCATTAAAAGAAAAACCAATAAAATCTCCTTTTAACGCAATAGCCATAATGGTTTCCTCCTTTCCTCAAATTTCTCTAAGGATAAGTGAAGAAACCATTATGGCTTTATAATTATCTGATGAAATTCACCAAATTTACATTACGATACATTGCACTATCTGTTAGTTCTTGTTTTATTTTTTTACTTAGATCTTCAACATCATAATCATCACTTATTTCATCAACATTTATATCAATATTGAAATACATATCACCAACAGATTGAGTGTTATTTTGCAGACCTTTTCGATCCATAATAGAACTCAAGATATCTTTTAGTGCAATGAAATTCTCAGTATCACGTGCATTTAGGATAAGTTCAGGATTGGACTTAGTTCCATCTAACCAGGCTGGACCTGTAAAGTCTGCGATACCACCAGTTTTATAAGCTGTTAGATCTTGTTTACGGAACCAGCCAGTATATCCAGCTCCCAGTTTATGATAACGAGTTAAATAGTAGCCATTATTCTCATCAAGAACTGTATAGATGGGGTCATTTGCATAATATTGATGTGCACCGCCACCCCCATAAGAATCAGCATAAATTAGGCTATTAGAATTTGCGCGAACACGACTTCCGACAGAGATCTTCTTATTTGAACTATTAGAACTTCCAGAATTGCTTTTAGGAGGAGAAACTACATCTGTTCTACCGGTATAAGTAAAATCTCCAATAGTAGAGTCATAGTCAACTCCATTATAAATATTTCCACTTGAATCTTTCCAATTCTTACCATCATAAGTTAGAGTTAAACCATTCTTCATAGTTAAACTTTTATCTACCTTTTCAGCTTTATACATATTCCAATTGGCATAGCCTTGACTTGCCGCAAGAATAGCTTTGGAAATTTCCTCTTGCCAATTTAATTGGCCAAATTTACTCATTCCCTTCCAGCCCTCATCTTTTTGCAATAAGTTCCAAAGTTGAGAAGCCTGATTTAAATTCCCATCTGCACTAAATCCTGAAATCAATAATTCATAAGTTTGATTCCAAAAATCGCCATTCTTTGAGGCATAATCAAGTTGTTTTTGCATCAGATCAATTTGACGTTCCCGCGCTGTCTGCGCATCATCATTTTGCTGGGTTAGACGCGCTAATTGCTGGTCAATTAGACTATCTTCATAGTTTTGACGGTCATCAGCAAGTTCTTCTTCAAGTTGCTTTATCTCTAAAAGGTTTCCGTTTGAGGTGTCTTGGCGCAAATAGGCTAAACGAGCCTCTTTCTCATTAATATCTTCTTCAGTTTTGGTGTTGTCTCTGATTTGACGCTGAAGATCAATTGAGCGCTGGATTGAGTCTAGGATTTTTGAGTTAGAGTCATTGATTTTGTCTGAAAGATTTTGGAAATTATCAATTAATTCTTGTTGTTGATTTACAATTGCATCATAGACTTTTTGTTCAAAATCAAGATAGTCTTGCATACCTTCTTTCTGAAGCTCAATTACCCTATCTTGGAAATCTTCAATTTGCTTATCTACATCTTCGATTTGCCCCTGGAGTTCTTCTAGACGACTAATATAAGCCTCAATTGCACCGCCCTTGTTTTCATCCTTTATTTTGTCAATAGCATTCCAATCAATTTGAAGCAAGCCAGTATTGGGATTATAATTTGCATATTTTGTAACATCCCAATCGGCGAAGGATTTTATGAGTTCATTACCATCACTATCTTGGCCCTTATAGGTTTCAGAAGATAAGGAATTTAGTTGAGAAAGGCGACCTGCGCGCAGTTGATTTTGGAGTGCAATTTCTTTTTGAAGAGATTGAAGCTGAGCATTATAATTTTTGCGGAGTTCTCGGAATGTGGAGCCACGACGTTCGAGTATGCGGTCATATTCCTTTTCGAGCTTCTCACGCCGACGTAAAGCTTCGTTTATTTCTTCGGTTAGATTATAAAGCTTATCATAGGGGTTTTCCCAGGTAGATTCTTTCTTTTCGGAACCAGAAGAACCAGAACTTCCAGTGGTGCTTCTATCTGGAGGTGTAAAGTCGCTCAAATCGCCCCCTCCAGTCGTTGAACTACTATAGGATATACTTTTGAGCCTACCCATTTTTGTATATGTCTGCCCGCCCATGAATCCTTGTTGTAAAATAGAATATCCCTGAGCTAGATATTTATTTATTTCGTCCTGATTTTTAGCAGTTTTAGTATCTGAAGTATCATAATTAACACTAATTTTAGTTCCGGTTAATATTTCTAAACTTTTCAATACTGGGGCTAAAGCTTCTGAAGCTAATTGACCATTTTGACCAGCCACAACAGCTATTTGTTGTAAACCAGCAACTAAAGCAGAATTATCCAGTAAGGTCTGAACTTCTAAAGTTGGTTTTAATTCATCAACCCATTTTGCTAAACTCGAAACCTGTCCTCCTGCTTCTACGACTTTCTGTTTTAGGTCGTCCATTTTCAATTCATTGATAGCTAATTGTAAATTTTGCATAGCCTGAGTTCCGACCTCTCCACCTTCAGCTAAATTGTAGATATCTTGAGCGTACTGCTGAATAAAATTATCAGTAATTAGCCCCTTATCAACATTGAATAAGGTGCTCAAGTCCGTTTTTGCTGAAGCTAAAGCGTTATAATAGTCAGTGCCAGCACTTTCACCTTGAAGTAAAACGTCTTTATAACCATCAATACTTTCAGCAGTTTTATCATATTGTTTTCTAAGTTTAAAAAGTTGAACAGCCTCATCAGCTAGTTTCAGATTGAAGTCGTCACTATCAATTCCAGCTTTTTCTTTTAACTGGTTATAATACTCCATTGCACCGTTATATTTATTTAGTTGAGCGGTCATTATGGTTATTTGTTCATCTTCCGTTAATTTTCCAGTAAAGATTCCAAAATTTCCAGTCAAGTCATACTGTCTTGATGCTGCATTAAGTTGCTCAGATTGAACAGCTTCTTTATTACTAGCTAAATTATCTGCCATTTTTATGGCATCAATTAATTTATTGGCTATACCTTCAACAGAAAGATTGGTGATATCAATTCCTAACTGCTCTGCCATCTCTTTCAATCTCTTGCCGTCTTTTTCTTTAAAAGTAGTACCTTCTAAACCATTTTCTTTTAATAATTCTAAATCATCTTTTAATTGTTGGTTTGCCTCAATTATTGGTTGATATTTTTCACCAGCCTCTATACTATCTTCCAGCCCTCCAACAATTGTTTCTCCAATCTGTCCAACTTTTTCATCTATCTGTCTTAATAAATCATTACTATCTTTACCAATATAAGTCCATTCGTCAATTCCAGTTTGTAAGAAATCACTATCATTAAAACCAACACTTACTAAAGATTCTTTATTACTCGAATTAAAAGTTTTTTCTCCATTTTCTACTAAGCTTCGAACCTCACCCAATTTTGAAATTCTCTCATTTAAGGATTGAACCTGTTCTAGACTTGTAATATAAGGTTTAACGGCACTGTTAGCTTCAGCCCAAAACTTTTCAATCTGAATTTCATCCATGCCTAAGCTTTTCATGAAATCTTTTGCATCAAGAACTTGAACAGCATCGGAAAGATCTGTTGAAGAAAGGTAATTTTCGAGACGCTTCTTTTCTTCATTTTGTAAATTGCTATTATTAAGAGCTTCACTAAAAGCTGTTAAATATCTTTTTGCATTTTCATTAGACATTTCATTAATTTGAGAATTAATGTTTGAAAGATTATCAAATGAAAATTGATCAATAAAATCAGAGCTAAATCCTAATTTAGCAAAATCTCCAGTTGCTTTATCAATAGTATTCTTAATTTGAAGTTGACCCTCATTAAACAAAGTTTTAACTGCATCAGCACTTTCTAAGCCAAGAATCTCTTGAAATCTCTTTATTTGTTCATCTGATAAAGAAGAGTAGTCAATATTATTCCAATCAGAAACAGTACCTGAAAAGCTACCTTGAAGAATTTGAAAAGCTTTTTTGTCTTCTTCGTTATATTTTAAAATTTCTTTAGTGAGATTTTCTATTTGATTCCCTTTCTCATAATTTAAAAGAGCTTGTTTAATTTCATCTTTATTTAATTCTGCAATAGCTTCTTTCCCAAAAATTTGCTCAGCATATTTTTTTTGTTCTTTTTTAGACATTTCATTTATAGTTTTATTAGCTTTTCTATTTATTGCACTTCCAAAAATATTGGTAGTTGCTTCTCCAGAGATAACTTTTTCACCTTTTTCATTATGTTTATAAGTATCATAAGTAACTTTTTTGGTTAAAAGCTCTCCAAGATTATTTAAATAAGCTTCATTTTTATTCGTTTTATATTTATTAATTAAGCTATTGATTAGAGCGACATTATTAGATTCAATTTTTATTTGTTCAAGCTGTTTTTGACTTATCTTCTCTTCTGAGATTAACTCTTTATTGCTTGAAATCTTACTCTTAGTTACTTCTAATTGTTTATTATTCTCATTAACCTGCGCCATTGTTAATTGTTTATTAGCCGCTTCAGCTCTTTTAGTTTGAGCTTCAAGAACATCACTCCAATTATCAATTTTTAGTTGACCAGTCGCTTCATCTATAGAAATTTTTAATTCAGGAAACTCCTTTTGGAGATTAATAACTTCATTATTGGCCTCAGCCAGAGCTTTACGCCATTCAAGTGTACCTTGAGTCAAAGTTTCCAAAGAGGTGGTAAGTTTATCAAATTCAGATTTCTTACTTAGTAACTCATCATAGGCTTGAGAGGCCCCTTCTGCCATTTCTTTTGCTTTTTCAGTTGCCTTAGAAGCTTTTTCAAGTTGAGCTTCAGGACTATTATTCTTCATAGAGATAAGAGTTACAGCTACCAATCCAGCAATAACGGCCAAAGCAGCGGAAATAGCAAGAAGCTCAGGATGGGTTGCTTTTAGAGAGGTATAAGCAGCATTTATCATAGGAATGGTTTGACCTATACCAATTAGAACTCCTCCAATTGTAGCTAAAACAGAAGCTATTTTTTCTCCATCTTCTCCAAACATTGAAAAAATACCAGCAAGCGCCATAAAAGCTCCACCTACTGCGGTTACCGTAGTTCCAAGTTTTTTAATATTAGCTTCAAGAGCACTTTGATGAGTACTTATGGCTTCAATTCTTTCAGATATTTGGTTTTCAGTTGCTCCAAGGGAAGATAGAGCATTCTTATATTCTTCAATGGTAAGAACCCCATTATGATATTGTTCATCTATACTTGCTAAATTATCTTTTAGATCTTCTAATGAAGACCAGCTACTAAAGGGGTCTTCTTCTACTGTTTTAGTAATATTTTCATTAATTTTAGAAATCTCTTCATTGAAAGTCTTTTCTATTTGTTTTTTATCAAAACCAAGATTTTCTTTGAGAAAACTCTTTTTACTATCAGACGCCTTAAAAGAATAAAATCCTTTCTGAAATTCCTTTGCCATATTTACTCCCTTTTGGAAGTAAGAAGTTCTTTCAGCATTAGTTCCTCGAACATTGGCAACAGTCTCTGAATCGCCTTTTGATAGTTTTATTTTATTTTGAACCCAATTAGACGCTAAAGCTTTATCGACTAAAGCTCCTCCAAGTTTAAGTCCTCCCCATACTGCACCGAGTGTCATAACACTCTTAATGAGGCCTTGACCACCAGAAAGGCCATCAATCAATTTATTTACAGCCGTTAGCAAGAAAGTTAAGCTATCAACCGCACCTTTAATAATTACATTATTAGTAAGACCCATAGCAAACTCGTCCCAAGCATTTCTCAACTTAGTGAGCTTTGCCTCTAAACTTTCTAGGGTCTTTTCAAATTGACGCTGACCTGAACCAGCGCTATTATACGCGGAATTGACAAATTCTGTTGTCTTGGCATAGTTGTCCATCATAGCAATAAAACGAGACTGCTGGCGACTACCAGATGCCATCGTCGCTATGTAACGCTGAGTAAGAACATCCAAATCATCCCAACGGCTAGATAACCTTAGCAGAACTTGATCCAAACCTTCTTCACCTTTTAGAAACGCATTCATTGAAATACCAGCGGATCGAAGAGCCGTTTGGACTTTATTTACATTAATTATTTCTCCTTCTTCATCGGTTCCACTTAGTTGACCTTTTGTATAGAGAGATTTTACCTCAGCAAATCTAGCAATAATAGTTTTGAGAGCAGTACCAATTGTTTCAGGAGCTTCACGAGTAGCCTCAATACCTTGGGTTAGGAATGATGCAGTTGTCTCAAACTCCATATTGACGTTATGGGCCAAAGAAGCAACTTTGCTCATAGCTGTAGAAATTTCTTGAGTATCAGCAGCTGAAATCGCAGCCAATTCAGAATAGACGTCATTAACTCTTTGGGCGGATGTTTCGCTTAATTCCATATTGAAACCACGAAGCGCACTCGTCATAGCATCAGTAGCATCTGAAGCATCCATCCCTGCTACAGCAGCCATCTTTAGAGTTTCATTAGCTAGCTTTAGTGAGTTATCAAGATCTAGACCCTGTTGAACATAAAGAGTAGTTGCGCCATAGACGTCCTTGATGGCCATTCCTAACTCATTTGCCTGTTTAGTGAATCGAGGGAGCTGTTCCCACATATCACCAACAGAGAAATCAGAAACTACAGCGATTTCTGTCATTGCCTCGTCAAGTTCCTTTACAGTTTCAAAGGCACTATCAATCGCACGCCTGAATAGTTGAATTGCACCAGTAATCGTAAAGAAACTTAAAACCTGAGATTTTAAACTTGCAAATTCCTGCGCCTTTTGAGAAGCTAAATCAAAATCATTTCCAACTTGATTAACTTTATCAGAAATCTGCTCAAGTGAGGGAGTGGTACTTTGAGTCTCATTTTTTAGTTGTTGTAAAGCGTTATCAACACCTTTAATGCCATCTTTTTCTAACTGCTGAAGACGACTTGTAAGAATTCCAACATCATCAATATTTACAATCCCTTCTAAGCTAACTCCTAATTGTTGAGCGATTTCTTTTAAAGTACTAAAAGCTTTTGCTTTTTCAGTTAAATCTAATTCTTGCCATTGTACAGTTAAAGAATTAACAGTTTCATTCTGAACTTTTAATTTTTGATTAATTTCATTTAATCTTTCTTGAGTTGTTGAATTATTTATTTCATTAGCTAACTGCTCAGCCTTACTTTTAAGTTCAATAACTTTTTCAGTAATATCTTTAAGGGCTACCTTTTGCCCATTAACATCTACTTTAGTAGAACTTTGATACTTTCTACCAGTGACATCTGTTGACCATCTATTCTTTTCATATATCTCAGCGGTTGCCTGCTTTAATTTTTCTGCTTCCTTTATTTGTTTTTTTACGCTTTCTAAATTGGTTGTTTTTGTCTCTATTATTGATTGTGAAGTTACAGTTTTTTCTTGCTCTTTAGATAGTTCTCTTTGAATACTAGATAAATTTCTTTCAGCTTTCTTAAGTTCATTCGTTTTCCCAATTGTTTTGTTAATAGTCTTCTCATAAGCAGTCAAAGCTGAATTAGCTTTATCTATTTTTTTCTTTTGGTCATTAGGCAAAAGTTCTAATTTCTTTTTGTTTGAACTAGCTTGTAATTGTTCAATTTCTTTAAAAAGTTTTTTTATTGCTGTTTGTATTAAAAAAGTTTCTTTTTCTATTTTTGTAAAATCAGATTTTACCGTTAAAGGCTGGTCCGTTAATTCTTGAAGTTTCTTTATTCTATTTTGCACATTATCAAAATCTGAAACCAGGGCTTGCCCACTCAATCCAGTCAATTGTATTTTATTTAATTGCTGTTGCAATTGGGATACTTTTGATTGAACATTTCCAAGTTCAGCATTAATGTCAAGAGATATTCTAATTTTCTTATCTGCCATTTCTTTTCCTCCTAAAAAATAATCAGCATTAGCTAAAAACTAATGCTGACTACAGTTAGAAATCACTATCTATATCACTGTTCAAAAAGTAAAACTCACTAACATATGAATTTCCTCTTGACCCCACTGGAACGCCAACTCCTTTAAAATTGGCTACGACAGGTGTAGCTTGCGCGCCCAGCCTTATAGATAAGCCAGTCATCAATTTTAGCTTTGGGATTTTTATAAGTCCCGTAACTACCTGACCAGTAGTATCATCCTTTACTCTTGTTCTACCTTCCAACTCAACAAAACCATTGAAAAGTCTATTACCTATTTTTACGACCTTCGCGCTACCTAAATAGTTATAAGTATAAGATACCATAACCTCTTTATAAGGCTCGCTAATTTTTATAATTTTTTCTTCTTTTGATAGGGGTGAAATTTTCTCTCCAGTTTCTTTTTCATAGATAAATAAATCTACTGGAATCTCTTTCAAGTAAATTTTATTTTCTTCATCACTTTCCAAAGTTTCCATTTTAGTTATTAAAACTGGTTTGCCTTCTTCAATTTCAAAAAGTTTAGAATTCGTCATAAGCGCGAACTGGTCTTTTGAAAATATGCCTTGAGAAAAATTTAAGTCAATTTCTTTCGTAGTTTCCCAAAAAACATGGGGTCGATTATCAAATCCGCCATTAGCGCTGACCAATCGTTTTATCTCATCAAGGCCGGCAATTTGAATTTTATCAAATTTTGCGAGGACCTCTTTGGTTTCAATAGTTTTGTTTCCAATCTCTATCGGATAAGTAGCTTTTAGATAACACTGTTCCAATTCTTTGAAAGAAAACTCGTTCATATTTCCTCCTAAAAAGAAAACGGAGAAGGGCCTCCCTCCTCCGTTTAGGTTTTATTTAATTACTCAGCAGCAGTCAAAGAATACTTAATGAGCTTCATCATGGGGCCGTTAGCAGGACGTAGGACCTTTAGGTTCATACTGAAAGTAGAGGGATCGCCCTCAGCCTCCATAGTCAGAGTATTCTCAGAAGTAATCTTAGCCTTAGGAATTACTAGCTGGAAGAACTCATCTTCACCGTTGTCCTCACGACGAGCGTAAGTATCACCAGTACAATAATAAGTGCCAGGGAATGTTTCGGGACTAATATCAATTGTAGCAGATTCTTTTACGCTCATCTTACCAACAGCATAAGCATAATCAGTAGGAGCTGCGCCAGTAGCTGTAGCTTTTTCTCCATTTGCCTTATAATAAACTACTTCAGTTAAAGCATATTTAGTTCCACGAATTTCAACACTACAAGTATTCTCTTGGGCATCAAGTACATTAGCTTTGTTTACTGTCCGCCAAATAGTAGCATTGGTTTCATCAATATCAGCCTCTCCATTCGCCTTAACAGAGCCAAACATGATGGCCATAGATTTAGCAGAGAATAGCGCATCTTCTAGGGTGATATTGATTTCCTTACCATAGTCCCAAGTAATCAATTCTGGATTACCTTTACCACCACGAGCAGAAGTATTTTCAGCAGTCTGCTCACTAGTAGAAACTTTTAAAGTATCAAGATATAATACAGGGGCACCAGGCTTACTATTACCACTTTCATCCTTATCAATTTGATAAAAAGTAAAGTCGCAAACTTCCTTAATACCATAACGGTCTAGAATGTTTATTGCCATTACCGTATTTCCTCCTATTTTTTATTAGAATTATGTATCCAATATTCTGGCTTTACATCTTTACTACTTGCTCCAGCCAATAGGCTTCTTATATCAACTTCATATTTTTCTTTTTCTTGATATACACCTATCAATTTAGAAAAAGTAGCATAACTCAACTCTCCAACTGTAAGTGGAGTAATTCCAATACCCATACAACAAATTGAAATGAGTAAAGTATCAAGTGTCAATCCTTCTTTTTTTGCTTTTACTTTATCACGATATCGCGCCTTTGCTTTCATCTTTTTTATTTTTGGATGTTCATTAGGATTAGGAGGTTCAATACTATCTTCTCCTACGCTATTTCTAATAAGATTTTGGAAATCAAAAAAATTTTCACTGGTCAAAAAACGCAAATCATCTAATGACTGCGCACTCTCTAAAATTTTTTTCAAATCTCCAACTAGAATTTTTTTCTCTTCATAAATGAAAGAAACTGGTTCATGAATAAAAAACTCAAAAGCTTTGATAGAAAGGACTTCTACTTGTTTATTATTGAAAGAAGAATTCAAAAGATATTCTAATGGAGTCAAAACATTTGATAATTCCTTTTCTTTCTCCATATACTCATCTTCAATTTCTTCTTGGGATAAGGTTAGAAGCTTTCGATAAACTAAAAAATTCTCTTCTGTAATAACCTGGCGAATTGTAGGAGAATAAACCTTACAAATCTTTTGAAAATTCGCCGGTTCATTTATTACAAAATGGCAATCAATCATAAGCAATTAAGTCAAAAGTCATTTCATAACAGGACATTTCATCAGTTAGGAAATTTATCTCAAAATCTCCTCCTAGAAGTTTACCCATTCCATCAATAACTTTTCCATTTAGACTTTTTTGAATTTCACCCATTATACTAAATGGACGAAGATTTGTACCTTTCATTTTCCACTGAGTCAAAGGAACAAAAACCTCAATAGCTAAAACTATTCTTTGAAATTCAATATTAGAAGAAAGACGCGCGCCATCAACCACTCGCAATGAAATAAGACTTTTCGCATCTTCCTTCGGCCCTACTCTTGGGACTATTTTTATAAGCTTATCAAAAACTTCGTTTGTAATTTGCTCTTGCGTGAGATCTTCTTTTTCCAAAGGAGACTTATCACTATAATACAAGAGTTTTAGTAAATTTTGGTTAGTAGTTAGTCTAACCATTATTCTTTGAAGAAAAGGTCCTAGCTCTTCAAGGTCTCTTACCATCAGTATTTCCTCCTTGTAGCCAGAAGTAATCTTCTTCGTTATCGGTTTCCCCCTTTTGAGGAGGAGGAGTCAAATCAAACTCATAAATTGGATCAACGGTTACATATTCTACACCAGATGAGGACTGTATATCATAGCCAGTCACTCGATAGAATTCACGATATGGTTCTTCACCTATAATAAAATAATCGTCCTTTTTTAGATACTGTGTTAAAGGCATTACAAAGAAACTCTCTTTTAGATTCTCAGCATAGATAGTATCCATGCGACTACGAGACTTGATTTCATCTCTAAGCATATTATTTTCTTGGCCATACATATAAGCCCAACTTTCTTGCTCAGAGCCATCGCGAGAATGCCAAACTAAATAATGCGTCATGCGAAGCATTACATAGCGATTATAACCACTCGCTTTTATTTCTTCAAGATAATAAACCATCCAGGGTTTGAGCTCGTCATTTTTGTCAGGTATCATCAAAATCGTACCTGGCGCGAACTCAACATCAATTTTTACAAGTAAATAGTGAAGAGTTTTTGTATCATCCTGCTTGTAGCGTTCAAAACTTCCACTTATATACTCATCATTATATTCAAAATCTACTCGGTAAATACTTTTTTGAAGATAAAGGTCAAAATTTTGTTCACGCTTACCTTGAATACGAGATTGGTAATCTAATCCGTATCTGTTTAGGCGCTTTTCATATATGTCAAAATAACTCATCTGATTTTCCTAATAAAGTCATACAGCTAAAAACTGTACTCCGAAAATAATCATATCTGAGATAGCGTAATGAAGAAATCTTATAGTATAGAATATAGTAATTGATAGTTCGAGAAGTTTCTGGAATTCCTAATAATTCTGTTAGAATACTGTCCAGAAACTTCTCCCACTCACCTTTCTTTTCAAACTCACATAAGAGTCCAAAAAGCTTATTTTTCAATTTATTACTATATCCCTCAGTAAAATCAGACATCCTGATACTGCTCCGCAAGTAGTCTATATGAAAATGGCTTGCGCTTTGGTGCACGATAGTAAACTCCTTCTAAACGATGAACCTTAGCCTCTTCCTTTCTTAGAAGCTCAGTGAATTTACTAATGAGATTAGCCTGAGAGAAGTCTCTTTCCTCATACAAAGGCTTTACATTCTCCCAAGTTAGAATCGTTCGATTCAACCACTCACATTTCATATAGCAGGCAATAATTTGGATTTCTTCATTGTCCAATTCTTCAAAAAAGTATTGCTCATCATGTTCAAGAGACTTGCGCGGGAACTTAAACCAAGGTAGCGCGCCGTCTAAGATAGTTAGTAAGTCTTCTTCTACTTCTTCTTGTGTCCAGTTTAGCCACTCATCTTCGAGCATTTTAGACAAGAAGGCAGAATAAACTTTTTCTAAGGGGGTTCCCATTATTAGCCCTCCTTATCCTCTCTATTCAACTTAATAGCAGTTAGAATATCTTTCCCACAGGCCTTCTTTATAGCATCACACTTACCGAAATCTCCTAGCTCATTTTTGATAGCAAAATCAGCCAAAGCTAGCATCTGCTCATAGTTCAAAGTCTTCAATTTAGCATCAAACTCAAACTGAGGCATAGCAGTCATCATCCGCTTCATATCATTATCACTTAGGACAATAATATTGACAGGTTCGGTAGCATCTTCAGGTTCAAGGCCTAGTTCCTTTTTTACCTCTAAGTCTTCAATATAAAGCATCCCGGTATCAATCATATACTTGAAGCCACTATCGTACATCATTTCTTCCAAAGTTTCCTTTTCAATAGGAATACTAGCACCCTTATTTGGCCACTCGCGCTTAAAGCGCAAATCAGAAATATTTACACTAACAGGACCTTGATGCTTACTAATTACTCTAATCTTCTCCATTTCAAATACTCCTTTTACTCCTAAAAATTTTTATATATAAACCGAGGGAGGGAGTTGTATCCCTCCCTCGAAGAGAATTAGAAACCGTAAGGATTCTCAAAAGTCTGGGTAATTCCCGTATTCTGATAAATACCCCAGTTATGATGAGCCAGAATGGCACAACCCATCTTTTTATAAGCATAAACTTCTAGAGAATTATCGCGGTTCTTGAAGTCGTTAATTTGAGTATTGCCTTCTAGAACAACCTTTACTACCTTCTCTCCACCGGTAGGTAGAATGTAGGCTAGCTGAGGGTCAATCCAAGTCTTGGTGTTAGTTTCATCAATAAAGGATTGAGGAATCTGAACAACAGGAGTGCCACGGAAAATATTGATATAACCAGTGTTATGGATAGCATCAATATCCTGGGGATGATAAATACCATTAGTAGTATTAGCAATACCACTTACAATGGCATCGGGACCCATAGCGCCGACGAATTCAGGAGGAGCAAAGATTACAACACCATTGCCATAAGCACGAACAGTATTGATTACCTTTACCATCTTATCAGCTTCAAAAGTATTAGAAATTACCTTATTAGCATCAGGACGAGCAGAAGCATTTACGGCGGCCCGAAGAGCCTTATGAACCTCATAGAATACGGCATCAGTTAGGCCCTCAGTTAGAACCTGCATTACTTCGGCCATAGTCTCTGCGCCATCTAGCATACGCTCAAAGTCAATGGTAGCGCCTCCGCCAACGGCATGACCAGCTAGTTCAAAGGTATCGCTATCTAGACGGAAGGTTTCATACACACCAGATAAACCAACCTGAGTTAGGAACTTCTTGGCGCGCATCTTACCTAGACGACGCTTAAAGATGGCCTTCTGACCCTGAGGAACAGACTGAACCTCAGCGAACATACCGATAGCATCAATTACCTTCTTAGGCATAATTTCATCGGCAGTTTTGATTACGATATCATAGATATCATAACGATTCTTCATAAACTGATTTACGGAACCAGCTAGCTCTTTTAGACCATCTAGAAAAGCAGAATCCATATCTACATTCTGATTAGCATAGGTGGCAGGAACAGTACCCTTAGCGCAATGAAGGGCAATTTCTTGTAGTTCTTTAATAGTCATTATAATTTACCCTCCTTTTATTAGTCAGCTAGTACTTGTAGCTTGATACCCTTTTGACCATCAGGCATAGTATCAAAAGCGACAACCTTTAGCTTAGGACCGAAAGTGCCAGCAGTAGCGGATAGCTTAGTAGCACCAGAAGCATCGGCCATGCCATATACAGGAGTAGTAGCGCAAGCCTTTAGAGCGGTAATTAGAGCTTCCTCAGTAGAAAACTCAGTATCATCATAGCAAATGCAATTGGTACGATACTTATCGCCAATAGATAGATAGCCTAGACGAGGGAAGAAGTCATCAGAACCATTTAGCTTAAAGTTCTTTAGACCAGGAGTGCGCTCATCATACATATGCTCGGTAGAATAAACTAGAGCAATAGGAAGAGAGCCATCAGTAGGTAGCTTTACACAACGATTAACATCGTCAACAGCCAAAAGCATACCATTTTCAACAGGGATATTTGCGAAATCAGTAGCATTAGGAGCACACTGAGCTTCAATACGACCATCACGGCGGAAGGCAACATTATTTAGCTCAACTTGACCATAGCCACTAATTACTAGTCTTTTTGTAGCCATTTTATTTCCTCCAATTACTTGACATATTTAGCTAAGACGGCATCTAGACCTTGTAGAGGCACGTCCTTAGGAATTAGACCTTGACGGTCGTTTTTAGAAAAAGCAGAAAAACCAGTTTTCTTCAATTCATAAGCTAGCTCTTTATCCAAATCAGATACAGAATAGTTAGCGCTATTTTCACGATAAGCATTTAGAACCTCTTCGCTTAGATGCCCTTCATACTCAGCAAATACAGCCTCTTTCTGTTCTTTTTCAATCTGAGCTTTATACTCATTTAGAGAACTGTTTTCTTCTGTTAGTGTTTGGACCTGGGTCTGAGCCTCAGTATATTGAGCCTCAATACCAGCCTTCTCTGCTTGTAAAGTGGAAATCTCACCATTTAGTTCTTCAATTTTGGAACTAAAATTAGAATTTTCTTCTTTTAAGGTTTCAGCATTTGCCAAATCTTCATTTACAAGTTCATATGTACCACCATTCAATTGACGCAAGGTGTCAACAGTTTGCTTTTCGTTTTCAGTTACATCAATAATATAAACTTGGGTACGTTCGCCTAGCTCAACACTATCAGTCTCGTCATTCTTCGTATAATGAACTCGCTCATAGCTACCATTTTCATAGTTATAAGCTAGAGCATAGTCATCAAAAACTTCGCAAATAGCATAGCCAACTGTCCAGTTTCCTTCCTCATTATACTCAGTGTTCAAGAGAGACCAAAGAGCGTCGTACTTTTGGCTGTCGGAAAGTTTGAAATTTATTTCCATCGTCTCTGTTCCTCCATTTTTAGTATAAACAGCTTCAATTTCTTGAATCCTCTTTATAACTTTATCAATACTAGTTTGAAGCTCGAAGAAGCTTGCACCCTCAAAGCAGGGCTCAACGTCATCTCCTAAAACTTGGAGACCTAAGAAACACCCCTCATCAAATACAATAAACTTTTGCCCGTCATAAATTGCTCGATGATATTTCAAAGACGGTTCATAAAGTTCCATTGATTGAGATTTTCCTACGATATCTCCAGCTTCAGCGTAGAGCGCAGTAAAAATTAGAACATCTGCGCAAGCATAAGTTCTCTCTACTCCATCCTCATCAAGATGGGACTCCCAGCTAATATTAGGATTTTCGGGAACAATTCCATAAATTCTTCCCTCGCTTCTTCGACTTCCATGGTCGGTATAGTCATCATATTCATAGATGCCTTTGACCGGCGCGTAAGGAAGAGTTTGAAGAAGTTTTTCTGCAAACTCATCCGTTATATAAGTACCGTTTCTATTACCATATTTATAGAAAATTCGGCACCGCGCTTTCGACAATACATCATTATATTTTTCTATGTTGCCATAAACAGCGACTGGAAACTCAAATTTATTCATCTATATTCAAGCCTCCTTGTTTATCGGTTGATGCTTCTTGCTCAATGGTAGTTTGTGCTTTTTCTTCTGTTTTCATCTGTGGACGCCCTGGGTCACCAGAAGCGCCACTTTGAGTATAGGCAGAATTTAGAGGCACCAGCTTTTCTTGAAGTTTTTCGACTTCATTCTCGAGTTCTTTCATACTCAAAAGCTCTCGCTGGTTCAAGTCCATAACAGCACTTGGTAAGAAGAAACTATATCCACTCTGAGCCAATTTAAAAGCATCAGTTAGATAATCACTTTGGTTATAAATAGAAACCGGTAAAATTTTATAAGTAAATTTTATATTAGAATTACCAAAAAGTTGGGTCAAAAGTTCACTAATAAATTTTGAAATTTTATTAGTAATTGGCATCATAAAGCTTATATCATTTAGGATAGAAGTAGATAAAGCTTGAGAACCAGTCGGTGCGAATAATTGCCCGCTGACACTAGCCTCAGCATAAACATTTTGAAGCATCTTTTCCAAATTGTTTGACACAGCATCAGAAGAAGTTTTTGAGACGATACTATCGACATCAGCATAAGTAGTCAAAACAGAAAGATTTTTGTTTCCTTTCATCATGCCTACCGCACCGGTATGCATTTCAAGGGCTTCGTCTGGCTCAAAAAGAAGGGCTCCGTCTTGTAAGTGGGGTATCTTTTGAATAAGGATCTTTCGGATTTCTTCTAAATCTCTTTCTCTTTCTGTATCTACTGCTTCATCATATTGAATTGTAGCAGGGATGACATTCAAAAAAGTTGGATTTCCTTCTTCAAGAATGCTGAAATAAAGACTAATATCAGTAGACAACTTTATCCAAGAAGTTTTAGTTTTGCCCTTTTGATATCGACGATAGAAACTTATAACTTCTTTGGGATAAATTTCTAATACTTGACTTCGAGTATCTTCATCAGTAAAGTGATCAAAATAATTGACATTGAACTCAATAATATCTCTTCCATAAATATCTCTAAATCGAGATTGACAATAAGAGGCAGGTAGGTCAACTAAAACAAAGGACCCCTTATCTAAAAAAGAAATTAATCCGTAGTAAGCACCATCAGTCAGCGCCCGCGTCACAATTTTATTATATAAAATTGAAGGGCTTACTTCATCTAAATAGTCCAAAGCTTTATAATATCTTTTCTGAATAGCTTTATCAGAAAGTTTTTTCCCAAAACTTACTTTTGGAATCAAAAGGTTCGCGCACTTTAAAAGATTTGCATAATATAGAATAATAGCACGATACAGCCCGTCTCTTAAGAAATAGTTTCTTGAAAGTTCCCTTTGTTCTGATAGAGAACCTGAATTGATAATATTATCAATTTCTTCAGGCTTATAATCTTTTAAAGTGCGGGATCGAGAGCGCCAAGAAAGATAATCATAGTCTCCATAAACTTCGTCATTTTTAGAAACCATTCCGCTTGATGCTCTTTTGAAGGAGGCAAGGTCAAAATTTCTTTTGAATTCGATATCTTGTTGTTCCAAATTATGCCCCTCCCGTAAAGAATATTAGATTGCGTTTTCCGGCGCCCCGTCTTCGTTGTTTTTTCATTCGTGCTTCTTCAATTTCTTTGATGCGCCATAGGCCATAGGCAAAAGCATAATAGCGGTCGTCATGGAAGCGTTTATTTATTGCTTCAAGGACTATATCCATACCTACATTTTTGACGCGAAGATTTCCCATTTCTTCGAAAAGTTTTGTTGTCTGTTCATGGGGGAGTAAACGTTGGACTCGTTCGCGCATCGTCATTTTTTGACCTATTTTAGTTCCAAGAAGAGCATTGCGCGCCTCCTGTTCACTAATCAAGAATCGAACTAATCCACCATTCAAACGAGAATAGGCATTACCATTGATTTTTGATTTTAGAGGACCATTTGCTTTCATAGAATATAAGATAGGAATAGAATCTTTGGGTTGGATTTTTTTGTAATCATCGTTATTGAAAAAGCCGTATGCAGGAAGCTCACGACCTCGCGCATCTGTATGGGTTTTTATCATTTCATCTGCGAGGCCTAACATTATTTTCCGTATAAGTCGTTATTTTATACGCGTTCTCTTATGAACTGCTATATGTTTCCATATAGATAAGACTATATCTTTACTCTTTAAGAGTACCTTCCATTTCGGACCACTTGGTCCTACTCCCTTTCGGGATAGTCGTTGAGCGTTCAATCAAATATAACATCTTTCGTCAATTCAGTCCATGAAGTTTTTGATTTTATTCTATTTATTGTTGAAATTGATACTCCGAATTGAGAAGCAATAGCTTTTAGAGTTTTTTTCTTTTCTATTATCAAAGAAATTATCTCTCTAACATCATCTTCTGTTAGTTTTGCTCTTCCATTTTTTACTCCTCTTGTATCTCTACCATAACCTGAAAGAAATTTGGGAGTAATTTCAACATTTTCAAGCTCAATTTTATAAGTTTTTTTCGAAATTATATTTCTCAAAGTTTCATCACAGATACCATACTTTTCTAAAATTTCCTTTCTTTTGAAATTACCGCTATTTATATCTAAAATAAGATTTTCTAAACTTTCTTTTGTAAATTTAGAACTGGAATTAGATAATCCATCTTGGTCATAACATCTTCTGTTAGGAAGAGTATTGGGATTTTCTAAATTTTCTTTCATCGTTGCCCATCTGAGATTTTCTAATTTATTATTAGTGATATCTCCATCTAAATGGTCAACAGTAAGTAAATGACTATTCTTGTTTGGACAAAAAGTTGATAAAATAAGACGATGAACACTAAAACGGTGTCCTTTTCCAACGGGTTTGTCCGTTGTCATCAAAACCACTTTTTTATAACCATTCTTATCATCATACTCTGTTAGAAAATCTTTTTTATACTCTGACCAAATATGACCAGATTCGTCAGCATAGTAATTAGTTCTAAAAGTATATTTTGAGCTTTCAATTTTCTTCATGTATTCATCCTCCAAAAAAGGTGTTATATTCAATTGCTTCGTTGCTGATTGCCCTCGTCTTTACGTTAGGGGTTCCCAGCAGTTAAGAAGGTTTTACTTGAGCATAGGCGTCTACCCAAGCCATTACAGTCAATCAAAACTTCTCTGGGATTATATCTCTCAATCAGAAGTTTCAAATCAATTGCTTGTTGTGTAAAGGTTTTTGTTTCTGCTTGTCTTCCGAGAACTTCAATATTGACGAGAGTTGAGTAATATTTGCCATTCTTGATATTTACTCGAAAGATACAAGCGATTGTTGAATCTTGTAAGCGTCCTACGTCTACACTGATAAAGTAGAAACAATTCTGTTGATTTCTAAATTTCTGAGTAAATTCTGGATTTTTCTTTGTCCGATATTTAGAAAGCTTCTCAAAATCAAACCAAGATTCCTCACTTCCTCCGGCCCAAGTCCCCATGAACTCTGATGCGAATGTCATTTCATTATATGCCGAAGACATCCTCAATTTCTCGACGTGTTTCTTATCAACTAGTCCATGTTGGGCAGGAATACGATAATCTAGGCCCATAACAAAAGCTCTTTTTGGGTCAATTATTGCTTGTATCATTGTTTCTATCAGAAGCGAATACGCATAAGAAGATTTCATACCTGCTGATGTTCCAGCGATGACTTGTTGATTGCAAACCTCATAAGGATTTACCAAACCATTAGCATCGCGTCGAGAAACATTCAGCTGGGGGAGTATTACTTCGGAGATAATGTCACCATCGGCATCACGCACCTCGTCGAGGAATGTTGCGTGAAGGCGGAGACCTCTGGAACTGTCAGTTCATTTTACTACCTTATGTCTCCATAAGGATTAGACTATATCTTCATCCTCAATTATGAGGATGCCTTTCGTTTCGGGAGCTCTCTCCCTACTCTCTTTACGAGATAGTCGTTGAGCCAAAATATTTTCTAAAATGTCAAAATCAGTATAGGAAATTTCTAAATAATCTAAACCATTTTCTAAAGCTTTTTGTTTCTTCCATTTATCTATATCTTGCTGTTCTTTTAAAGTTAGCTGAAAGAAAGGCTGTTCGATATAGTGCTGCCTTCCCATGTATTCTATCACAAGGTTGAAATCTGGAAGGAAGAAATCATATCTTCTCTGTCCTGTCCAAGAAAATTTCTTTTCTCTTTCAAAAACAACATTATTGTCTTCACACCATTGAAGAATTTTTCGTTCTCCCTTGGAAATTTTCTTTGAGCATTTTGGACAACCATAGCCACTTCTTATGTCATGAGGAGTAACTTTCCAAATAAAACCACAATTCTCGTGTCTAACCAAAACTTTAGTATCGGTCCCTTTATAGTCTTCAAGGATTGTATATCCATCAGGAAACAACTTTTGAATACCTTTTGTTGTAAGTTGTTTTCCTCCTATAGAGCAACCTTGACAAATAGGATTTTTTAGGAAGCTTTCAACTTGTTTTTCTGATACCAAACCACAATCAGAACATGAGTATTTTATAGTCTCTTTTTCAGAACGAACATTCCAGCCAAATTTTATAAAAGTTAGATTCGAAGATGCTTCAATCTTTTTTAATGCTTCGACCTTCTTCTTTTTCCGGCTTTCAGAACTACCTCTAGAATACCAACAATTATTACAAAGATGTTTTTTCTTTAGTAAATCTCCTGCGCAATAGATAGTTTCAGTATGACCGCATATTTTACATTTGTATGTTGCTGGCATTTTGGACCGCTCATATTCTAAAATTTCAATTGTTGGTCCTTCTTCAGGAAATTTAGTATTTAGTTTTTCAATAAATTCTTCTTTTGATACTGATTTGAACATTTTTATCCTCCATATTTTGGTTGCTGATTGTCCTTTTTTATGGTTTAGGGTCTCCCCATGCCACATCTTTTCTTTTTTTTCTGCTTTCGCAACATTCAATTATCTTTGGAGATAGATAACTTGTAGTAAGAAAAGCTTTCGGAGATTCCAGCAGTTAGAAAGGTTTATTACCCGTATATTACTATAGGGGAGGGCAACTGATTCGCCCCTTCGCAAGTGAATTTAGAACCGTTCTTGAAGTAGAGTTCTGCCACGTCCTTTGAAAAGTTCATATGAGGTTTCCCCATAAAGACTTCGAGCTCTTTTTCTAGTAAAGGCCAAATTTTTAGGATTTCTTCTACCTTTTGTCTCATAATCTTTACACCTTGGGTCTTAACAGGCGCGACTATTGAACATTTGTGGTTAGGGATAAAGACACATTGAAGATAGAGTCCGAGAACGCTTAGGAATGACTTTGAGGCAGCACGAGTTGCGGTAATATAGATTTGATTATAACGCATGAGAGCGCGCAGAAATAAGCGCTGATAAGGAAACAAATCAAACTGGGAGTCGGTTGGTTTTATTGTATCTAGATAGATGTCGGGATAAACAGTATAAAGTTGAAGCTGCTCTTCCAAAAACCTCTCATTCCTCTCCAAAAAGTCCTCGGTTATAACGACTCCTTTTTCTAATTCGACCCCCTCTCTAAAAAGACGATTTTGGGAGTTATAAATTGAAGTGGGGTCGCGCAAAGTGATTACGGCCATTAGAACGTTCCTCCCGCATCAAACTCCTCACTTTCATCTTCTTTGAAAGCTTCAGCTTCATAGACGTCAGCATCAAAATTGTCTGCTTGGAGGTCATAAAAATTATCTGATTGAGCGACATTTTGAAGTGCTTGAAGACGCGCGGTCACCTCATCCCCGAGGCCACCTTCGTTTATGTACAGACGCTGGTTCCAAGCTTCAATATTCTTCAAAGTTTCGTCGATTACATCTCTTGTAGTGTTATCGTAGAATTTATTTTGGTGTCCGCGCTTTTCAAGCCAGAACATTAGCTCCCCAATACTATCAAAGTCAGTTGCGTTTTTGGCAGATTTAGGGGTAAAGTCTGCTGTCTTAACAATTTTATCATAGGATGATAGAAATTTGTCGACATCTTTGTCGCCAGCGCGAATTCGTTTATCTATTTCAAGTGAAAGCTTACAAAGCTTTTGAGCTTGGTCGATAGCTAGCGCACCAGATACATTCTGAGAAAGAAGCAGTCCTTTGTAGAGGTCTTCTAAGTAATAGAGCTCATCATCGTCGTAATTACCTCCCCAGCGCCGGCGCAATTCCTCAAAATGTTTTTCTTTTACTAGTGGAATCTCATCTTCAAGGAGTCCAACTTTTTTCAATTCAAGATATTGAGAGTTATAACTATCCCATCCTAAATTCTTATATTCTTCTGTTGCAAAGACCTTCGCATAGACACCCCAGACAGTATCGTCTGAATTCAATTCCCTTAATCTCTCGAATTCTTTGACTATAAAGGGGAGATCAGCCCATTGACAAATTTTATCGACCGCGCGCCAACTAAATCCATTCTGTTTGAGATAGTGAGTAATACAATCATTACAGATGGGGAGTACACCGTCTGGATAAAAAATTGAATGAGTTTTTGTGAAGTCTTCTTCTAGCTGCTGTTGTTTACAGCGCGGGCACTCTTTTGTGAGGAACGAACGCTTTATTTTTGGTATATTTGGTTGTAGTGGCATTACTACTAATCCTCCTTTTTATTTATTGACTTTTTTGAGGATTTTTATGAGTTCGCGCTGACGAGGCCGAGATAACTTAGAAAATTTTTCGAGTAAATCACTAAAAAGGTCTGAAAAATCACGAGCCGGAGGTTTTTCTTCTTTGCTATTATCTGGTAAAGAGGGCATATCTTCGGAGTTTTCAATGAGCCGAACCCCTAAAAACTTGCAAAGCCCCACAAACTCAACGGCCTCCAAGCCTACCAATAATTCCATAAAAGTTTTTATACGATTATTTTTCTCCATAGTCTTCTCCTTTAAGTGAGAGGGACTTCGCGCCCTTCTCTTTTATATCGTAATAGTCGGTCGCATTTCTTACACCGACAAGAATATCCATCACGAGAACTTTGCCTCCTCATAAAATACTTGGTATCCAAAAGTAAAGTCTTTCCACAATCCTTACAACGTTTGAAGTTTTCAGGGAAAAATAAGTTTTCGGCATACTCACGGTGAGTGGTGGCAGTTGCGCAAATTTTTAGGAGGGCTTTTTGATGAAAGATGGTGGAGATATAGTTTGAGTTATAGGTTTTGTTGTATTTTTTGTTGATGTATTCGACGATGGGTTGGTTTTGCTGGTGGGCCATTTTTAGATTGAATACGTCTTCTTCGAGAGGGGTTAAGTCGGCTAGGGACTTGTACCATTCAAATGTTTCGAAGAGCGCGCGCAATGTGCTTTCGAGGGGTAAGGAGTCAAGTCCCTCTTCTAAGGAATCCCAAATTTTTACTAAACTTTGAATATGTGATAAATCTTCAAAGTCAAAAAAACGTTTAGTTGTGCGCGGGGTCCATATTTGGGTTGAAAGGGCACGTTGGTCTTTTTCACTTTTTAGATCTGAGGGGATTGGGAAGCGTCCTTCGGGGAAGAGAGTCTGCGCTAAGTTCGAAGTTCCTTTGAGACCGAGTGGGTAGATAGGAATATCAGCATCAAAAGTTGGAGTTTCGAGTGGATTATAGGTATGAGGGATAAAGCGCTGAAGTTTTGTTTGGTAAAAGTCTTGGAGAGTGAATTGTTCGCGTCGTTTTTCGATTAGGAGGCGTTTTTGTTTTAGGTAGGAGTAGGGATTTAGAAGTTTTGATTTTTCTTCAAGGCTTTGGAGTTCAGAAGGGGTGAATTGGACGCGCAAGTCATCTCTAACTTTTTCTTTTTTACCTGTTTGGACTTCATAAGTCGAAAGTTGGAAGTCGATTTCGTCGATTTCACGCCAGAGAGGCTCTAATAAAGCTAGGATATGGGGTGGGGCGTTTTTTCGGGCGAGAGAACGCGAAAATTTTTGTTTTGTGGTTTTAGTTGGGGTTTCACTTATGGGATGGATTGAGTCTTCGTTGAAGGCGGGACTCTCGCGTAGCTCATCGAGAGAGATAATTGGGCGAGATGACCACGTAGATTTCAACTCAATTCCAGCACTTTTGTCTGAGGAGAGACCTTCGGAGTTTTTACCCCAGAGAAGATAATCAGCGATTTTTTCTAATTCGGAATTTGTAAGGGGTTTTTCTGCGTCGAAGTTTTGGATATAGGTTTGGACGTATTCGGCGCGGGCTTCATCACTTGAAAGTGAGAAGTCGAGATTTAGACGATTCATATGTGCTCCTTATGTATACGCCAAAGGGCGATTTAGTTTATTCTCTATTTTTATTATACCATAGGAGGAAGGTTGAGGTCAAATTTCGGCGAAGCTAAATTTTGGTTTTAGAAAAAATGAAATTTTATTTCGGTGAGAAATTTTATCTCGGTGAGAAAATGTTCCTTAATTGATTTCGATTTTTTATTTCAGTGAGAAAATGTTCCAGACCCGTTTTGGGAGGCATTGGTAAAATTGCCTAATTTTAGAAAATACCCCGGGGTATTTTTTGTGCATAATGCTGAACCGTCTAAAAAATTTTCAAACTGTTGCATTTGCAACTGACAAGGGTGCCCCCCGTGTGCTATACTCCATAATGTAAAGAGGATAACACAAACGGAGCGGGCCGACTGCTTGAATGCGGTGTGTATCTTGAAAACTGAAAACCACAAAATCAAAAGAAAGGAATTTTATATCATGAAAGACTTTACCATTTTGACAAAAGAGGACGCCATACGCGCGCAAGATTCCGCGCGGTACAATCCGGCCATTGATTCCGGTTATTTTGGGCGTATCACTGAAAATCAATGTGCAAGGCCCAAAAGCCGTAAAAAGTCGGTTAGTTCTGCGGGGAAAGCTGATGTTCATATCAAGTATAATGGACGATATATCCCCGCAGAGGTCAAGACGAATGGCGGACGTGTTGACAGTCTTATTGATGGCACGAACAAAAGCAAGTTTGTTATCTATGTAATGGATTATACCCAACGTCATAAAGCTGGGAAAAAGACAGAGGCTTGGGAAGAGCGGCGGATAGTCGGCCCGCTTATTATCCCGACGGGGCTTTTCTTGAATTGCTTGCAAGAAGTCAACGCTATAAAGACAGTAAACAAACACGGCGAGTATGACGGCCTGGGGATTCAAGTTAGTTCCCAAAAGCTGTACAAAAGGCTTTTACAATGGCCTGTCGAATATGACCGTACACGGGACTATACAAGCGCCGATTTTGAAGGGCTGGCGCTGTAAGCTATAAACAAAGGGCCGGGCCATATAGGTCCGGCCCACCAGAGAAAGGAATTGATATGACACTTGACTTTGTGAAACAGCATTTCGATACTTGGCTTAAATATGCCAAAACGCCGAATAACGGTTTTCAAGCTGAATATTGCTATTCAGTATCCTATGGTATGGCAAATATGGCCGCTGATATCGCGTGGGAGCAAGGCGACAAAAAGCTTTCTGAAGAAATTACAGAGCTTTGGGACAATAACTATCGTGATTTGTTTTTATCGGCTCTCCGGGAAGAACTGGCCCGCCAATAACAAAAAACGCTGACCTAACGGCAATACGGGGAGAAAGGAAACACTATGAACTATCGTTTGCTTGTCCGCTGGGGATTCACTGAAGAAGTGGTAGTGGAACTGTTTGAAAAGGCCGAATACGCCGACACTATTATTCGCTATCTTGATTGCGCTTTGGAGAATGGCGCAAAGCTGGGATTTGAACTTCAACACCGGAACGAAAACGGAGAAACTGAAATCATTGACTATGGCGGGAATTCTATCGGAAAATGGACAAACCTTCTTTGGGACTAAAAGCAAAGCTGTGCTATCGGCCAGACGGGCAGAAAGGAATGAAATATGATTAAATTAAAATTCTTTGTACATTGCCGGGGCTGGGCTGACGGCGGTTATGAAAATACAACCTACTTCACAAGCGTCGCAGAGGCCCGCTCTTGGTTAAGTAAAAATCCAGATTGTGAAATGATTAGTATTGAGAAAGTGACAGCAAAAGAATTTGCGAAAGATTATATTGGGGAACTGTAAAATCCCCATAAAATAAAAAGGAAAGGAGTTATTAAAATGACAATTTATCCTTGTATGTACCGTCAAAATGGCAAAGATTATCTGTATTCTATGTGCAATAAAATGAATGTGGGCAGCGTTGTCACTGACATGAACAAAAGACTTCAGCGAGGGGAAGCTCGCTACAACGGTTTGTCATCCAGTAATATTGAATTTTTCTATGCTGGCGAGCCTTATGAAGAAAATTTCTCGCTGTATGACTGAAAAGAGGGGAGTTCTTCCCCTCTTTTTTTCAGAAAAAGTTTGTGAAAAAATTCGCAAAAAATTTAGACGAACGATTACTTGTGAATTTTTTCACAAAAAATTTAGACGATTTTCGTCTGAAGAATATTTTTCTTGACTTTTTTTGAAAATTGGTATATACTTTAGGTATACTAAAAGAAAAGAGGCTTCTAAAATGATTGTTGTCGCTGTGTTGGGCGTTCTGTTCGCTGGGCTGGGGTGCGCTGGTATGTCTCTTGCAGGCGTCTATTCGTTCCTAAAAAGCTACGATTGGCATTATGCTGTGGGAGCTGGACTCTACGCGCTGGGAGCTGTATTTTTTATCGGCTGGGTTTTTTCAATGGGCTGGTAAAGAAAGGAGAAAAATTATGAAAATTTTTAGGAGAATTAAAGTTTATTTTTTCCTGAAAAGACTTGGAATCAATCATCCTTGGAAAGCAAGCGGGGATAAAAATTTCATCACTTTCGGTTGAAAAGATAGCGCTTCGGCGCTATTTTTCAGAAAAAAAATTTAGACGAACTTCGTCTAAAAAACATTTCTCTTGACATTTTAGAATTTATCTGTTATAATAAAACCATCAAAAGAAAGGAAGTAAAACTAAAATGAAAATTGTCATCATCTTTTACATCATCGGAATTGTTATTTATTGGCTTGGTATTTTCAATTTCATCTCTGTCGCAAAGAGGAACTGGAACGGTATTGACGAAAGTCTCAAGAACGATACAAGAAAACGCTCGAAAGCCTCTTGCCGTCTTACCCTAATTACATGGTCGTTCATTCCGGTACTAAATTTCATTATGGGATTCCTGTATATTTCCAACCCGCGCTATTTTTTGAAGAAGTAAAAAAGAAAGGCAGTAGAAAAATCTACTGTCTTTTTTTCGGAGAAAATAATTAGACGAAATTCGTCTAAAAAAATATTTTCAAAAAAATTTTTGAAAAGGTATTGACTTTTCAAAAAATTCTGATATAATAATAATTGTCAAGAGGAGAGGGCACCAAGAAATCCAGGGGTGGCCAACCTTGAGAAAGTAGCGGAAGTGGGGACTAAATCGCACAGTGTAAGTCCGGCATTGAACAGAAGTGTGCGCAAGACCTGTCATCTTTGAACAGACAAGCAATATCCTATCTGTCAGTTTGAGGCCGTGGTTGCGTGAATACCTCGCTCTTCCTCTTGACAATTATTAGCTAATAGGCGGTTTGTGGTTATCCGCTATTAGATATGTCCTTGTTTAGTTAGTCCCCAAATTGCGACACGATTTTATTCCTTTCTCGTGTCGCTTTTTGGGACATAGAAAAATTTAGACGAAGTTCGTCTAAATAAAAAAGTTCTTGACATTTATATTTTTATATGATATACTTTATTTATAATAAAAGAAAGGAAAAAGAAAATGAAAAAGAATAAACTTCCTAAAAATAGTGGCTATTGTCTAATTGTAAAGTGTATTCCTCTTAATGACCAGTATGAATGTGATGCAGATAAAACTCCACTTTTCATTTGTCCCGAAGCTGAGGCAATCGAAAGATATGGTAGTAAATTTGGATATGAGATTTACTCCATTCGTGCAGATGGTATGTTGAAATTGGAAAAAGAATATGATGAGGGAAAATAATATATGGGATGATGGCGCCGAGTGCGCCATTTTCTTTTAGACGAAGTTCGTCTAATTTTTTTTTGAAAAAAGTATTGACAAATAAGAAAAATTGTGTTATACTTTAATTACAAAATAAGAAAGGAAGTAATAAAAATGAAAGCAACAGGTATTATTCGCAGAATGGATGACTTAGGGCGGGTTGTTATTCCCAAAGAGATTCGACGGAATCTTGGTATTCGTGAGGGAGACCCTTTGGAAATTTTTGTTGACAATGGAGGCGTTTGTCTTATAAAGTATCAACCAGAAACAGCCACAAAAATTCTTGATGATTTTAAGGAATTGAAAGATTGTGCCTTTGAATATGGCGGGTCCGCGCAAGAACAGCGAGTTGAAAATCTTCGGTTAATGGTTGAAAAAGAACTAAATGAAATTTTTGAGAAGTAAAAGACGGGTCTCTCCCGTCTTTTCTTTATCTTATTAAAATAGAATAGTTTTAGACGAATTTCGTCTAAATAATTTTATACTTGACAAATAGAAAAATTTCTGTTATAATTTAATTACAATAAAGGAAAGGAATTGAATTTATGACTATTTTTCTTGATATGGATGGCACAATTGCCGACCTGTACGGTGCAAAAGACTGGTTGCCCCGCTTGCGGGCCTATGACGCAAAAATTTATGCAGAAGCTCGGCCTCTCTGTAATATGAACACGCTGGCGCGCAAGCTGAACAGAATTCAACGAAAGGGCATAAAGATTGGGGTGATTTCATGGGGAAGCAAAGATAAAAACCCCGAATTTCTCGAAGCTGTGGCGGCTGAAAAAATGCGCTGGTTGCGTCAGCATTTAAGAAGTGTTTCCTTTGATGAAATTCATATTGTAGAGTATGGAACAAAGAAAACGATTTTCCGTTCTTCCTCTGATGATATTTTGTTTGATGATGAAACAAGAAATTTGATGGAGTGGGGAATGGGTGGTTTTCATCCTGACGCGATGGAAAGTGTTCTAAAAGTTTTGGCGAGATAAAGGGAAGAGATTCCCTTTATCTCGCCAAAGAAAAATTTAGACGAATATCGTCTAAAAAATTTTATACTTGACAGTAATTAAGAGAAATGTTATAATGAGTATAACAAAATGAAGGAAGGTAAAGTAATGACTGCATTTGAAATTCGAGAGGGACTGGCAAACCGATACAATTTAGAAATTCGCAATGTCTGCTGTTATCATTGCAAATACTGGGGCTATAACTGCGGCAAGGTGCTGAACTCTCGATGTGAGAGCCGTTGCACCAAGAGAAAAAAGGATTGGACATGGGCAAGTCAATATTGCCGAGGTTTCATTCCAAAATCGGGAAAGTAAAAGAAGCGGCGTATTTGCGCCGTTTTCATCTTTTTATTTAGACGAAATTCGTCTAAATAATTTTGTACTTGACAATAATCAAGAAATATATTATAATAAGACCATTAAAAGAAAGGTGGAAAACAAAATGGAAATTATCAAAAGTCCCATCTATGTCAAGCTGACAGAGGATGAACGGAAAACCTTGCGCGATGCCTATGACATTCTCAATGAATTGTATGACATCATCGCCGATAATGACTGTGAGTATGTGGACGATACTTACGGGAATGACTATGACAGACCGGATATTGCGCTTACGGCTAATGTGCTTCAGATGCTTGCCCCTGCTGAAAAGGTGGAAATCCGTAAATAAAAAATGTGGGAGAAATCCCACATTTCTATTTAGACGAAATTCGTCTAAAAAATCTTTTCAAAATTTTTTGAAAAAAGTATTGACATTTTCAAAAAATCTGATATAATAATAATTGTCAAGAGGAAATGAGACCTCGTGGGCGGAGCTAATGGTATCGGAAGTCCCAAGATGTAGATAAGAGCGCGCAATATCGAAAAAAAAGACCAAAATTCCCTCTTGACAACTTCTAAAATCTATGGTATAATAAATATGTAATCAAGAGAGGAACACTTCTTTTGAGTATAAAAAATGGGTGGCGACCTATCCGCTGATGAAAGGAGAAAAATTATGACTAATCGTGAGGCTTACAATGCTGTAATCAATGGTGAAGTCACTGACAAGGTGATTGAGCATTTCACCACTGAGCTGGCAAAGCTGGACGCACGCAACAAGGCCCGCAGTTCCAAGCCCAGCAAGACCCAGCTGGAAAACGAGCCTATCAAGGCGCACCTGCTGGAGATTCTGGCCGTCAAGCCTATGACGGCAAGCGAGATTCACGAGGTTGACGCAAGCCTGTCTACGCAGAAGATTAGCTCTCTGTGCCGTCAGCTTGTCGAGGCTGGCAAGCTGGCTGTTGAGGATGTGAAGATTCCCAAGAAGGGCAAGCAGAAGCAGTATCACATTGTCAGCGAGTAAAATTAGAGGTGGCGAGAAATCGTCACCTCTTTTCTTTTAGGAAAAAATTTAGACGAATTTCGTCTAATAAATTTTATACTTGACAAGTTAGAAAATTTCTGTTATACTCTAACTACAAAATAAGAAAGGAAGATATTAATGAAAATTATTCAACCGACTTCTGCGACTCTTGAACTTACACCAGAAGAAAAAATGACCCTTCAAACAGCGGGAGAAATTTTGATTTCACTTCATAAGGAAATAGAACTATCCTCGTATAGAGTTTTGGTTGCAGAAAATAGTCAGGTTTCACTTTATGAAATCGGTAAAAATGCAAAATTTCTATTCGGACTTGCAAATGAGTTCTATTCTATTCAGTAAAAGAGTCCTTCGGGGCTCTTTTTTCTACTTTTTCAATTTAGACGAAATTCGTCTAAATAAAATACCTCACTTCATCACACTAAATCACTAAAGTAAATTTGAAATTCAAAAAAATTTTTAGTATAATAATTTTAGAAAATAAAAGAAATCCTATTGACAGAATCAAAAAATTATGCTATACTATATCCATAGTAAAGAAAGGAAGTGCTTTTAATGGCAAAGAAAAGCGAAGTTATGAAGATTGACTTTATGCAGAAAGTCAAAAATTTTCTTGAAAGTGAGGGAGAAACCGTTCTCCAAATCAAAAGCGGAACCTTTTCTATCCCATGGGTGCTTGATGGAGATGAGGGATATCTGAATTTGACTTTCAGCATTCCCAAGGGCACGAGAGAGGGCGACCTGTTCGATGGTTACGAAGAGGCTGAAAATTACCGTCTTGAAAGCGAGGCCAAGGAAAAGGCTAAGGCTGAGAGGGAAGAAAAGAAAAAGAAGAAGATGGAGAAAGACCGGCTTGCGCGGGAAAAAGCAAAGGAGAAGAAAGCCGAACGAGAAAACGCAAAATAAAAAAATAAAGGACGCCGGATTTTCCGGCGTTTCTTTTTTTCGTGAAAAAATTTAGACGAAGTTCGTCTAATAAATATTTTTCTTGACTTTTTAGAAAATTACTGATATAATAAAGATACAAAAAAGAAAGGAGAATAAAAAAGTGAAAATTTATGAACATAATAATAACTGCACTTCTTACAGTTTAACAAGTGAAGATATTACTTGTCTTACTGGGGCAAAATTTTTTCTAAATGAATTTCTCCATCGCATGGAAAGAAATGAAGTTGAAATTCTTCCCCTTGATGGCGAAGATTTCTATGGCTTTGAATTTATAACAGTTATTAATAAAATCAATAAAATTCTTGAAACCGAAGGCGTAAAGCAGGTGAGATAAAATGGGGAGATTCTCCCCTTTTTATTTAATTTAGACGAATTTCGTCTAAATAAAAAAATTCTTGACATTTATATTTTTATATGATATACTTTAAGTACAAAATGAAAGGAGAAAATAAAATGGAAGTTTATAAACCGACTCGTATGGATATAAAGTTTTCAGTAGAAGAAATGGGGGTTATTAGCAAAGCAGAGAAAATTTTCGAAAATGTCCTTGAAGAAATGCGGAAAAATGATTTCTATCGATTTTACTATGGGGACACTGTAATGACAGATAATGACCTTACAAATTTCATTGATAATTTTTATGAATTATTAAGCGGAAAAGACATTTTTCTTGATGACTAAAGTTAGGGCAGTTTTCTGCCCTTTTTTGAGTTAGACGAAATTCGTCTAATTTATCTTTTTGAAAAATTTTTCTTGACTTTTTCAGAAAATCTGATATAATAGAGAATGTAAGGAAAACGATGGTAAGTCCTTATAATAATTTTGAATGGAGAATTGAAAAATGAATATTTGTATTTTCGACACGGAAACGACTTCTCTTGAAAAGCCTTTTTGCTATAATATCGGCTATGTGGTGGCCGATAGCGAAACGGGGGCGATTCTGGTAAAGCGTGAATTTGTTGTGGAGCAAGTATGGCACAATACCATGGTTTTTTCGTCTGCCTATTATGCCAATAAGCGCCCTTTGTATGTAAAGGCCATGCGCTCCCGTGTAATTTCTATGGACAAGTTTGGATATATTACCCAAACAATGGCGCGAGACTTCAAAGCATTTAATGTCGAACGAGCATTCGCATACAATTCTTCTTTTGATGAAAAAGTGTTCAATTTCAATTGTGATTGGTTCAAGTGTATCAACCCCTTTGATACTATTCCTATTTCCGATATTCGGGGCTTTGTTCATCATTTCATGATGGATGAAAAATTTTTCAAGTGGGCAGAGGAAAACAACGCTTTTACCGAAAGCGGGAACTATTCCACCACCGCCGAAACCATTACACAATATATTAGAAATAATCCCGACTTTTCCGAAGATCATACCGCCCTTTCTGATACATTGATTGAAACCGAAATTCTGTTTCATTGTTTGGGGCAGGGCGCGGACATTAATGGAGATTATATGGCGCGCCGGTCTATTCCTCGCAAAGTTAAAAGAATTTTTACGATTGAAACCAAAGACGGGACTTTTACCATTGAGGGCGAAAGCGCAACTTACTACAAAACAAAAAATACTTTTAAAATTCGTTGAATTTAGAGGACTTCACCACTTTAGAGTGGTGAAGTTTTTTCAAGGGGAAATTTAGACGAATATCGTCTAAATTTTATTTTTGTCAAATTTTCTACGAAAAAATTTTTCACTTCATCACACTAAATCGTTAAAGTAAAATTTCCCACTCCCAAATCTTATTCGGCGCCGACCACTGTCAAATTCTACCCCTTGTCAAATTTTAAGCGCGCAAATAAGCTACGACCTATAAGCTACAAATAAGCTAGGAAGTTTCAAATTTTTAGAAAAGAAAAGCTGGGATTCCACTTTTTAAAAAAACGCATTTTTACGGACCTATTTTTAGGCGACTTCGAAAATTGAAATTTTCCCAATTCTACGCTATAATATATATAGAAAGTCAAGGAAGACTAAAAAAATAAAACGCTCCTAAGCTGGGAATAAGCTCCAAAAGAAAACAGCTACGGCACATCAAGCCATCTGTCAAATTTTAGGCTGTAAATTCTTTTATCTTTATAAAGCCAAAAGGAGCAGAAAGAGGTATTTTATGACTATTCGTGAGTTCTATACTGCTATTTCCAATGGTGAGATGAATGATGAGCTGATGGCTAAGGCCACTGAGCTTATCGAGAAGATGGATGAGGCAAATGCGAAGCGGGCCAAGAAGGTTCTGGAGAAGAAGCAGGCTTCTGAGGACGAAAAGGCTCCCATCCGTAAGGCTCTGCTGGATGTGATGGGTGATGAGGCTATGACTGCTTCTCAGCTCATTGAGGCGTCTGGCCTTACCGATGAGGTAAAGGTCGCTTCTGTTCCCTCTCTGTTGAAGCCTTTTGTACTGGACGGCACTGTGGAGAAGGTCGATGTAAAAGTCGAGGGCAAGAAGAGCGCTCAGCGCGGCTACGTTAAGGCCCACTAAGAAAAGAGGAGTAGGATTTATTCCTACTCCTTTTATTTTTTTATTTTTTGAAAATTTGACAACGCTCCAAAAATTTGGTAGAATAGAATCAAAGAAAAATTTGACTTCGCGCTAATTACGCTCTATAAGTACACATTATAAGTACACATAAAGTATACTTATTATAAGTATACATTTTATTATTTATTATATTTATAAAATTTGCTTACTAATAAAATTTGCGCCAGACACCCTACTGAGTTCTAATAACTTTCAATGACCCTTAGCTATCTTCCCATCGACCTAATTGTCGCCCTTGGACGTCCCTTAACAGTACCATTTTTACGCCCTTAGTCTTTCCGTATAACTACGAAAACTAATACGCTCTATAAGTACGCCTTTTTGTTTACTTAATAAGTACGCCTTTTATTTACTCCCTCTATCCTTACTCCCTCTTTTCTCCTCTTTTACTTATACGCTCTATTCGTACTTATATTCGTACTTATATTTGTACGCCTCTATTTTTACCCCTTTTTTCCTACCCCTTCTACTCTCCCCTCTATATGTACACATAATATGT